ACCCCCCGAACATTCATGATGTTCGCTACGAGACGCACGCCACTTCGGTGCCCGCCGAGGCGTGCGTCTCGTCCTTTTTAGGGGCTACAAAACAGCGAAGCCGCCCCGAAGGGCGGCCCCACGCACGCGCTCGATTACTCAGCGACCGTAGTTCCCGGTCTCCAGAGCAGCCTGCGCAGCTTCTTCCGTCTTGTAGTACCCCGATTCTCGGGAGTACGGACCACAGTCACAGCGCGTACCGATGTAGTACCCGCCGCCCGAGTGGTGGACCTCCAGCACAAGGTGCACGTCGCAATCCTCGCACACTCGGGGTGCTCCCGACGCGAGGGTCTCACCGTGCATCATCGGTGACCTCCTCCGACTCTTCCTTCATCCCCGTGTAGAGGATGAGTTGTCCGTCGTTGTCGAAACCCCAGTCCCAGCCGTGCATGCTGGCCAGGGCCTTGAGCTGCTCGACGTTTTCGGGGAGCACGAAGGCCCGCTTGATGTTCTCGCCGACGCAGGGGTTGTACCCCTCGCCGTCGCTCTCGACCAAGACGGCCTCACTGGCGAGCGTGTACGTCGGGTCGTTTTGGCTGTCACTGAATGCGATGTAGAGGGGCATGATTTACCTCGGCCAGATGTACGGAACGTCGGATGGAACGGTCGGGAAGAACTGCCGGTAGTGCTCTGGCAGCTTCCGAACCAAGTTGGATTGGTGCGCCAGATGAAAGGCGGAGTCGCCTAGCCAATCCGGCTTTTGCGTGCAGGAGAAGCGCGCCGCCTCGACACGAATCTTGTCGAGGCAGCTGTCCTTGTAGCCCCGAGCTACCCACTCACGGCACACGGCGATGCCGTACTCCGCGAGCTGAAACTCGAAACCCCGCCACATGCGTGAAGCGGGGTGATTGAGCCACTGGCCTCGGAGAAGCTGCAGGACTTCAACCCGCTGCTTCCCGAGGCGTTGTCGGTCGAGAACTTTCGCCGACGTGGCGAAGTCCTCGTAGGGGAGAAACGTATTTATTCGGCCCCCATGAGCGCCGCGTAGTCGAACTGAGTTCCCAGCGCATCCTTGATTGAGATGTCTGGGCCTTCGTGACCGAGAGCGACGCTGTTGTAGATGAAGACGTAACGCGGCACGGTCAGCTTCTGCGCCACGAAGTCACGACCTTTCGGCGTAATCTTGTAGAGCCCCGAACGTGCCGAGTCGTCTTCGCGTGCCTCTGACTTGGGTTGAATGAGTTCCCAGTAAACGAGCTTCGCCCAGTCGCCACCGCGCACGACCGCAGACCGAGCGACCGCAGACCAAGTGCGCGAGGACAGGTAGGAGGGAACGTGAAGCCACTCTTCCGTGGGCTTATCGCGGAAATACTGGTCGATGCAGCAGAGAGCTACCGCCATGCTGGCGGTCATGGGTCGCCGGTAGGTCTTCGCGAACTGTCCGCAGCACGGGCACTTGACGCCCGTGCTGCGATGCCGCCGAACCCACTCTCGCGCCTCAAGCAAGCTCCGCCACAGCTCGGGCGGCCTCTCACTCACGGCGTCTGCGCGCCCTGCGCGAGAAACTGCCGACGCAGTTCGATGTACTGCAGCAGTTTCTCGCGCGTCCAGCTAGGGTCCACCCACTCCTCACGAACCACGATGTCGTCCCCCGTGACTTCGAAGAATAGTTCAATCGCTTGTCTGTACTCTTGTCGTTCGAGTGAATCGAGGATGTCTTGCGGTACGAGCGTGTTGGCGTATCCGGCATCGACTGCGTAGTCGACACGCTCGAAGCGCGCCAGGATATAGAGGCCCGCTCTAATGAGAGCGTCCCTCTCGGTCGGGTAAGCCGAGTAGGTCCTCACATCCTCGCCGGACACCTCGAAGATCCAGATTACCGGCGCCGCCTCTTCCGAGCTTCCGGCTCCATCTTCAGCGACCGCTCCTCCTCCTTCGAGAGGCGGAACGTGATGCTCTCCGTCTCCGGATGAAGCACCAGCCACTGATACGCGAGCACCTGCAGCTGGTACGAGAGAATCGCTTCCTGGTCCACGAGGCGAGCTTACCACCTTATCCGGATTATCCTCGATGTAGGCTTCCGCACGCAGCGAATGGCTGTTCAGGTCGGCGCTGCTCACGATCTTGATTTTCATATCGGTCTCCAGTGCGGCTGCAATCCGCTCCAGTGCTCGGGCGATTCGAGGAACCGTCCCGTCGAAGAACTGCTTCCCAGCTATCGTCTGGAAAAAAGCGATGCTCATGGCCGGAACTCCTCCCGCTGAAGGCGGAGCCATTCCGTGTCGCTCATGAACTTGGCGCCTTTTGCCGTAACGAACACTGCGCCTCCTCCGAACTCCCCGACACGAGGGGACGAACACGTCGCCGCCCAGGAGAGCTGGAAGAAGTTGTCGGGCCGAAACTTGGCGAGGAACTCCTGCACAACGACGGCTATGTCGTCGATGCTTCCGTCCTCTTCGGAAACAATGAAGAACATGCGCCCTTCACCCTTGCCCCCGAAGTGCCAGTCGAACATCGGAAAGTTGTCTTCGTACGCCACGTGGTGGCTGTACTGCTCCAGGAGCTTCTTTCGAACTTCCGAAGTTTCCTCCCCCGGCTCGGGCACGGTGCAGGCTTCCTTCAGCCAAGTCTCTTCTTCTGGGGTGACGCCGTCGATGACTTGTGAGAACAGAGTGTAGTTGTTGGCCATGGCTTTGGTGGTGAAGAGTTAACGAATGGCTTGTTCGTGACAGGGTGCGTGCCACATCTCTCCGCGACTCCACGTCGCAAAAGAGCCGCGGCGAAGACGTTGCCCACAGCCCGCACACCAGGCCGGCAGGACAACTGGGATATGTTTCGCCTCCGGGTCCTTCTTCCGCTTTGGAGCGGAGTTGTGGACTCGGGGTTGTGGAGGCGGGGGCCGTACCTGCGCCTTGACGTAGTCACTCGGCGCACGCGGTTGGTAGGACGAGAACAACTCGTCCAGGTAGTCGTCCATCATCGCCCCGGCGTCCACCCAAGTGCGGGAAGGGGCGGATGATTCGAGGAGACCTTGTTCGTGAATGAGGCGACACGCCTGCATCGCTGCGACGTGTGCCTCATTCGGGTTGGTCGACGGGTCAGCCGCAAGAGCAGCGAGATCCCGCGCCCTCTTGCGGCTATCTCGGCTCACTGGAAGTACTGCCTCGCCCGTCGAATGCAGTCTTTCACCGAGCGCAGCGCTGCGCTGAAATCGCACTTCGAGACGGGATGGACCAGCTCGTGCAGTGCGATCTCCGCCTCAAGCTGGTCCGAGGCCGTGTTGAGTTCGAGCAGGCTGTACTGCTTCACCGTCTTCTCGAACTGGTCGTCCGGCTGCCCGTCCGCGACGAACTGGAGCAGCACCTCCGTGATTTCTCGGCTCTTCGCGTCGAGAACGAGCGGACCCTGCTCCTGTGCCTGAGAGAGTGCCTCAATCGTCAACGGGTCCGCCGACAAGCCCGCCTGCTTGGTCTCAGACCGTCGACGCCCGATGATGAGCACCTCGTTTTGCGCGTTGAATAACTCCAGGGTGTACGCCCCGGAGAGTTCGTTGAGCTTCTCTTCGAGTGCCGCCGCGTAGGCTTCGACCGACCGGTCGCGGCGGGGCACACCCACAACACGAAACTTCTTCATGTTCTTTCCACGCCAAAAGTGGCGCTCCACTCGCCTTATTCCGCAATGCGCGTGGGTTTTTCAGAAATCGCTGCCGTCGTCGAACTCGTCGAAGTGGATAAGGCCGCCGGGAAGGGCGTACACATCATCGTCCCCCGCAGAGAAGACATCACGGCGACGATACTCGGCGGGGCGACCAACACTCATCACATTCTTCGGCGTAAGTCGACGAACGTGACGGCGTACAGTCTCGGGGTCGAGGTCGAGGCTCTCGCAGATGGAGAGAAAGCTCATCATGTGCTTTCCCTCCTGCTCGCGCTCATTCCACTCGGGAGAGCCGGGTGCCTCCACGAAGAGCCACACGTATGCCTGCTCCGCCAGTGTGCGCTGAACTAGCCGCGTGCTCGTCCGGTACAAAACCCAGTCGTACGCGGCTCGGCGTACGACTTCGAGAAGCAAGGTCTTGCAGCCGTTGATTTCCTGGAGCGCGGTCTCCTCATCCCACACGTCGTCTCGCCGCGTATTGGCGACCGCGAGCTGCGCCCTCAGAACCGTGACGCTACCCGGCACGTGAATCTCTCGCGTTATGGGAGGTGGCGGCGGAGGAACCAGGCGGAGTCGTGCTGCCCGGGCTGCACGTCGTAGAATCAAGGGCAGCACCCATCCAAGCATTACGGGCGAACAGTCACTACAAGCGGCTGTCCCTGAATCCCAGCATCCGGGATGTGGACGATGCTCTGGTCGGTGCGGGTGACCTGAAGCGCGGCGGTTCCGGGTGCTACGCCGATGAGGGTCAGGGCCACAGGGGAACACGTATAGCTCAACACATCGGGGTTGCTGCTGGCGTACATGACGTCCCCCCGACCCGTGCCGAGATTCTGCCCGTCGCTCGCCAAAACCTGTACCGCAACCGTAAGTTCTTGACCAACACGAATCGTGTACGGACCCGGCGGATTCAGAACGATTTTCTCTACGACAGGGAAGATGAGGTCGGCCAGGTTCACGTTCGGCGCGTCCGGCACGCTGATGGTCCGAAGCACGTCCTCCTCACCCTGAATCGTCACGCTGTACTGGCCGTTTCGGATGAGGTTGACCTGGGCGTAGCCCTTCTCGTCCGTACGGATGATGACGCGCTCTTTGAGCACCGCCGCCCCGTCGAGCCACACCGGGTTGAACTGGGCGATGAAGTGAATGTCGACGTTTGACTGCGGAGCGCCCGTGATGTCCCGGAAGTAGCCGTACGCCGTACAGAGCCGCGCATCGAGTGGCGTAGGCGGCACCAACACCTCCGCTTTCACATCAAAGACGTTGCTCTGTCCCGGCGGAAGCGGCGCAGGCAGCACCGTGAAGAACTGGGGATTCGTGAACCCCACCTGAAACTTGTAGAAGCGCGTCTGGTAGGTGATTCCCGACTGAAGCAGAAACCCTACATGCCCATCGGCGTCCGTCGTGCTCTGCGCGTAGACCAGTCGGCCATCTTGCGAGAACACCTTGACGACCACCCCGGCCAAGGGGCTTCGCGAAGGCGTCGTATCCTTGATGTAGAAGTCGACCGCCTCGTAGCTCACAGCGTCCTCCGCACAGCGTAGGGAATGTTGGGAATCTGTACGGTGAACAGCTCGTTCTGCCCGTTACCGGCCGTCAGCAGATTCAGCGTCTGCACCGCCGGGTCGGTCGGAATCTCAATCTCCCGGGCCAGCGTCGTACCGCCCACCGCAACGGTCACCAGAGCACCACGGGCCAGCAACAACTCAACTCGACCCGCGGCATCCGTGAGAAGGTGCTGCGTTCCTCCCACAACAACACGACCTCCGACCTGGAGCCCGTTGAAGTTGTTGTAGATGAGCACCTCCTGGTTCTCGATGGGCGCCCCTGTCACATCGACGAGGTTCACATAGCCAAGAACCAGGCTCGACATATCGAGACCCGCATTCTGTGTGCCCTGGAAAGGCGCAGAGAACTGGCTCACCGTGCGGTTGAAGCTGTCGTAGAACCGCGCCTTATAGAAATACGCGGGAGACCCGTTGGGGTCGATGACGCTGTACTGGGGCACACCCCGACGCAGAACAACCCGAGCGTCTCTTCCAAAGGCTAAAGAACCGGGTTCGGTCGTCGCGAAGCCGAGAAGCGGAGCCGCGTCACCGCCCACACAGCGAAGCGAGGCTTTGAGACCCGGCTCCACCGTCTGAACGATGAGAACTGCGTTGCTAACAAAAGCGGTCAGGAGCCCGTTGCTGCCGGCCTGTATCTGGGCCGCAGCTGCGCCAAAGCTAACGGGGTCCGGCCCCGCGAACGTGATGTTCACGGGGATGTACTCGTTGATGAGGAACTGAATCGTCTTGTCTGCGAGTGGGATGCTCGGCCCCGTTTGAGGCGGAGCCGGCGGGTCATCCGGAGTGTTCAGCGGAAGACGCGCCGGCAGCCACGCGTCATCATGCAATGCTTCGTACGGCCCCATGTCCGTGCCGCGGGAACGCCAGACCTCAAAACGGTCGAAGTACCCTTCCCAGGCTCCCGGCTCGAAAAAGAAGTCGAGCTGGAAACGCTCCTGAGTAGCCGCAGTAGGGGCCGCACGAAGAATACGCATGATTACTAACCCTCGACGATGGTGCCGTCCGGCTTCACAGTCGTCCGGCTGATGTCGACGCCGTACTTCTCACTCAGCTCGGCGCGCTTCTTCTCCATCTCTTGCTGAAGAAGGCGCATGCCATCGACGACCTGCGCCTTGGCGGCGTCGAGCTGCTGGACCTGAAGCTGCCCGTTCTGCAACTTCAGATAGATGTTCTCGATGCTCAGGCGCTCTTCTTCGGTGAGCTTCTTCTCGCTCATGTTCTCTCCATTCTCACGGGCCTACAAGGAATGAGTCAATCTCTGAGACCACAAGGTCCGACGCGGCGTCTACGCCTTTCTGCGCGAGCCGGTCAGACCCTGTGCGTCCCTGGAGAATCTTTTTCAACGAAGCCACCTGATTATTCAGGGTCTTCGTTCTGCTGTCGGCCCACTCCTGCACCGCAGAGGAGAGCGTCTCTAGTCGTTGAACGCGTTCTTCCATGGCGCAGGCAGTGTACCGCACTTCTACTCTTGAACCACGACTGGTGAAAAGACCTCTTCAGGCTTTTTCCAGTGCCTCCATGAGCAGCTTCCCGGCCTCACGTTGCAGGTCGAGCCGGCGGTCCGGGTCTTCGGCCTGCTTGGCGAGGTGGCCGAGCGCACCAGCGGCCCAGTAGAGGTTGGGCATGCGCGACCCATCCGGGGCAAACGAGACCGGAGGCAGGTCGATGACCGTGTCCTCCTTCTGGTCGAGAACGCTCTGCAGCCACTTCGCATCCGTGTCCCCAACGGCGCTGCGGATGCGAGCGCGAAGCTGCGACCACGGAATCTGCTCATCGCGTGCCGCACGGATAGCCGTGAGCAGGCGCTCGATGTTGCTCTCCGCCAGGTACTGCCCCACATAGTCGCGAACCGCGCTTTGCTGCGCCGCGACTTCCTTTTGCGCTGTCTCGTTCGAGATTTCGAGGTCTTGGTCCTCGATGATGGAACCGATGTGCCGACCACGGATGGAATCCGGGTCGAGAACACTCGATGTGCCCGCCCCAATCCGCCACACGGACTGCAGCACCTGAAGCCGTCCGCTGCCGAAGTCCGAGTTCGACCACTCGACCCCGATGCAGATGTACTCACCCGGGAAGGCCTCGAACACGAGCGGAATGAAGCACTTCAGCGCGCTCCGAACGGCAGAAGACGTGGCTTCCACCGGCTGCGCCCCCGCCGCCTGGCATGCGTCGATGAACGAGCTGAGAAGGGGTGCGCTTGCCATGTGGCGGTTGAACCGCCGGCTGAGAAAGCCCCGGAGTTCGTTGCCGACGATGCGGTGAAGGAAGCGCGGCGGCTGACCGCTACGTTCCGCCCAGTTCGGCTGGTGGTACAGCTCGTTCAGATTGTGCGCGAGCAGCTCACGGGACCACGGCCCGCCCTCGGCCAATCGGTCGAGGTAAGCCATGGGGAACTTGATGCGCTCGTGCTTGCACAACTGGTTCAGCGCGTGCCGGTGCACACGCAGCGGAACGTCGTCGCCATACGCCAGCCGCACCGCGTTCTTGTCCGTCGGGTCGGCGATGAAACGCATCGCCTTCGGCGGGACGAGCTTGTCGATGATCACCGTGTTCATGACGCTGTTGAGGAGCGCCCGCTGCTGCGCCTCACCAAGAGAAAAGCGGTGCTCCATCTTGTGCTGCGCCACGGTGAAGGGGTCGAACATGTCGAGTTGCTGATTCATGTGAACTCCTGGAAATGAAAACGGGGCCGAGCGTTTGCTCGACCCCGTGGGTTGTTGGTCGGAGGAAGTAAGTTACTCGTCGAGACCCATGTGCTGCCGCAGCGTGTTACCCATCTGGGTTTTCATGCGGCTCACCTGGGACTGGCTCTTGTTCAGACGCTTGGCGAGGTCGCCGGTCGATTGAATCTGCGGATACCCGTTCGTGCCGAACGTGTAGTGGAAAAGGTCGTGCATGTGCGGCTGATTCGGGAAGATGGTCGGCAGGATGTGCTGCGCCACCGCAATCTGCTGCTCCTCGAAGCCGCGCCCGGTACGGTCGGCCCCGGCGGAGTAGTCGAACGCCTCCTCACCTGCCGACCGGCCCATCGGTACGTCCCGCTTGACCGACTTCAAGATGGTGTCGATGCGCCGAGGCGTCATCCCCAAGTGGTCACCAAGCTCATCCGTTGTCGGCGGACGGCCCAGTTCGTCGGTCAGCTGATTCTGCGCCCGCTGAATCTTGCCGATGTGCCCCGACTGGCCTTCGGGGATGTAGGCGAGATTCTGGTAGCGGTTGTTGTACCGCATCGCCTTCGGCAAGCGTGCCTCAACATGCGTGTTCAGTGCAGCACCCCGAGAGGGGTCGTACGTCTGAAGCGCCTTGATGAGATGCGTCTGCAACTCGGCGCGGAAGGCGCTCTCCGGAACTTGCGGCGCCTTCCACTTGCGAATCTTCTGCGCCACGACCGGCTCGTAGAGCTTCAGAAGTGGCTGAAGGTGTTCCGGCTGCTCGCCGTTACTCTTCCACTGGTGCCAGAGGTCGAGTTCTTGCTGCTTCCGCTTTGAAACCGAGGCGGCCTTCTCGGCCATGTACTCGTCAAAAGGATTCATGGTCCTCCGGTTTAGTGCGGACGCCGGAGGAACCGGCGTCAGCGAAATCCAATCACGCGCATGACCTGGTCGGTCAGCGTTTCATCAGCGTGCGCCACCTTGAGCGGCAGCCGACCGCGCTGGAGCATCGGAGAGTGCGGAGCGCCTTCGCGTGCATTCTCGAAATGCTCGCTCATCAGGGCCTGCTCCGCCGGAGACGACGTACGGGGGCTATCGAAAAGGCGCTCAAGCAGGTTTGCGCGCCCGTCCTTGGCCTCCCGCATCACGGCCGAGCTGTAGACATCCGGGTAATCGTTCACACCGCTGGGGCTGGGGTCACCCCACTTGGCGTCGAGCGTTCCCGGCCGACGACCTGCATGCGACGGCCAGAGGTTGTTGACACTGAGTTGCGTCGAATCCTCGTTGGTCTCCGCAGCATCGGCGACCTTACCCAGAAGTCCTTTTGCGCTCATGCACTGAGCGTAACGCCGCTGACGGTAGAAAGGAACTACCGTCGCAGCGCCTGACCTAGACGGCTGAGTGGCTCTCGATACCGCTCCAGCTCTTTCTCCGCCTGCGCTCGGGCGTCCTTCTCCCGCAGCAAAGTTCGCCGTTCTTCGGCCAGCGTCTCTTCGAGAGCGCGAATCTTGTCGCGCATGCTGCCCATGACCTCCATGTGGAAGTCGTCCACGGTAAAGACGCGAAAGCCTTCCGTGAACTTCGCTTCGACGGCGTTCCAGACCTCGATGTCGTGGACAACGCCCGTGACCTTCAACTCGACATAGAATGTCCGCGTCTTGGCCGGGAACGAAACAGAAGAGCCTTTCAGCCACAGTGTGACGCCGGGGACTTTTTCATCGTGCTCGTCACTCACTCTTCACCAACCTTTCAAAGAGAGTAGTCAGCGCATCGCGTGAGCTGCTGAACGCGAAAAACACGCCGAACAACAACTCACCCACACGACCGGGATTCGACGCGCCGCGGCGAACCTCGTCGATTAGTTGGACGTAAACGTCGGCAGCTCGCCGAAAACGCGGCAAGTCGTTGAGGTAGTGCAGGTCATCTGCACGACCCTTCGCCCCACCGGACAGGCGGTACTCTGTCGACGAGATGATTGTAGACTCTCGTAGCGCCTTCGCGCCCTCTTCGAGCTTGTCTAGCTGTGCTGCTGTCAGCGGACTAAAGTCTTTTGCCGGCGGACGTGGCAGACACAACGCTTCCAACAGACGGTGGGTAACCGTGTGTACCGACCACGACACACGGCGCGAGGTCAGTGCTTCTTCAGGCTGCCCTGCTTGCTGTCGCGCTTGGTCTACGCGTTCTCGAAATCGCGCATCCGCGGTATATCCCGCCCCCGACTTGTCAATTTCGTACACCACGTTGTACGCGGCGAGATACCCGCGAACTACGGGCTCTAGTTCTTCATCCGACACAAGCCTCCTGGAGAAGACAAACATCTCCTCCAGGTTCTTGTTCCGCGTAAGCCTTAGATTTTACCTTTGAACGCGCCTGGAATCCCGATGCCGAAGTGCTCTCCCTTCGGCTTGGCGATGTCCGCAATCGAAGGGCCGGGCGGAGCCGTTACCTTTGGCGCGCCAATGTGCTGTGTCTTGCTGAGTTGGCCACGCGGGGAAGAGACGTTTGCGTGTTTCTGAACTGCGCGGCTCAGGATTGGAGCACGAAACGCCGGTATGTCGCTCTGTTGCCGGTGCGCGCCGCCAAACTGGCCATTCCAAGAAACGGCGGGCGACACGTCAGCTTGCTTTCGTAGTTCTTCGACAAAGACCGCTAGTTGCTCCGTGGAGGTATCACGAAGTGCTTGCGCCTTCTTCTCTATCGCGCGCAGCTTCTCGTAGTACTGCGGGTCTTCGGTGAGGTGGTCCATGGCGATGGAACGAGCAAGCGCATGTCGGCTCGTGTGCTCGTGCTCGATCTTCTCACCCGCATTGAGTTTCTTGGCGGGGAAATCACTTTCGGTCTTGTGCGCCTTCGACGCCAGGCCGCCAGGGAGGGCGGTAATCCCTCCCGCATTTTTCTGCACGGCGGTATCCAGGCGCGGCTGGCGCCAACCCGGTAGGTCGCTCGCCATCATGAAGTTGCCGCGTGTTGGAGCACTCGCAGCTTCTTTCACTGCGAACGAGCCGGTTTTCTGAACCGGAGCGCGCAGTGAAGGCACACGCATCGGAGGCAAGTCGCTCGCCCCGCTCAGAATGACCGGATTGAGAGGCGTTGAGTACTGCGACGTGGTGAACGCCGTCTTCGTCAACGCGCCTAGCGAGGCAAAAAGCTCAGAGCGCATGGCTACTCCTGGAAAAAGCGCAGAAGCTCGTCCGAAAAACCGCCAAATTGCGCAGCTTCTTTCGACTTACCGAGAAGACTACGTCCCTTTGCGGCAAGACGCGCGGCGTCCTCCCGATTGTGCGGTGTGGGTTCGCCCCAAGCCTGCGCCGAGAGCGCAAGACGCGTCGGACGGCCCTTCTCGTCCTCCATCGGCCCGCGAGGGTTCGTGAAGAAGCGCGTGAGGAAGCTCCCCTTGCGCTTTGCTTTCTCGCCCGTTGGATTTTTCTCCTTCACGCCCGGCTTGAGGTGCGCACCCTCTTCACGAGCGAAGTGTGCCCGACCTGCCGCCGTCAACCCGCCGGTCGCCGCGTGCTGCTTGTCCGCGCCCACGGGGTTGCGCTCCAGCTCCGCAATCTTTTGAACTTCGTGTACGAAAGCCGCGTACGTCGCCGAAGAAATCTTGCTCTTGAGCGGCATCCCCTGAAGCGCTTCGTGCGAGCGGGGCTCGATGTAGGAGTGAACCTGAGACAGGTTCTCGTGCGCCGAGGTGATGTGGTCGCTCACCCAAGGCGGCAGGTGGTCGTTCGGGTGAATCGCCCGAAGCATGTCGCCGGACATGTCCATCAAGTGGTGAAGACGCGAAAGCGTCATCCCGCCTTCCGGTTGCGGCTCCGTCGCCGAAGGGTCGTGCTGAAACTCCAGGTGTTCGGCGGCGCTTTTAACGCGCGCGGCAGTAGTATTCGGCACGATTTCCTTACCCTTCCGGTCGCCTTCGACCTTCTTCTTGTCCGTAGCGAGTTGCTCTTTCTTCGTGAGCGACTCCCACTTGTCCTTGGGAAGATACCGGTGCGTCACGCCACCACGCTCCGCCTTTTCGGGCGTACCGGGGCGCGTCTGCCAGTCCTGCTTCGTCCATTTGGCGAGGCTGTTCTTGGACGCGGACGGCTTCTTGCCAACGTACTTACCGCCCTCGGACTTGTACTTCTGTACCGCGAGCTGCGCAGCGCGGGCCGACCATTTACCGCCCAACTGCGCCTTGGCCTCGCTCTTGGCCTTCGACCACAGCTCGGGATTCTTCTTCGTCGCGACATCGGGCCCTTCGGCGGAAGCCGTGACCAGCTTGCCGCCCAACGGAGCAAGGCGGTCGATTCCCTTTTCCAGCCCCTTTTTCGCTGCCAGGTACGCTGCCGAGATGCCCGGAACCGGCACGGCCGTCATCGGAATCATCTCGGGATTTTCAATCAGCGCATGCGCCCCGCTCTGGAGCGCGCCACGAATCTTCGGGTTGGCGACTCGTGAGAGAAGATTCGTCGCCTTTGCCTTGAGCGGCTCCTGAACGCGCTGAAACGCCCCCTCTACACCCTGTTGGAGAGCCGCAAGTTCCTCTGGCCCGCGCTCACGCATCAGAAGACGCGGCGTGTTGGGGATGTCTGTGGCGCCGAGGCGCACAAGACGCTCAAGAAGGGCCTGCTTGTCCATTACCAACCCTTCCCGCTTGAATCCTTAGGAGGTTCAGGAGTCGCGACTTCAGGTGTGGGATTTTTCTTCCAACCATCACCCTCCACCTTCGTCTCCAGTTGCGCAATCTGGCGGCGCATGCGCTTCAACTTTTCCGCGTCGCGTAGTTCGTTGTGCGCTCGCACATTTTCAAGCTCATTGAGCGCAATCATGCGGCGGTACTTATCCAAGTAACCCGTACCAAGAGCGCCAAGCGCATGTGCGCCCGCCGTAGCTGCAGCTAGTCCAAGCGCCCTTTTGTTTCCCAGCAAGAGCGACTCCGCCATTGGCATCGCGCTCACACCTGTCCGTAGTGCGATGGATTTGCCGATAGTCTTCCAGTCCAGATTTTCCGCACCTTCGCGGAGTGCATTTTCTTTGGCCGGGGTCTTGAGTGCTTGTCGGGCCAAATCACGCCCTTCTGCCATAAGGTTAGACTGTCGGCCCTTTGCTATAAGATGACCGATTGCACCACCGGCAAGCCCACTGACCGCCGCCGCCGCGGGGTGCACTTGTTGCATCAAACCGGCACCAATTGCCACGCCTGGAAGCGTGTAGGCCAGCTCTGCCGCAACGCGCGGTTTCCACGAAGAGGAAAGCTCCTTCGAGGCCTCCGTCGTAGCAATCGCAGCCTTTTTCTCTTGATTAGGCAACAGCGCACGGAACTGGTTAATGAGGTCTTCCTTGCTCTTCGACATTTGAGCGAGGTACTCATCAACCGACTTATCCGGCTCACGCCCGACGAGTTTGTTACCTAGCCTCGTAAGCGTCCCTTCCGGGCGAGAGGCCAAGTAGTTCTCAATCAACAACTTACGCTTTTCGGGCGGCAAGTCGGCATGGCTCATGTACCGCGCGCCACGCCCTTCCACCTGCTTGAGTTTCTCCGCATTCCAGTGCGGCTCCAGAATCTGCATGAGGCGCGTGCCCTTGAGGTCTAGGCCCTCTCCTCCAGCTGAAGACAAGAGCAAGGTACGCAGCTTCCCTGCATTGTAGTCTTTGACGAGCTGTTCCCGCTTCTTGGAGGGCATGCTCCCGGTGAACTCACCGTAGGGAATCTTCGCCTCGTCGAGCCGGCGCTTGTAGGGGTCAATCCCCGCCGGCAGGTAGTTAGAGTAGACGACGGCACGCGACGTAGGGTCCTGCGCCAGAGTCGCCTGAAGGCTCTCAAACGCCTTTTGAATCTTCGGGTCTTCGGCCTTCGTTCCCGCTGGCACAAACGGCGCCGTGGTATTCGTCGCCTGTCGCGCCGCGCCCAAAAACGCGTTCAACTGTTGTGACTCCTGCTTACTCGGCGGGAGTCCACGCTTGACCTTGGCGGCAACCCAGGCAGGGGCTTGCCCCATAAGCGTGTCGTACACCTTGAGCTGGTCCGGCGTCATCGGCACGCGCACATCTCGGCGCTCGACTTCGGGAAAGTTTTCCGTACTTCCGGGGTGGAAATCTACCCACTTCTTGAAAACGTCTCGAAGCTCAGGTGCGGTCTTTTGGTAGAGAACCGGAACTACACCCGGCTTGACCTTATTTTCATCGGAACGCACCAGGTTGGCGGCCCGCTGGAATAGACTCGGGTTTACCGCCTTCTCCGTGATGTATCGGCGCGTGAACTCGTCCTTGTCGTAGGGCAGGACTTTCGCGTCCGCGGCCAAGTCGATAAGCGGCGCGATGTCCGAAGGATGGTTGTAAAAAGGGCTGCCCGTAAGAAGAAGGCGCTTCTGACTGGTGTTTCCTTTGAGCGTCTGGAACGTCGCGGAACCCGGATCACGCGCACGGTGTGCTTCGTCCACAACCAAGAGGGGCGCCGTAGGAGAGACCCCTTTCGTCGCCATGTTCTGCATGGACATGAGCGACGCGGGAGGTGTCTTCCCCTTCAAATGCTTCGCTCGTTCTTTTTCGTAGTTTCCCAGAAGGGCCGCGGGCGCGATGACCTGCGACGGCTGACCCAGTGCATCCTGCGCGGCGATGCTGGTTAGCGTCTTTCCGGAACCAAGGCCGTGAACTACAAGAAGTCCAGGCTGATTCTCTTGCTGGATGCGGTCAACGACGCGTTGCTGGTGCGGCAGCAACGCCGTTGAGACTGCGGCAATTTTGCCTAGTTCATCCGTAAACCCGGCCAGCGACGCGCGCTTGCTGTCGGGGTTCGCCGTGTGTTCGTCGTCTTTAGGAGTGTCGTACTTGGCCTTTGCCGCACGACGCCCCTCTACGGTGCCGTAACTTTTTGGTGTCTTCCCGAGAGAGTGGCTCTGCTGCGTTGCGATAGCCCAAGCCTGGGACTCCGACATTTTCGGGTTACGCGCCATCAGATGCTGTGCACGGTCGTGAATCCACTTGGGCATGACACTACTCTTGCGGGTGTTGGCGCATGTAGTCGCGCAGGTTATTCATCTCGACGTGCCGGTCCAGTGCCGTGCGCGCGATAGGAATCACGCTTGCACCGAGCGCACCCTTCGTCGCCGATGCCGCAATCGTGCGAAGACGCCGTCCCGGCCCACCCAAAACCCGAGACGGGCCGCCCTCAACCAAATCGGCAACCCCGCCGATTATCGGAGACGCCACCGCGCCAATTGCGGCGTAGCGCCCCAACTGCCCGAGCGTCGGCTTGCTTTTCTCCAACGACTCTAGGCGGTCCAGGGACGACCTAGCCTCTTCGTGGGAAACAGCCCCAAGTTTCTGCAGTTCATCGAGACAGGCGCGTACGTCCACAACTCACCCCTTGTGCGTGAGGAGTTTATGAAGTTCGGGTGCAGCCAAAATACCAAGGCCGCCAACATCAAGCGCCGCGTGGGCACCCTCACCGAGCAGGCGTTTCTTTTCCCAACCGTGTGGGTCTTGGTCATGGCGAGAACGAAGTTTGGCCTGTAGCGTATCCAGCCCCGGAACCGCGAGGACACCAAGACCCGCCAACTCAACCGCGTGTTCTCCCTTGGGAGAGGTGAGAGCCTGGCGGACGTTTTGTAGAACACCCGCCTCCTTTGCCCGCGCCTTCACAGCCGGCACATCACTACGCGCCGCCAGCTCGGGAAACTTCTTCGCGACGTCCTTGTAGACCTCGCGCTTCTCCGCCGGAGAACCGAACTGTTTCACCCGTGCGAGCGCGTTCGCAGCGTGCGCCTTGTCGTGAATCGGATAGGCCGGCTTGCCCGTATCCGACTGCTTGGCGCTGAGTGCGAAGTTCTTCGCCTTGATGTGTTCACGTCCGGTTTCGGTGAGTTCAGCGGCGGTCTTTTCAGGGTCTTCCCCCTCAGACAGCCTCTTCTTCTTGTTATTGACCGAACGCGCAGCCGCGTACAAGAGCCCACCTGCCGTAGTAACGCCCGCTGTACCGCGGGCAGCGGTCACGGCGCTACGCTCCGCGGTGAGGTTTTTTTGTGTTTTATGTAGGGCCTCATTCATATGGCTGGCGGCCTCTATGACGCGGTTAAAATTCTTGGGGTCTTTCTGATACGCATTTTGCGCAGCGCGTGCCACGGCTTCATCTCGCGTCGTATTCAGATGTGTAAGGCGCTGTCCCAGATTCTTCGCGCGTTCGCCCGTAAAAAGCTGCTTTACCCGTCCCAGCCCCTTTTCCTTTGCGAACGAGACAGCGGCCGCGGACTTCTCCGGCTCAACCGCCTTGTTGCCGTAAGTACGTGCGTGCCCAGCACGAAAACTATCAACCACAGAACTATTCCGAATTTTATGCGCCAGGTTCTCAACCGCACGATGCCCGTGTCCGGCCACTTGTCCCACCTCTTCGGCCAAGTTGAACGGACGCGATTGCGACAGGCGTTCTTTCACTTTTTGGGCAAGAGGCGCGTGATTCTCATTTGCCTCGGCAATCTTGTTCAACTCGTCGAGAAACGACGCCTGCACGATTTCGTAATCCATCGCCCGCACTCCTTTCAGGGCTGCGCGTTCAAAAACGCCGCAACAGTATTCGCTACTTGAGAGTTGTAGGTCTGCCGAATCGACAAATCCTGCTCGATTTGAATGCCCCAAGAAGAGGCGCAACGGTTCGTGATGTTCGACGGAGAGTTTCCTTCGTACCCGCTCGCCGCCGACGCCAGGGCCACGGTCTTACCGGGCACGACGGGAATAAGCGCCGCTTGAAGCGCTGTTTTCACTGCGAGAGGTGCCGACCCACCAATCAAGATGCCAGACTGGGAGAAACCGTGAAAAGAAACGGCGTACTTCGCCTTTCCTCGTTCCACGTTCCAGTTGTGAAGTAGAGGCCAGGAGTTGATGTCGATGTCCGTGCTCGTGATGTGGTAGCGGTTGTACGCCCCACCACCAATTCGACGACCGACGCAGTACCAGTAGTTGCAGTTCAGCGCGAGGGCCGCCGTCAGCGCCTGCGTATCCACACCAACTTCAATCGCCCCGCCATGCGGAGCGATAATCATGTACTTGTTGGACTGCCCCTGGGTTGCGTACTCAATGATGTCGTCGTTCGGGTCTACCCCCGGCGCCGACAAACGGTTTGGTGCTGGGAATGTAATCGAGCCCGCCGCGGGGGCGGTCAGTGCAGCAAAACGCGACACCGCCGAGGCGTCGATGTAAAGCGAGTCATCCTTCGACGCCTCCGAGACGGTGAACAGAACGAAATCGGCGGGCGTCGTAGAGCCGCCCGTGTTTACACGGACTTGCTTGCCCAGCGCCGACGCGGGTCCTGCGCACCGTTCCTTCTTGCCGACAATCGTAGGGTACGTGCCGTTCGACACGCGGATTGTAGTTGCCACGCCCGCCATCTGCTCGCTCCTTCCACGTCCTCAGACTAGGTGTGCTCGGCGGGCGAGTTGAACGCCCCGATACCCGTCGACTGCTGCCCAAGCCCCGTCACCGTCGTTGCGTTGTCACGCTGGTCGTAGCGGTCAACGACGTTCGAGTCGTCCTTGCTCGGAACGTCTCCCTTGCGCCGGGGCTTCTTCGCCTCCTGATAGGCGAACGGCGACTCCCCCGTTGGGATGGGAGGAACGTCACCGTAGATGTAGCCGAGCTTCTGCCCGACCGCGATGTTGTCGACCGTGCGCGTCGGCACCTCACCGGGGCGCTTCGGGAGCTGCGCAGCACCTGGGTCATCTGAGCTATCGCCGCGGACGTTTTGAGGATTGCCCTGGCTGTCGGCCTGCTTCCAAAGCGTGCCGTCCTTCTCCTTACGAAGAAGCGTGTCGACGCTCATCGGACGAATCCCCGAACGCGCCTTCGGGATGTTCATCGCTCCGTGAGAGGCCGCGATCTTCGTCAGCTCATCGACAAAGCTCGCAAACATCAGAGACTGTTTCATCGGACGCTCCCGACAGTTTTGGTCATGGATGACCGCTGCAAGTCTACAGGGCGCGTGTTCCCCACAAAACGATTCTTGGCAAACGGAACCGAGGGGTACGCATTCGCCACAAGCTGAGAGCAGAAGAAACGGTCGACGTCCTGACGCTTGTTCTCGTGCTTTTCGTTCCAAACAGGAAGAGCTTGTCGTGCGACTCCCAAGTAGTCGTACTCTTTACCCACTTGGCTCTTTGCGTACTGCACGGCGTCTTTACGCGCCGCATCGGGCGCTTTGACACGCAGCGCCTTGAACCGGTACTCCGCGCCAAAGTCCTCTAGGGGCTTCCGCGTGACACCTGTCTCGGGATGGATGTCGACCACCTGCCCATCGCCGACATAAAGCGCCGCGTGGTAGTTTTTTGTCCCACCTTGGAACACAGAAAGGGCACGCCCCAGTACCGATGGGTCGCGCCGTCCCCCAACAAGAATGTCCCCCGGCTCTAGTTTCGACTGTAGGCGGGGTAGGCCGCGTGGGGCAGTCGCTGCCGCGGCAATTTTCGCGAGTTCATCCGAAAAAGCCGCGAGGGTGTCCGAATGGAGGCGCACCGTCCTTTTTTATCAGACGAAACGCCTCGTCGGAAGCCGGGTCAGCCCAAGATGGCGCGAGCGAACTGAAGAGCGGCGACGTATTCCTGCACCGCGAGCTGCTTACGCTTCCGCACGTCACCCTTCTGGGCCGCCGTGCTGCCTCGTTGAAGTCCGATAACCGATTCGATGTCGTTGGTGACGAGGCCGAACAGGTCGTCGTAGGGACCGAAGGCGCGTGAGTGGAAACCCTCCACGCCTTGCAGGACTTCCTTGCCGTCAGACGAGAAGACCAGGTCACCCGACCCGAACATGTCGAAGATGTTCGCCACGGGACGCCACGTGTACGACCGGATGAACTCGTCCACATCAAGACCCTGCTGCTTGATGTACGAGTACGTCTGCACCAAGAAGGCAACCGCCGCTTGGATGCTGGAGTTCTTGTCGAGCGCCAGAAGCCCCGGTGAAATTGCCCGAGGGTCGTCGGCACTGGTGGCCTTTGCCGCGTCGGCAAGAGCCTTCTCGGCCAACTCCAGGGGAGTGCCCACCGAAGCGGTGTCGCCAATCTCTACTTGCTGCTCGTCGGTGATGGCGCCCGTGCGGAAGAACTTTTGGTAGGCCTTGCCGATGAGCGCGGGATGCCAGATGTCTCCGTACCAGCCTGGGCGGATGTATTCCTCGGCCGGAAGGTCGACAACTTCCTGACGATACCTCGGAACTGTCTCCGTCACCTTGTAGGCGCGGAAGCGCACTAGCGTGTCGGAGGACCCGATGAGCGACACCACATCTTGCCCGTAGTCGCTCGCCGGAAGCGTGAGACCAATGGGCACGTTGACGCGGGCGTTGTTAGTTCCGGCCTGTGTCGGTCCTTGGTACACCGGCAGCTTCTGGCCGGTTTTGATGTCCTGCGCCTGATACGCCTGCGTCACATCCTCAACCGCCGTAATCTCACCCTGGTTCGGGCCAAGCGCGGGAATCGTCGGGGGAAAGACAGCGGCCACAACCGTCTGGCGCACGGCGTCCGAGCCAAGACGCCGCTGCACCGTTTGGTCCGCGCGAATAACGCCAAGGAACTCCGTGCTCTCATCCGGCTGCCGGGCGTACGTTCCGTTGACCTGAGTCATACCCTGGTGCTGGTCAACGACATGAACCACTTCCGTGAGGTTGCACAGGAAGTGCGTACCCAGGAGCTTGTTCATGTCCGGAGTCGTGACGCCACCGTTCTGGGCGATGAGCTGCTGACGAAGCTCAAGCTGCGCGGGGTTCACATACTTGTCGATGACCAAGGCAGGGAATCCCGAAGCCAAGAACGGATTGAACTTCCCTGCGATTTGAAGCTGCCGCGCCGCGAAACGATACTTGAAGTAGAGGAAGTTCGCCGAACGCTGGGCGAGGCCAATCTTCGGCTGTTTGCCGTTTACCGCACCCGACCGCGCAGCAAAGATGTTCAGCTCGCCCATCTTCTCGAAGACCGGCAAGATGCCGGTGAAGAGTTCGTGGTCGAGAATGTCGTTGCTCAAAATCGCTTGGAGGTCACGCTGCCCCTTCTTGAGCGTGAAGCCCTTTGGAGCAAAGTAAAACTGGTCGAAGAGTTCGTCCTCTCCGAAGAACTCGTCGTTGGTCTTGAGTAGAAGCCGCGTCGGCTCCTTCAAGAACTCCCGCTGGTAGGTCAGGGAGTGGTAGTGCTCCGGGAAGATGACGTTGCAGCGTGGAGGAGCGCTGAACCAAACGTCGGGTCGGAAGATGTGCTGGTTCAGGCGCGCAGGAACCACTGTCGTCGTGCCCGACACCACTTCGAACTCTGCCGCCCGCTGAAGCTGGGCCCGAGCTTCTTCCAGCGGCGCCGTGATGTTCTTCACAATCTGCTTGTTCGCTCCCGGCTTCCAGGCCTTGAGCTTGGCCTGCGCCTGCGAAAGAGAACGCAGTGCGCTGGAGTAGAACGACCGCGCGCCCGCCATCGTCTTGTCCGTGATTTTACTAACGGTCTGGCGACAGAGAGTGCACATCTGCGCCAACGAAGCGAGCACGCTGAAGCGCGCATCCGCCGACGAGCCAAAATCCTGCTGAATCGCAAGCTGAAGAACGGCCTCGACTTGGTCAATCGACTGAAGAAGGCCATCGGCAGTTGTTGCGATGAAAGCGTTGTTGGGGTCTTTGCGGACACTTTTGCGAGTCCGTCCCCCGGGGTCACCAGTCGAACTCGGGAAGTAGCACGGAGCGCACTGTGCGTACGTCTCGTGAAAAATGATGCCCGACAAGGCGCTGATGGCCTGCCGGATGGATACCTGCTGCCCGAGACCGTTGAGGGTACGCCCCAGAAGAGAATCGTACCCTGCGTTAATGAGGCGACTCGACGTAGGGTCGTCCTCATACGCCGTAATCATCTGCGTAATGTGCAGGCGTAGCTCGGCGATGGAGAAGAAAATGTTCTGACCCGCAAACTTCTTGTCCTGATAGTAGCAGCCCCCAATCGCCTCCAGCAGATGGACGATACCGCCCAGTAGTCCCTTGAGTTTCGGGTACTGAACGCTCGGCGTCTGGATGATGCGCAGAATGACGCTTCCTTCCTCCTCCAAGAAGTCCGTGAAGAGGTTGGTCGCGCCACCGCTAAATATAGCTTTGTAGCCCGGCCCAAAAAGGTCGGTGTTGTTCCACTGGTAGGCGTAGTCCCAGTAGTTACTCCAGTCCTGGCACTGAAGAACCAGGGAACGGCTGTCCTGGTTCTTCGTCCACTGGAATCCGATGATTTCACCGCCAAAGAGCAGCTTGTAGCGGGACAAGTCCGTGTCGTGCGCGTCGCCGACAAACGACTTGGGAATCAAAACATCGCCACCCGGCCCTTCGACGTCTTCATACTCGGTCGGGCTGCGTAGGTTTTTCGTGGTCGCGAACGGCGCCTGCGCCTCGTAGAAATCGAGGAAGAACAGGTGCACCAAGGACCGAGGAAGAATCTGTGTCCCCTCGGCCAGCGGTGGAATCTGAATGCTGCAGGCTGCAGGTGCGTTTGGTGCTGTTTGCACCTGCGCCGCGATGACAGGAACCTCGACGCCCTCGACGAAAAGGCGCAACCGCAGCCGCTGTCCGTAGCCTGCCATTACGCGAAGATGCCCGTATTTTTCGAAGAAGTCGAGGTGCCGTTCGGCCCGAAAGACCAGCTGTTCTTCGAGCTACCGGACGGGTCATACGCGCCCGGAACCGCCGCCGTAGAGAATGCACTCGGCGCACCCCCGACGTTCACCGACGACCCACTTCCCGACAACCCGTTCCCGTAGCCGTTTCCAGCGTTCGAACCCGAACCGAAGGCAGGCCCCCCGGTGGACGGTGTGAGGCTGCCTCCGTTACCCGCAACGCCTCCAGGAATTCCGCCGCCAATACCCGTTCCTTGAGAGACGCCGCCCTGTACCGGGACGCCGTTGCCGTAAACCGCCTTGGTGCTGGTCGACGTGCCCGTACCCGCAGATGCAGAAGCACCGGCAGAAGCCTTCAAGCTGGCCGAAGCAGTATACGCCCCCGTAAATCCGAGACCCCCTCCGATACCGGTAGGACCCGACGAAGCCGTGGGTTTCGGGCCGAAACTTGGGGTGGGCGTTGCGCTCGACCCAAAGCCAGAAAGCCCGCCAGGACGACCGGCGGACCCGAAGTTCGGTCCCAGCCCTAGACCATTAAGTGCTTGCGGGCTATTGGCGTCACCGCCAAAGCGGCCCACCTGGTCCGCCACCACCGTTTGCAAGTCGCCAGCTTCAGGCTTGCCATCTTCGTCTTGCGTCGGGTCACCGTCGGGGACGACGACATGCGGCGGAGCGGTGAACTCATCCGTGTTGTCCGCGATGAGGCTGCGCAGAGGACGCGTGCGTCCTTCACTCTGCGCAATCTTCAGGGCCTGCCGCGCGTTCGACAGAATCGCGTCGACATCGGGCGTACCCGTCGCGTCCAGGCCCGAACGCAACGCGTCGGACAGGTTCTGCGCGCCACCAAAGCCGCTGCTCTGCTGCGCCGCACCGATGGTCGCTTGGTTAATGGTCGCATCGAGAAGCGCTGCATCCGACGCAGCCGTAATCGCAGCGTTCCCCACCGTAGTCACGTCGGCTGACGTCAGGCTAACGGAAGGTGGGAGATTCACGCTGGAACGCACCGGAAAGTGCGGGTCACCAACGAACGAGACATTGGAATAGTTGGTGAGGTAGAGGCGAAAGGTGAGCTGAATCAGAAACGGGGTATCGGCTGAGTTTCGTGCCTGCGCATTCAGCATGTACCCCTCGACGATGTTGTCGTCGTAGAAAAGATAGGTGCGTGCGCCTTCTTCAACCAGCCGCGTGCCGCGTAGGTGGGCATCGTAGTTTGCCCAGAACTCTGCCTGCCAGTTGAAGTCGTTTGAACTAATCAGCAGGGCCACCACATCGAGAAAACGCGGACTCTCGCCGAAGAAGAAGATGTAGGGCTCGCCGAACGTGTCAACGATTTGATGCTTCTCCATGCGGGCTTCTTGAACTGACTGAATCAAGAAGTTCGTGTAGCTCGTCGAAGTTCCCGTCGAAGAGCCCGAGTCCAGGAGAGGAATCTCCGAGCCATCGGCGCGGATGACCTTGAGGATGGCGTACGTGTCCTCCTTGATTTCAAGGCCCCGCATCGGCCGCCGTGCGCTGTCTGTGCCGGCACGACGGACCTTTTGAGCAGCGCTACGCCGCTTCGCAAACTCTTTCGCGAATGCTTCCGTGGTCAGCTCGATGAAGACGGGCATGCGGACGGCCTCCACCGCGCATCATACCCGGTCCCTGCGCAAAACTCACGGGGTACGCAGAATAAGAAGAATGATGGACAACAACACAGTAACCGTAACGAGGGCCGAACTCCAAACGCTTCGCTTCACGGCCGGAATTGCCTTCATCGGGGGTCTCGCGACCCTCGTGATGATGGTATTCGGCGGGCGTAAGCGCTGAAAAGAGCGCCCGAAGGGCGCTCGAAGCGCCATCAGGCGCTTTTCTTAGCCTCTCAAATCACGACGTTCGACTTGATGAGGTAATCGCGCACCGTGCGGTCGGGCGTAACCCCTGCAAACGGCTCACCCTGCTGAATGGCGAACGCCTCGGCTTTCACCAAAACAAGATACGGGTCTTCCACCGCGATCTTGTCGCGAATCTTCAGCTGGTAAAGACGCCCGAACTTGCGAACGGCAACCGTCGTTTCCTGACGGCAAGGAGAGCAGCCCGGAGGCACGCCGAAAGGAAGCGTGCCGGTGAAAAGAAGGGACTTCATGGCTAGGGCTTGAAGAGCGTAACTTGAAGAGGTTTGTTGAGGGAGCCGTTCAGCACATCAAGTTTTCCGCCGAGCAGATTTGCCGTCTTCTCGTTCGCCTCCTTGATGGCTTTCGCCACCGGATTGTTTGCTTCCTCTTTCTTCTCCTTGTCCTGCTTCGACTTGGACTCTGCCGTCTCAGAAACGCGACGAATAGCTTCCGAAAGGTCGGCTTGCTTGCCCGACTTCGCCGCCTTCACAATCTCGTCGCTCATCCCCTTATCGGTGATGCCCTTCTGCGAGAGGAGTTTGGCGACGTCATCCGCGTTCTTGAGGTCAAGCCCCTTCATGTCAACGCCGAGCAGCTGTGCGGCTGCGTCGCCCGCACCGCGACGACGTGAGAGTTTCGTGAAGCGCTCTTGGAAGCTGGCCGAGCGCCCAAGCTCTGCGCCTTCCTCCGTACCGGCCATTTCACGCGAAAGTTTCCGACGCTCCTGCACGCTCATACCCGACACAAGAGCTGCACGGTCTTGCGCCGCGGATTGCATCTTGGCGAACAAGGCTTGATTGGTTTCATCCGACGCTTCCGTCGTACCCAGGCCCTGTTGGTATTCCAGAATGCGTGCGGAGTACTGGGCGTATTTCTGCGCCGCAGTCGTACCGCCCTCGCCGGTCTTACCAATCTTTCCGAGCTTCGCCATGCCCGCTTCGGAAATTTGACCGTTAGCGTCCATGAGGCCCAGCGCGGTAAACTTCTCCCGCTGTTCACCCGCCCCTTCACGGACACGTCTCGCTGTTTCCGTGCGGTCCGTCTTGTTACGCGCGTCGATAACTTGAAGCATTCCGCCGAGCTTCTTCTCGGCCTCCTCGACCGAAAGTGGAATGTCGTTCGCTTTTAGGAAGGCTTCCTTCTCTTCAGCGGTCGCGTTCGGCTTCGTCGTCAAGAACGTCGCGTACTGCGATGCCCCGAGCATCTGCTGCTTCACTTCGTTTTCAGGCGAAGACAAGTTTTCGCCTGCCGAACCGAGCTGTTTCCTCAGCGCATCTTGCGCTGATTTCGCCGTTGCCGGGTCCGAGCTAAGGAGGTCCGAAGCTAGAGTTCGGAACTGTTCGCTCTTGATAAAGCGGCCTGCGGCCTGTTCGCGCTCTGCCGTACCGGTCATGCGCCCAAACAAACCCTCACTGAACTCTTGAATCTTTCCCGCGCCAACCACGGAAAGCGCAAGGCCTTGAGTGCCAAACAGCGCCTGCATTCCGGATGAAATGGCGACACTCATTCCGGCCGCTCCGGCTTTCTCCAAAGCCGATTTTTCGTGGGCGACACCGAAAGCCTCGGCAAAAGCCTTATTCGCCGCACCTTCAGAGCCGAACCCGCCAGTGCCTTGTTTCGCCAGAAGTGCGCCCATACCTCCGGGTGGCAAGCCGTAACGTGCGGCAAGGCTGCCCTCTCCCGTAATGCCTTGGGCGCGCTCGTAGTTTCCAATAAGACCAGCCTTTTCAGCCGTCGACAGCTTTGGGTTACTGAGCTGGGCTTCCATCGCCTTTGCCGCGATGGTGTTGGGGTCCTTCGGGTCGCCCTTCGCCTTTTCACCGATGAGGCTCTCGATGTTCTTCATCCGAACATCACCCTCGCCCTCGATGGAACCCATGGCGTAGGCCTGCGCCAAGAAGTCACCGCCGCCCGCCGTCAACGTCGCGGTCTTGTCAAACCCCGTAGCCGCTGCAAGGCGCGTGGCTTCAATGCTCTGGAGCTTGCTTTGAATCTCATGGTCGCTCATGCCCGAGATGTCGAAGCCGGCCTTACGCAACTTGCTCGCACCGGACTCGCCGAAAATGGCGTACTTAAGTCCTTCCAAGTGGGCGGCTCCGATGCCTCCACTCAACGCAACCCGCCGGTCGGACTCGGTCAAGCGGTCGAAGTCAGCACCTCGATTCAGCGCTTCCCCCAAGCCAAGAGCCGAAGCGCCACCCAGATTGGGACGACCTCCGAGCAGGCTTTCAAAACCCTTGCCCTTCTGCGCCAGGGCTCCGGTGTTAAGTTTCGGACCTCCAACACCAAACGCCACGCGACCCGCGCGAGCGCCCGCCGCGCCACCACTCATCATGGTGCGGAACTGGTCGTCGATGTCCTTAGAGTACGTCTGGACATACGTACCGAACAGGTCGTTCAGGAAACTGTCCACCATTTCCGAACCCTGATTGAACACGTCCTGCCCGACCTTTTGCAGCGAGCTGTTGACCTGCTCCTTTGCATGCTCAAAACGCTGCTTCACACCACTAAGACCTTGTTGCTTTCGCTGCAAAGAAAGGTTTTTGAAATAAGTGTCGCTTTTCTCATCCCGACGCTGCTGCTCAAGAATCTGCGGCATGTTCTGCGCCATCTTGATGGCCTGGTCGACTTCATCGCGACCCATGTGAAGTTGCCGCTGCGCAAACAACATGGAACGGTCGTCCATGTCGTTGATGTCGATGCCCTTTGATGCCGCCCACTCTTGCAGCTGCATTGCAGGCAAAAAGCCGCCGAGGCGTTCCATCGCCGCGCCGCGAAGACGACCTTCGTTGCGAATGAAATTCGCGCGACCGACCTTCGCTAAGTTTTGCTTATCCAGGCGCATCGTCTCGCTGATGGACATGCCGCCCGTGAGAAGTTGTTGAACAGAAGCCTCATCGAGCGTGCCATTTTTACCAGCCATCGAAGCGAGCAATCGGCGACCTCGGCCCGTCTGAAGAAAGCCCGCAGAACTCTGCATGGCGCTCGCGGCATACGCCTGGCGACCTTCCGCTCCCGTAAGCCCCGTCACGTTGTAGATGTCTTCTTCCGAAAGAACGCCCATCTGCTGCGCGGTGCCGATTTGGCCAATCGTGCGCATCCCCGCTACGGCGCCTTGACGCCCAAGTCCGCCGATAGAGCGAGAAATCTGCGAACCGATGCTCGCTGCTCCCGTCACTTCACTGAGCGCCAATCCTCCGGACACGGACGTGGCGCGTGCCATCGAAGTAAACGCCGCGGCATTCTTCATTCCAAAGATGCCGGAGTTCTTTGCCGAGGCGGCTAGTTCCATCGCTCCTTCGAGCGTCGTACCGAGGTCCGTCGCCATCGTCTTCAAGGTCTTGACCATCTCCTTGAAGCGACTGGAAAACTCCTTCACGTCTTTGACGCCCTGGGCAAAGCCCATCTGGCCCATCTTCCCGGCGAGTCCCGTCAGCTCGCGGAACGACGTCATCTCGCCGCCAGGACCGAGGTCGTGTGACATCTCGCGGACCATCGTTCCGATGGACGACATGTCGGAACGAGCAAAGCCCTGCCCGCCGTATTGATTTCGGAAGGAGTACGACTGTCGCAGCTGCTGGTTTAGGTCCATCTGCTGCTGCGCGCCGGTGTACATCTGGTTTCCGGCGTAGTTGGCTGCCGCTCCAGCCGCCATGAGCGGAAGCGCTACCGCGCCGCCTGCGAGAGCAGCCCCGCCAAACCCCGCACCAGCGCCAAACGCCCCCATACCCGCCCGGAGTCCAAGGCTCATAGGGTCGAGCCCAAGCAGGCTCATTGCACCTGTAGCCAGAGGGGCACCAACCGACGCGGCCGTGCTCATCATGCCGCCCATCATGCGGTCTCCGGCTCCGCCGCTGGTCCCGCCGTACACGCCGCCGCCCTGACCAATCATTCCAGAGTAGGCCATGTTGTTCATGGCCATGCCCTGGTAGCCCCCGTTCATCGCGGCGATTTCAGTCGAAGAAAGCGGCATGCGGGCACTTTACCACGCCGATGTGCCCGAAGAAACGGAGGTCCATACGCCCTCTAAACAAGGCAAAAAAGCCAGAATAGTGATGGACAACATTCAGAACCCCGAAGTTGCCACGGGAGTTGGCAACATTTCCCTCCGAATGCAGAACGCCCTTGGTCAGTTCCGCAGGGCGACCGAAAAAGCCACCGAAGCACAGCAGGCACTTCTCAGCGGGGCGCAAGCCCTGCTGCTGGAGTACTCGCGACCGAGCGCGAGAGCGCTCGACGCGCTCGTGGTGATGATCGAAGTATCGGCCACCGTGGTAGAAGAGTACTCGGACAACATCCGAGACCTCGCAGCGGGTTTCGCGTCGGCCGCACAAACGACCAGAGTGGCGCGAGACGTCCGGGGGGCGTGGACGATGGAACAAGTCGCGCAGCTCGGCGCGCAGCTCGGCAAGTGACGAAACGGGGGTCGTGCGGCATCCGCCGCGCGGCCCCCGGCGCACCTCTTTTCTTAGCCGTCGATATGTGTGGGCAATAAACCCCCACAATGCGGAATAAGAATAGTGATGGAACTACACCTTTGGGGCGAAGCCTTGACCGAAGTGTTTGGTACGGCAATCGGAACCTTTTCGCCGTTTTTGCTCGGAGCCCTCTGGGTCTGGGCAAGGGGCGAGAAGTGACGAGAAACGGGCTCTCCCTTCGGGGATTGAGCCCGTTTTTCTAGCCCCTACCTCCCGCGCAATAAACCCGGTTTACCGGGAATAAGAAGAGTGGAGGGAACACCATGCTCGCAACCCTGGCAATGAAGGCCGCGACGTCGGTCATTCACGGAGCCGAAAGCGTGTTGGGGAAGATTTCTACCGCCACCAGCCTGTGGGCCGGGGTGGACGAGGAGAAGAACCTCGTCTCTATAGACCTGCTCGTCAACGATGACGAGCTGGAGGAGATCCTCAAAGACCCCAAAATCGTGCGCGCCTGGAAGGCCGCACAAGCCGTAAAGGAAGTGTTGTGAGCGAAGAAGAGGAGCTTCGGCTCCTGGGTTTGGAGCTTGTGCAAAAACGCACCGATTCCGGGAATAAGAACATTGAAGGGGCAGACCGCCCCCAGAAGGAGACCACCATGAGCCACGACAGTGTCAACGTCAACAACAACAACAACAACAAGCACGCCACCCTGGACCAGAAGCTGGATTTCATCGCGGAGGACATCGCCGCCCTCCGGGCGGCGCTGGTGAAGGAAAAGAGGGCACTGACCCGAAACCAGAAGATCGCCGCGGCGGCGGCCGCGACCACCGTCGCGGTGGTCGCGGTCGCGACGGTGGTCTACCACCGTCGCAAGGCGACGCCCCCCACCCAGGGGTGACTGGGTGAACGCGCGGCCCCTTCGGGGGTGACGCGCGTTCGTTAGCCCCTCATACCGACTATGTGGTTCGTCTACCTACTCTTCAGCAAAACTCTCAATCGCTACTACACGGGAATCACAACGAGACCCGAACAACGACTGCGCGCACACAACGGCAAAGGCGGCGCCAAAGCCACACGCGGAGGACGCCCCTGGTCAATGTGCGTTCTGTCGGCCCTCGACTCAAAAGGAGATGCGCTGCGAGAGGAGTACCGCCTCAAGCGGCTAAGTCATGCAGAGAAGGCACGTCTCTACGAAGCGAAGAAATCTCAAGATTTACGTGAACAACCACTTGCAGGCCGCTGAAGTAGCTTCTACAACTACTTATGAAAGGAGGACGCCATGACTGAGCCGATTCTGTTCACCAACACGATGTTTGAAACCGCCAACGAGGCGTTCCTCTTCTGCAAGGACGACTTGGAGAAGAAGGGGCACGTCTTCGCCGCAACACATCTTGAAAGCTGCGGACCTGTCTACAACGCCGTGACAGGGCGCTTGGCGCTCGATGCGCTGCACGCCGTGCAGCCCGTTTGCGCGTACGCCGACATCGCCATCAACGCGGTCGAACGCGCACTGCGGTTCTGACAAGTTCAGCTCCTAACGCGGGATAAGAGTCATGGGGACGCCCATGCGCTCTCCCAGTTAGGAGCTGTATGTTTTTGTTCGAGATGTTTGACGAAGCGCGGCGCGGATTCTCCACGACCGACCTGCCCCCGCGGGTGTTCGTGGCCAAAGAGATTGGAAACCGGATCATCGAGGAACTGCACAAGAACCGAGAGACGCGGCTCGTGCGCGCTGAGGGCGCGATTGTGCGCGACGAACAGGGAGTGTGCGCGATTTTGAGTCCGCCAGTGTTCACGGTGGCCGAAAACATCGCGCTGATCTGGGTGCGCACGGCGCCCGAAATCGAAGGCGGAAAGATTCGCCTTACCGCAGCACTCAGAGAGAACAACGTCTGGCAGCCGTTGCGCCGAAGCGGCTGCGCGATGTTCCATGGGAACGAAAATGACGCGGAGGACGCACTCGTGATCGTACCCGCGCGTGGCACGTTCCGAATCGAGCGCCCCGCGCAAAGCGTGTCTCCCGAGCTATTCGTCCGATGGGACGGATGCGGGGGCCTGGAAATCGGCGTACCCCGCCGGTACGCAAAACCCGAAGAAATTCGGGCATAAGAATAGTGATGCGAAATACCGCAGCCCCCACGCGCACCGGGGGAGTCGTGCGCAACCTTGTCCGCGGATGCGGACACCTGGCCGTGCAGGGTTACACGGAGATCAACCGAAGGGTGGAAGAGCATCTTGACTTAACGTCAAAGATGTACCCCTTCTTTCAAGCGCACGTGGTCCCGCGCTGCCCAGAAGCGGCGCAGGATCTGCTGTGCGAGCTGTACGCGCGAGCTGAGGCCGCACGGCAGCCGGAGTTGCGGGACGCGGTGTACGCCGCGTACGACCGCGCGCTCCGAGGCGTGGTCGACTGCGCCCTCGGGCTCAAGTCGACGGAGGAGGTCCGTGCGCTCCTAGAGAGAGCGCGCGACCTCAACTTGCAGTGGACGGGGCTCTCGCGCGCTCTTGCGGAGATGCAGCTGACGGCTGCGCTCGGCGGGGCCGCTCCGGCGCAAGCCTGAGCTAAGCGCACGCAAGAAATCCGCTCCCTCCCACGCGGAGGTTGAGCGGTTTTTCTTAGCCCTCGGTTGATACGCGCGTCTTGAAGAACAAGTACGTCTTCAGAATGGCGACCTCAGAACGGACAAGCGGGTCGTTCCCCTGCGTCTGAAACCACGCCTCAAAGCGCCGGATGTCTTTCTCGACAGCGCTCTCCAGCGATTCCCCATTCAGCTCTGTGTCGACCTTCACCATGTCAAATCTCTTCTACAACAAGGGACAAGAAGAGTGAAGGAGATACTCAATGTACCCGATGCAGGTGTGGAGTCTCGTAGAGTTGGTCGACCTGCTCACGCAGGTCACGATGCAAGTAGCAATCGCGCAAAACACCGCCGTGGCGATCGACACGGCCAGAAAGGAAATCGACATGATGGTGGCGTGCGTGCGCGCCACCCCGGTGCGGCAGCAGATCATCACGATTGTGGAAGGGGGTGATGCGTGAAGCCCTGCGCGGCCTGCGGCACGCAGGAGACGGCGCTCGTGCGCACAGACCACAAGGGGCTTCAGCCCTTCTGCGGTCCGTGCCGTGCGCGAGTCGCACGGAGGGTCGACCGGCAGTACCCCGAGCTGCCCATTGTGGGCGCGCGGGTGGCCGCAACGCGAGCGGCTTACACGGCCGAAGACTTCTGCGCGCACGAGCGCGCCGAGCGACGAGCGGGCAACCGCTTCGTCGAGCCGGAAGGAAAATAAGTCCTCCCTTTCGGGGGAGGCACGCGGCTTCGGCCGCGTTTCTTAGCCTCTAGTTAGTGCCCCGTGCGAATAAAACGATTTAGAGACAAGGCTTTAGACGCAGCCTCCCGCCCGGCCCGGAGCTTATTCATCAGGCCGTTTTCGGCACCGACATTCTGGATTGCACTCGACGCTTCTTGAATGCTCGGCAGACCTTTTGGAAGATAAGGAACTACGTTGCCCCGGAGTTGAGCTAGGAGAGCATTCGTGCGCGCCTGCGGGCTCAGCTTCGCGACGGACGAATCGAGCATCCGTTCAACAGCGCGTTGCTGCCGACCGCCGAGCGCGAGAGGGGCGTCAGCCGTGCCACCCGCACGACGAATGAGCTTTTGAACCAGAGCATCGTCAGGGTGCGCCTGCCGCGCTCGACTCATGATACGGGCTGCTTCGGGATCACCTTGCACGCCCAACTGCTCACGCAGGATAGGCGCCACTCCGGCGTGGCTGGCGTGAGGCCGCCACACATTACGTGCCATCTCTTCTGCCTCACCAAGCTCGTGCTGCCCTACCGCCTGGTTAATCGTCGCGTCCACCGGTTTCTTAGGGCCGAGCGCGGCATGCAAAAGTTTGTTACCGGTTTCATTGGGAATACTGGCTCCCATACTCGCGCCCAACAAACGTGCACGCCCCAGCGGGCCGCCTTCGCCCACGGTGCGCATGAGAGCGCCCGATTCTTCCGGTGCGTGCACGTGGTACTGGCCTAGACCACCATGCGTACCCGCCAGCATGCCCGGCATGATTTCCGTCGAACCTACCGCACCCGGTACGTAAGAACTCGCCGCTGCCATTTGCGCGGGGAGCTGGCGCTCTTTAAGAACACGAAGCGCCGCAACAGATTCCGGTGAGCGCGCTGCTGGCGCGGCCAGCTGTCCCCGTGTCATCTTGCGCGAGGCCGCGGAGAACGCCCCAGGCAGCTCTACGACGCCAGGAGAAACATCACTGCGCGTGATGGCACCTTCCTGAATTGCGCGCTCGTACCGGGGAAGAGCGATCTTAACCAGCTCATCGGACATCGCCTGTAGTGCTGTAATCGGCAGCATGCGCCCACAGTACCACGCCACTTCACTCGAAGAATAGATGCTGCCTTCGGCTACCCGGCTATGCTGCACAATGTGATTCGTCCACTCGTCTCCGAAGACCTTCACGCGGTGCTCTGTTTAGAGCAGGCTCTTTTCGACAACGCGCTAAGTGAGACGGCGTTGCGACGAGAGCTAGACGCAGGGTGGGGGCTCGTTCTGTGTGAGAACGAGGTCGTTCTCGCTTACGCCCTTTTGCGCCCCGATGCGGAAGTGCTCGACCTGACGCGCCTTGCCGTAGCGCCCAACGCGCAGCGACATGGGTACGGGCAGCAACTCCTGCGCTACATCCTAGACGAGCCAAAGCCGATTGTGCTGACCGTTCTCAAACACAACCGGCGGGCCTTGCAGTTGTACCTAAAGCACGGCTTTAGGATTGTCGGACACTTCAGCCCGGAGTGCGCCTGGGTACTACGCCGGGAGCCGGGGCCTTGGGACGGTCCATGGCCGAACTCGTGTAGTTCGCCCCGCACCCACCGCACTGCGTAACGGCCTGGCCGTTCGCAAGCGTCTGGGCCGTACAGACCATCTGGCACTTCGGGCACCGCGTCTGTCCAATGCCGCCTTCAGGCATCTTCTGGATGACGTTTCCCTTCGTATCCCGAACGCTACGGATAATCTTCACGCGTTTCCTCCGAAGATGATGGGGCTGTCCTCGTCCGCCGAAACGATAGAACTCGTCGACCCGTCCGCAGCCTCGGCATCCGCGAGTGCTTGAACGTATTGCCGAAGGTACTTCGTGAAGTCGATGTAACGGTTGTCCGCCGTGGTCTGCACGGGGTCATCCGGCGTGCGCACACCCTTCGTCACCAACGTATAGAGGTCCTGCGCGACACGGCGCAGGATAGCGTTCTCCGCCTCTAGCATCTGCATCCCGTCGCTGAAGACCTTGGTGTTCGTGTTGAACGCGTCTTCGAGCTGCAGGAGACGCTGCTCCAGCGCGGACAGAACCACGTGAACGGGGGGCTTACCGCCGCCGGGGTTTGCGAGCTGGTTTTGGGGCGGGGGCTTGTTGCTCATTTTTCTTAGGCTCAGGGGCAGGCGTGTCTTGGTCAGGGAACGGAAGGTCCGACACGCGGACCATCCGGAACTCGTTCATCTTCTGGCGCTCGACGTTCTCCCAGAGCTGGAGCTTCGTCAGGATGCGCAGAAGAACGTACTGCGGGATTTCGCTCTCGAAACGCGGAACTTCCTCGCAGACCATCGTCTCCTTCGGCGGGGTGTCCGACTGAAGGAAGCGGTCGAGCAGGATACGCTGAATCGTTGCAACAGCGGAGCGCTCGTAAGCGTGGTCTTTGTACTCGCTCATGCGGATAGCAGCGCGCGGAAGCGCCCCAAGAGGTCAGCGCCTGCCGACGTGTCCTTGATGATGTGCTTCAGTGGATAGATATACACGTCGCGGCGCGTTCGTGCACTAGCCAGCGTTTCACCCATCAGTTGGCGCGCTTGTTCTTGCTCCGCGGCACGGCGGATGTCCGCACGAGGCAGCTTCACATAGATGTCGGCGTTGTGGCCCATGCGGGCAAAGTACTTGTAGACCAAGCGCGCCCAGTCATCCGTCGTGAGGCGAGCAAAGACTTCACCATGCACTTGGTCACCTTTCCAGACCGCCTTGCAGTCCGGGCAGACCAAGAAGCCGTAGCCCTGCGATGCGTCCGGAATGAGGCCGTTGCAGTCGCTCTTGCCCAGGGCACGAGCAGGGCACTCGTACATCTTCGTGTCCCCGCCGCCGTGGAGCTTGTTGCCGCTTTCCCAGAGAGAAAGCGCACCCGCGTAAGGCACGCGACCACTACGACGGCTGGAGAACAGCAGCTCAATCTTGTACTTCGCCTTCTGCTGGTCCGCGAGGAGCTTGTCCATCGCGGCCATGCGCTTGCGAAGAGTATCCTCTTCTTCCTCCGTGAGCTGCGGAGCCGCATCCAGCGAGTTGTCCTCGCCCCACTTCACTTCACCAATCAGGGGCACGTCTCAGCCTCCCATCGCTTTGGTTTGAAACGCCCCGGGACCAACGGGCACCGTACCGACAGGGCCAGCGCCGCGCCGACCACCTGCGGTGTTGTTCCGGTCGCCTCCGGCAGCCAAAGGAATCTCCAGCACCTCGGCCCGCGCTGACGGTGACGTCTCGATGATGTTGATGACGTCGGCGTAGTGCTGGGCGACGTTCTCACCTTGCAGCAGCACGCGCCATGCGAACACCATCTTCTGCGTCTCTTTCCGGATGAAGTACGACTTGGAGAGGTCCACCTTCCAAGGACGGTCCTCCATCGCGAGCAGCAGCCGGTACTTCACAATCTTCCAGTTGTTCCCGTTGAGCCCAAGGGCGTCTTCCGGGATACGACCGAGAATGCGCAGCTGATTCGGGGTCTCGGTGTGTGACACCACCTCAAGACCCACACGCTTACGAAGGGCAGCGAAAAGCTGATTAGCCGTTGTGGACATCCGGCGACTCCGTCATCGAAGGAACACAGACCATGAACGCCTTGTGGGTTCCGTAGTGCAGCTCGCGTACGTCATGGAAGAACACGCGCTGTGCGGTTGCGGTCACGAGGTACGTCAAGCCGTTCGTCATCAGCTCTTTGATGCTCTCGCTCTTCCACGGCACGATGAACTCACCAATCGGCGTACGTCCGTACACCACGGGCACATCAACCGTCTCCGAGTCGGTCTCGACATGCAGTACGCCTGACTCCGTCGTCATCGCGTACTGATGCAGAACTTCCAGGTCCGTCTCACGGATGAAGACGTACTGCTCGCTCTGCAGCGCAAGCTCGACCAAACGGGCTGCCGTTTCGAGGTCGGCCGGGGCGTCCGTCTCGGCTTCGTCCAGCACCGGGCTGAACCGGCGCATCTCACGAAGCATCTCTGGCGAAACGAGCCCAGCCTTCAAGACCGCTTCTGTTATAGGGTTCATGGAGTCACCTGCGGGATGACGAGCTTGTAGCTTCGTTGGGTGTCGACCAAGGCGCTTGAACGGGTGTAAGCCGCGCACAGCACGACGACGTGGTCTTCCAGAAGGCGGTCGCGCAAGAACGGAACGCCGTACATCTGGTCCTGCGTTGCCGGTGTCACTCCGGTGGACGTGGCGTACCAAGACCAGAACTGCGTATTTGCGCCCCCGACCAACGCCACCGGAAACAGATGGTCCACAGCGGCCATGTTGAAGAGCTGGCACAGCGCGACGGCGGCGTTCGGGCTTGCCCCCGACAGTTCGGCAACGCGACTGTTGCGGATGACGGCGTAGGGCAAAAGAGACTCAAAGTCCGTAGCGACCGGACGGGACGATTCACCTTCCCGAAGAAAGTGGCGGTACTCCACGTTGCCCCGAGAGTCGATGTGGATGCTCTGCACACGGGGCAGTTTGAGAATGTCCTCAATCACCTTGAGGAATCCTCGAATCCCCGCGTTCTTCGGTACTTCTACCGACCCCGATACGTCCTCGTACTCTGCCATCACACTTGCTCCACGTCGTCGCCGTGCGCCGCAGCGGCACGCTGTTCGACTAGGTCTGCATCCACCAGTCGTTGAAGGAAATGAGTCACCAACGCGGACAACGTCGTCTGCCGCCGCTGCGCAACTTCCGTAGCTTGTTTTTTCAGCAACGGCGCGACGCGCAGCTGCAGCCGGTCATCCTTCATTTGGGTCCGTGAACGAACTTCAACGCATCGAGGTAGTCGCGCAGCCCCTCGACAGGAAACCTCTGCGCAAGGAAGTCGAGCACCTGGTCGTGCGCGAAATCAAGGACCTGCTCCGTCAGCTCGACACCCACGAGTTTCTCTTTCAAGTGCGCCTGCAACTCAGTCGCCATGGCGCTGTTCATTCCGATGAACGTCGGCAGCCACATGAAGTTGAGTTCCAAGACACCCGGGCGTGTCGCGACGACGGCTCTCATGTACCCGGCTCCACGACATAAAGAATGTCGTTTGCGCGGATGAGGCCCGTATCTTCCTCGACTTGCTGAAGAATACGAACCAGCTCCTTACCCTGCTGGTGCTCCAGGTTTTCGCGGAAGAACGCCACGCGGTCGCCCGGAACAACGCCCGTGGGCTGAATCGCGCCACTCTTTCCTACCGGGCGCCCAGGACCCGTCTTGAGCACCGTGCCGTAACGCACGCGCTCCTGCCCGCTGGTTGTCGCCGGAAGGAAGATGCCGCCCGAAGAGCTTTCAGGCAGCGGCTCCAGCTTCACCAGAATCCAGTCGAGGAGAGGACGAAACGACATCTCACTCCTCGCCGCCCAGGACGTCCACCGCGTCTTCCTTCGGAAGCGTTGCGGTCGTCGTCTCCCCCAAGAAGCGGTCCTCCAGCGTCTTGGCGAGCTTCGAGTCCGTCGCAAGCGGGCGAAGAGTCGCCGCATAGTTCTCGCCGTTCGGAGCGATGTGCCAGACACCGCCGATACGGTGCATGAGCGTCGTGCGCACGCGCCCGTCCGAATCGGCGTAACGAACCGCGTACGTCTTCGCTTCGACGAAGTTCACGACCGTGCCGGGCTGCGCATCCGCCACCGACCGCTGTCCCTCCGGAATTCCAACACTCGTGGGGCGACCGCCCGTTACCGTTCCGAACATACGACGTTCTCCTTCTCGGCCTTGTAGGCGCTGTACTTCTGTTCAAGCATTCCGCGGCTTACCCACGGACGACCTTCATTCCACGCACGCGGGAAGTAGAACGCAGGCAGCGTTCCTTCCAAGAGGTGGTCCACCCGGACGTAGCCCCACTGACGAAGGCACGTGACGGCGAAACGCTCTTTGCACTTCTTCGGGCAGACAAAGACCGTGCGGAAAACAGCACCCTCACGGTCAACGCTGTCGAGTAGCCCAGGAGAGGTGTACATCCCCCAGAACCCACATCCCGGGCATTCCAGCTCGTGACCCCGCACGCGAAAGTAAACAACGTCCCCAAACGAGTCCGCGAGGGCATCGTGCCCAGCGGGAATGGGTCGGGGCGGTTCAGTCGCCTCTGCCGCACGCTGCGCGGTCAGTGAGGGGCTCTGCGATGAAAACTCCATCGACTCGATTGCCGCTTCCGGATTCGTGCGGAGCAGCTGCACCAGAGCAGCGTCGAGCTTGTAGGGAAGAAGCCCGGGGCGGTCTGTACGCTGCAGGATGACTTCCGTCTCGTCAGAGCCTGGCTCCAACACGCGCGCGAGCATCTGCATCATCTCGCGAAACTCGACGGCTACGAACTCCTGCTGCGTGCCTTCTTGTTGAATCGACCCTGTGGACGTGAACGCGCCTGGGTCACGTCGGTACTCCAATCGCACCTGCATCACGTAACCTCCGCCAGCACTCGACGTGCGTACGAGCTGGGGCGGGACACGCGGTACACCACAGCACCATCGGAGCTTGCGCCGAAGTACACGCGCGACCCGTCCCAGAGTTCCAGTGCGTCGACAAGCACACGCTTGGCGCCTGCAACCGTCTTCCCAATGACCGAACGAACCGGCTGCTCCCGCAAAAGCGACTGCACCGCTTCGAGGTCACACTGCTGCTCGGCCGGAAAGCCGAGGCCGTTGAACGCCGCAAAAGCCTCCTGCGGAGTCAGGTCGTGCAGCTCCAGCACCTGAAGCGCCTGCGCGTCCGCCTGGTTTTCCAAAAGTCCCGTGCAGCGTTTGCTGCAAATGGGACACGGAAACTGGTCGGGCCAGAATTCGCTCGTAGTTCCGACGAGTTGGTCGACCTCCATCACGCTCTCGGTATCCGAAACGCGCTGAGGCATCACGCGCACGACCAGCCCGCAGGGGAGGCAAGGGACCACAATCATACGGACCCGACTCCGTCTTCATCGGGGTCACGGCTGCCCGTGATGTCGGCCGTGTTGATGCCCGCGTTCGGCACCAGCGGGTAGCCGTACTCGTCCTTCGGAACCGACCGAGAGCCGACCACCATCTTGCCGTTCGGAAGCCGCTGAACCACCGACCCCTTGAGTGCCGGCGGCGTCGGAACCGGAGCGGGAGCGGGTGCCTCCGCAACCGGCATCGACGGCTCCGGTTCGTGTCCGCCAAAGACGTGCACGACGTCTCCCGTCTCCTCGGGCGCGGAGTAGGCGACAGGTGCAACCGGACGAGGGGCGGGAGCCGGTGGCTGAATCGCGGCCTGCGGCGGGCCGTTCTCGCCGACATGAGCTTCCATGATTTCCGTCACGGCGCTGTCGTCCACGGCGGCACGAACCACCGCTCCGCTCGGCAGCCGCAGAATGAGGTACGTCAGTGTTGTGTTCTGCTCCAGGTCCATCTCCTGGGCGATTCCCGAGATTACGCAGAGCATCACTTCACCACCGGAGGCGGCGGGAACCCCGCACGCACCCGGTCCGCAGCCGCGTTCTTCGCCTGCTTAGTCAGCTCGGAGCCAACCGAAGCGAGCACCACCAAGTGCTTGCCCGCCCGATGCGCGTTGACGAGCAGCATGCAGTTCGCCCACTGCTGGTCTTGGTAGTCAGGACCATCTGGGCGGGTGATGTACGCCATGCAATCCGCCGCGCAGGGGCGGTCATTGCTCAGAAAGCAGATGAGGCCTTCCGGCTCTTTGAGCGTGGGGTGGTGCGGCGCCGGGTCAGTCACGGGGCGGTGCATGCTGTTCTTTCTCCAACTCGGCGCGGGTGGTCACAATGCTGGCAGCGAGTGCCTTGGCGATGGTGGCGATGTAACGAGCCAGAATCTGCTGTGTCTTCTTGGCGTTCTTCGGGGTGGGCGCTTCGAGAAAGCCCCACTTGATGAGCATGCGCCCGACATCCTGTGCGAACTGCTGGGAGAGCAGGCGTCGAATGTCGGAGAAGAACTGCTGAAACACAGCGTCCGGAGAACCCAAGTCGTGCGCGAAGGGCAGCGCAGCAAGCTCTTCTTTTTTGCCCTGCCAAGAGCACACGTTGCACTTGGCAGCGCCGCCTGCGAGAGCCGAAACCGACACATCGGCCGCCCCGCATTGCGCGCAGAACCACGCCACGTCGGTTGTCTGTGCGTTCGTCGGTGTCATACAGGAATGCTCTTCCCCAGTTTGGCGTAGAGGGCGTTCATCGCCTCGCGAGACCGTCCGGTTTCCGGCTTCTCGTTTTCCTTTTCGACAATCTTCGTCTTCATGCGGCTGCGCATCTGGGACTCCTGCCAAAGCGGCTTGATTCCAAGAGCGCCCTTCTCGACTTCGTGCATGAGGATTTTGATGTGGTCCTCTTTGTCGCGACTCTTCTGTGTCTCGACCCAGGGAAACGCGATCTTCATGTAGTCGTCGAAGACTTCTTTCGCCTTGTCCTTCGCGATGATTGCCTGCGCGAGCGCTCGTAGCCGGGCGTGCTCAACTTGTTCTTTCTTGAGCACGTACAGCATGAGGATAGACTCCCGAAGAGACCCCTTTTGGGGCGGCTCACGCAGGGACTCGAACAACAAAGTTGCACGAGCCCAGCCCTCGGGTGTCTCTAGCCATTTCCCAGTTTTTCGGCCACGAAGAGCTTGCGGACTCGAATGTCGAACCAGAAGTAGTTCACACCAAGAGACGCGAGCATGTGGAAGGGATAGCGCGTGACGAAGTCGAACTTCCGCCAGAACAGGTCTTCGTCAAAACGACCATCCTTGTCCTGGTGACTCGGGATGACGTTGTTGTTGATGGAGCGAAGACCAATCGTCACGGCCATGAGCGAGAACTTGTCGAGAAGGTAGCGGTCGCTCACCTCGACACCCTTTGACTCCGCCATGACGAGGCGCTTGATGGCGAGGTCCTCGCCACCGGTCATTGACTGGAACTCGGGCTCGAACTTTCCAGGAATGACGGGAACCCGCTGCGTCACGAATCCCCGCATGATGAGGTCGGTGATGTCGAGCGGCACACAGCGCTTCTCGATGATTTCGCGCTGTTCCTCGTTGTTGATGATGTCCTTCATCATCATCTCGCGGAACGTATTGAAGTCGAAATCGTCGAGCTTCTTAACGGCCTCGGTCGCGTTCTTCTGCGCCGTAGCAGTATCGGCTTGAGGTCCGTTCTCTGGCGAGTTGCCGAGACGTCCCGCCGAACCAGCAACACCCTGAGCGGCTTCGCGTTCGATGCGCGCGTCTTCGCTCTCCGCTTGCTGCCGCTGCTGCTGGGCTTCCTGCACCGCCTTGAGGCCTTCCAGCGTCTTCTGGCTCAACCCCTTGTTCGCCTGCCCGAGCTGTTGAGGCGAGATGCGGTTGCCGTTACGGATGACACCGTACTTGTACGCCAGCATCGGCTGCGCCGTGGCGTACATCGAGCCCTGACCCTCTCGAAAGTCGGGGTCGCTACGGGCCTCATTCGGCAGAATGTCGATGGGCAGCAGGTTGGTGGGCGGACGACTCATCGCAGGGTTCTGGCTCGGGGCTTCTTGAAACACGGCTCCTGTGGGTCCGGTGAAGATGTTCGACGGTGTCATGGCCACGCGCTGCATCTCCGCCTGGTCGGCCATCGTCAGGTTTTCCCCTGCCGGCAAATCCAAGCGGGGAATCGACGGCGTGGGGCCGCCTGCCACCGGCTGCGTGTACTTGGGTGGACCGCTCTTACGCTCAGCAAAGCCCGCCGCGTACTTGAGTGCCTGCGGGTCGGTAATCCCCGGGGCCACCACTGGCCCTCCAAACTGCATCGGGTCGTCTCGCTTCAAGCCGTCATCCTTCCTTCCACCCGTTCTGTACTCACGACGTACTCCTCATGTCAATGAGGAGCTAGAAAAAAGGCGCCGGTCAATCGACCGACGCCTCGTACTCACTCGCTCACCGCTCCCAGCAGCAGAGCCTGTAACTGCTCCTGTGCCATGTCTCCTGGGAAGGTCAGCACTTTGGCGAGGGTGACACTGATGAGACGCAGTGGAACGTCCCAAGGGTCCGAGAGCCTCGCCCGCAAAAGAAGAAAGGGGCCCTGAGCGGCCACTGTACGTTCGGGATTAGTGAAAACAAGCTGCACGTCCGGAGGAAAAAAGTGCTGCAGTAGCATTCCCTGCAGCACCAGGATTCCCGCCGCAGGCGAGTACGTCAGTGACGGAAGGTCGAGACGCTCAAACTCCACACCGCCTGCGCACATGCGTTTTCGCGAGATGCGCGGACCGTATGCGATTGTTCCGGCCCAACCTCCACCGCACAACTCTACTCCGAAGGAATCTTCGTCCACCCCACGGGAAGTTGGAGCTTCTTCGGGGGCGGTTCGTTCATCACCTTCATCTTGTGCCGCTTGCATACGGGACACCTACCTACGTCAGGGTTTGTCGGGTCCTCCGGAATGACACTTCCCAGAGTCCACCCGGCACTCATGGCTTGTTCGAGGGCTGCTTTCCCGAAGCATCCGGGATGCGAGCACACGAGTTTGTACTCGAAGAACAGAGGGTTGACCATTTTGGGCATGGTAGTTCTTCACCGCTTCCTTGATGGCCGCGAGGTACTCACGGCTCCCAGGATTGTACATGCGGACCCAGCCAAGCCTCTTGCAGTCCTTCTTGCAAAGAGACCGCATCAAACTGAGAAGGCGACCAACACGATGAAGGTTGTACTGGGGGTTGAGCAGAGGCTGAACCGACGCCTCATCACAACGCGTATTGACCTGCCCCAGTCCGACTGAGCACGAGCCATTGTTTTCGTGCCGAACCGACCCCGAGCGCCAGTGTGTCTCTCGGTGGACGATGGCTTGAATCAACCAAGGGTCGAGCTTGTTCGTGTGCGCCTCGTGGAAAACCCACTCAGCGTACTGCGCTGCCCGCGCTTCGGACAATCCCGGATTGCTCTGCCGAATGGCTTGCGCCAGGGCGAGTTCGATGAGCATCTGCTTTCTCCGCTAGTTGGATGACTTGTTCTAGGACTTCTTTTTTCGTGAGGTCGCGTGTGGGTTCCGCCGGACCAAGCGTCAGACGGCGCTCCAACAGCGCAACCCGAATCGCTTCACGTTGAATCGTGAGCAGCGATTTCAGCTCCTCGGTGGCTCGCGCCTCCAGGCGTTCCGCCACCGAAAAGCACATGGGGCAAACAAACACAGCGGCGAAGATTTTCGCCTCGTTCGGGTCAACCGGATTCTGGCAGTTGGTACAGGGGAGCATCTCCCCACTTTACCTCACCGTCGTACTCAACACACTTCACAAGTCGCGCCTCAAGCGAGAGAACCGCGGCGCTGACGTTTACCAGAACAAGGTGTCCGCTCGACTTCCACACCGCGCCCTTGATGACATTATCGAGAGCGTGGCGCGGCATATCCGGAAAGACATACTTCGCGCCAAGGTGCGTCTCTACAGTCACTGTGACCAGGTCATGCCCCATCGCCGACATCGTCCGTCCCCGTCTTCACCGCGAACACGCGGATGGTAGTAGGCGCCTTGCGCATGATGCGCTTCTGCGTTTCCGTGAGACTCTCCGCAACGCACTTGAGAAGCGCCTCCTGCTCGAAGCCAGCTGCGTCAGCCGCAACCTTGGCGTTGAGCGCCGAGTACTCGCTGCGGATGCGGAAGATGAACTGGTCCATCATCGCGTCTGCAACGTGAGCGTGCGCCTCGCAGAAAACTGGCTGCTGCATCATGTCCACCACGCGCTTGTAGCGCGGAGGCGCCGCAAAGTAGCTGCGTAGCCAGTCCCACCCACCACGCGACCGTTGTAGCAGCGGCGCCGGATAACGAGCGACCTCGCCGCAAACACATTTGGGGGCGGCGTCGTAATCGGCTCGCGCACGGTCTTCGAACTTCTGTTGTTCTTCCCGCCGCGTCGGCTTGTGGAAATGCGTCATTAGGGCGCGAACCATCACCGCGCCCATGATGCCAGCACAAAGCACAAGGAAAACTCCCTGCGTGGTATCCATTCGCGTACTCCTTGAACTTGTTTTACTACAACGCCAACAAGGCGTCGCGGTCCCGACGCAAATGCTCTTCGCGCTCAATCTTTTGCAAGAGAGCCTGAAGGCCGAGAAGATGCTGCACCAACTCCGCGCGCAGATATTCCGTCTGCACGGTCAGCGCTTCCAACGCGCGCTCGGCGTGCTGTTCTGCACGCCGAAGCTCAAGAAGCGCGTAGAACTGCCCGTCGTCCAAGAGTTGTTGGATGACGGGGTCTACCTGATTTCGCCGAAGTACTTCTTCCGGCAACGTGCGGGTGAAGTGACCGATGTCGAGCAGCCGCGCGACGAACTCCAGCTCCGTCAGTGTCACGGCTGCACGAAGTAGTCGTCCACCGGTGTCCACCCCAGCAACGCCCCAGGGTCCGGCGTCACCAGGATGTTCACGGCGTTCTTCGTTTTCTGCCGCACCACACCCAAGACATCCGCCTTGGAAACGGGACGGGTCAGAAACTGGATGAAGTACCGAAGCTCCGGCGGCCACGTCTTAGGAAAACTCACGCCTGGGGGGAGAGGTGCGTTCGGGTCCTGCCACTGAACCCACAGGCTGTAGCGCTTTACGCCGTTCGCCTTCTCGATGTCCTGAAGCGCCGTTTCCAAGACAAGCGCCTTGTCCTGGTTGACGCTGCCGTCCGAGTTCAGCGTGCCCTGCTGCGCCAGGGAGATGAGCGCTTCGTACTGTTCCTGCGTAAGCGTGAACGTGGCCATGCCGAGAGCCTACTACTCCTTGCCCTGAGCGAGAAAGCGCCGGAGAAGGCCCCTGGCCCGCTCCTTCAGTTCAGCAACTGTGCCGTCGTTCAGCAACACCGCGTCAAAAAGACTCGGGTCGATGCTTTCTTGCTCGGTTTCGCTCGCATGTTGCCCCGCCACGCCGCGGAGCCCCGCAGACGGTCGCTCCAAGCGCCAAACAATGCCGCCACCGCGTCGAATCGCATCGACTTCATTCTTGAAACGAACGTCCGGAATGATGACGCCCTTCGGCGCCAGCCACGCCGGCTGGATACCCGTCTGGGCGGTGTAGTTCAGCGTCCGCGCGGTGCCTGCAGAATCTAGGAGCGTGGTTGCCGCGCGCAGAGCGTAGTCAATCCACACGTTCTCGTAGCACGCCCTTCCCCACTCTGTACCGAGCTGCTGGAGGGCGTACCGCGGTGTCAGAAAGCCCTGGAAGTCATGCGCGCCACTGCCTTCCGGTGCTCGACTCCACTCCGATGGATAGCGCGTATCGGGCGCGTTTCGCTTCTCACTCGGCCCCCAAAGCTGTTCGTCGGTAAAGGCGAACACATCTTTGCAGAACCGCTTGAGCGGGTCGGCCAGGGAGACTTTCGTAAAACCGAAGTCTTTGACCAGGGCGTCCGCTGCGGTGTCCTTGCCGCTTCCGGCGAGGCCGCACAGACCCAAAATCACAGGAGCACCTCGATACCGGCCACCCGCGCACGGCGAAGCAGCACGTCCCGACGACCGCCCTGACGCCACACGCGGCCGTCCGAGATGTCGAGGAAATGCGTACCGTCCTGCGTGCGCAGGCGCCCCGTCAACGGACCTTCGGACACCGGCTGTTCAGCCGGAGCGGTCACAACAATCTGCGAACCCAGAAGGTTCAGCATGTCCTGCGCGGCCGTTTGAATTGCAATCTTAACGTACGCTTCCAGGTCATCGACGAAACGAAGAACGTGCGGCGCGATGGACTGGTTCAGTTGCTCGTGTGTCATGTGAACTCCTTGTGGTCGGAAGATTGCAGCCGGGACACGATAATGCCCACGCGCTCAAGAAGTTCAAGCGATTCTTTTCGCCGGTAATCTTGGGCGTACCAAACGCGCACGACTCCACCGAGATTGATGAGACGTTTCGCACACATCAAGCAGGGCAGGTGCGTGCAGAAAACAATCTTCGGCGTGTCGCGGGGCACGTCGCAGTTGATGACCGCGTTCTCTTCTGCGTGAAGGCAGTTTTGCGCTACCATGCCTGCATTCCCGGCGGCGTACCACCCCGACCGGGTCTGAAGGTTGTACACATGGCCCGCCCACTCCTTGCGCTCGATGAGCCGGACCTTGTTCGACGCTACCTTGAGGGGGACACTGTTCTGTCCCTGGCAGCGCGGTACAAGGTCTCGCACACGACCATCCAAAACCGCCTGCGCAAACACGGCGTCCTTCGCCAAATGGCCGAGGACCTGCGCCGGCATAAGAGCGCCTCGCGGCTGCGCCTCCCCATCGAAGACCTCGTGCGCCGCTACAACGCCGGAGAATCCGCCAACGGCCTCGCGGCTGTATTCCACGTAAGCCGTGGTGCTATCGAACGCCGTCTTCAAGAGGCGGGAGTTCTCGACATCGAGCGGCGAACTACGCGCCGCTCCCGACGGGCGCGCGAAGTCGATGGCCGAGTGCGCCGGGCCTTGAACGCCGAGAAGCGGGGGACGCTCCAGGGCAGCGGGGAGGCTTGGTTGGTCGAAGAGACACAGAAAGCCGGACTCTTCGTAGAACCTCAGAAAGCAGTCGGAGGATACAACCTCGACCTCCTGGTCGAGCACACCGTCGCCGTGGAACTGATGACGGGCGCCAGCATGCCGTACCAACCGGCCCGCTATGGCGAGCGACTCAAATACCTGCTCGACAGGCACACGCTTTTGGTCGTGTGGAGCTGCGGACGACACACCCTCGTCCCAGCAGGCGTGCAAAAGCTCGTCGCCCTCTTGAAGAGTCTCTGCAGCAACCCAACCCCGCCCAAGCACCAGTACTGGGTGATTCGGGGTGACGGTGAAGTCGTCGTACGCGGTGACCAGCCGTACGACCGTGCCCTCGTACCAGCGGCGGTACGCGCGTTCGACCGACAGTGCCGTCGTAAGCGTACCTGACACAAAACAGCCACAGTTTCCTACCGCGGCTTCACCGTGCACGTCGCAGTCGTTGTCGCACCCTGCCGCGTTGCCGTTGTACCCGACAGCCAGCACCTTTCTGAAATCGGGCGTAACAATCGCGCAACCCACACGCAGGCGACGACACGTCGAACGCTCGCTCATGCTGGAAGCGAGACGCATGTAAATGTCTTGAAACGAAGGACGCATCAAAGGGCTCCTCGGGCGGCTAAAACTTCGCGCATCACATCCCGTGCGTAGTCACAAGCGCGGCGCTGTACGCGCCACGCAAGCGGGCTACCGGCGTAGGACACCCCAAAAACTTCGGGGCGTGTGAACTCCTTGTCGTAGTGCTGCGGTCCGTCTTCACGCGACGGCCACACCACACGCAGCGTGAACTCCCCGTCCTTGCCGGGAAGAAAGTCTACGGACGTAGCGTAGGTTGCGCGCCGGATAGGGTCGGCCCACCCACGCAGCTGCCCGCAAAGAGTTTGAAGAAGTACCGTACCTCGGTCCATACTGCCTCCGTGGCGCGCGACCTACGGTACATCACGAGCGAACGCTTTATCCACGATGACCTCGCGGCACGCGCGGCTGACATGGCGAAGGAAGCTCTACAGCAGTGGCGAAAAGAACGCCGCATCGAGAGCTTCGCCATCAGCTGGCCCAGCGAGCACATCGTTGGAGACGACGGTTCGACCATCACGCACGCGGTGCTTATGCCGCTGCGCGGTGACTTAGACGAAGGGGCGAAGCACGCAGCGCTGACGCGGATGGTCGAGAAGACCAAAGCGTACGGACTCGTCGTGATTGAGCGTCGTCAGAACGAAATCCGCGTGCTCTTTGAAACGCACCATGGCGCCCGAGCCTGGATTACTCCGCTCAAGCGCCATGGGGACCTCCTTGTTCCTGGGAGGACGCAGGTGCGCGATAACGCCGAGTGTCTGGGATTTCTCTGGCGTCCGCAGCTCGTCAGCTAGTTCAGCTCGCGCCGGGAATCGGGAAGCCGACCGCGATGGCTGCCTTCTTGAGACGCTCGTGCTGCGCACGCTCCTCCGCCGAAAGCGTGGTCTCGTCGATGAGACCGTTGCCGCTACGCGCCTGAATCTCCTCGACCACGCCGGTCTCGGGCGTATCCAGGGTCACGCGCGTTGCCGCATCACGCGCCACGGTGCGCGCATTCAGGTAGTACTCCGCCGTCGCCGCCGCGTACGCGCGCTGCTCCATCTCGTTGAGCGAACCGGCGTTGCGGTACGCCGAGATGACCGTCGCCGCGGCGTGCTGGCGAACCGTCGACGGGTCATTCGTCGCGTCGTCCTGCGCAGCCGCCGTCGCCCGACCCGCCTTGACCGCCTTGACCGCCTTCTTCGCGGCCTTGGCCGGCTTCACCGCCTTGGCAGGCTTCGTGGCCTTAGCGGGCTTCTTTTCCGCCTTGTCAGCCTTGGCCGCCTTGACGGCCTTCTTCACCGCCGGCGCTCCGCCGAAGTGCTTCTCCGCCGTGGTGCGGGCCTTCTCCTTGTCCGCATCCGACCAATCCGACTTGCCGATGGCACGACGCGCGCCGACGAGACCGGCGTACTTCCCGGCCTTGAGGTTGATGGCGAACTTCTCCGGGCTGAGCTTCTCGTAGTTCATGTCTGAAAGTCTCCTGCGTGAGCACCGTTAGTGGCGGCTCAATACTCCATTGTGGAGGGCTTGTAGAAATACTACCGCCTGCAACGATGTCAACCTCTCTTCTGAAAGAAGAGAGGGCTCGACAGCCTTGTACCGCAAGTAGTACGACATTTTGGGTACAAGAACCGTGGAGGTCGTATGGCCAAGAAAATGGTGTTCATCTGTGATGGTTCGTCGTGCGGTGCAATTCTCGTCAACCCGAGCGACGGGTTCGTTCTCCGGGGCAGCATTCGTGCAACCGCTCTGGAAGAGGCGGGAGCGCTCGCGCCCCTCGTAACTACGGGGGAAAACGAAGAAACCGCACTCTGCCGGGAGTGCATGATGAAGGCGCTGAAGCTCTAGGTGCAGCCATGATGGATTATGGAAGGGCCATCGCCTGGCTCAACGCACCGCGAAGGAAAGACCGTACGCGCATCGGGCACGAGACATACCTCTCCCGGACTCAAGAGGGTGTTGCCCTAGAGTATCGAGAGAGTTTCATCGTGACGTACCGCCCAAATGGGGACCTGTGGTTCCACAACCGCGGCTACCAGACACGGACGACTAAGGACCGGTACAACCGATTCTTGCCGCCAAACTTCTGGGTGTACGAACACGACAAGTTGTGGTTTCTGCAAACGCCCGCGGGAACGCGGCCGTTTCGGAACGGGATGGTCGTGAAGCCCTCAGGGCGGGTCGAAGGGTTTCCGGCGCCATTCTATGAGATTGACGCGCGAGACCTCTACGACCGCACCCGGCGGTACGCTCGCGACTACACCGACGTACTTACCCGTGGTCTTATCAACCGACCGCGCGGCGAAGGGGATTGCCCCAAATGCTACGACGTTCTCTTTGAGCTTACTGGCGGAAACACAATCCACGACGAGGCGGCCGTCCAACGGCACCTGTTGGAACATGTGCAAGAGCAGAGCACACCCGGCTCATTGATAGCGCTCGCCGCAGCGCGACACGCCGTGCGCGGTTACCCAACCAGCACTGGAGGGCTGTTCCGGTACTCGCCGTCGTTCGCGGCGGTTGTTGAAGTCTGCTGGCCAGATTCGCAAAAGCTGCGAAAGAAGCCACGGACGAAAGCAGAGAAAATCGAGCAGGTTGAACTACGTATGCTGCGAAATAGCGACGTAGCCCTGCCGAACATCCAACCACGGTACTGGCGAAGAGAAATCGCCAGCGTTCTAAAGCACTTCTTGCTGGAGAAGTTCGAGTTCAGCGTATGAAACGCGTTTACGAGCGTACCGTACGAGCCTGGCTCGTCTTAGAAGACGACGCTGCGGTGTTGTTTGAGCTGCTGCGCAGTGCCGTACGGCGCGCCCGTAAAGACAAGGCCCCGACTACCCAGAGTGAGGTAGTCGGGGCCATCGTAACGGCGTATTGTCTTAGCCACCGGATGGACATCCTGGAGCACTTACCCAATGAGTTCGAACGGCAGCGCTTTGAAGAGGCTCTTCAATCCCACCGCGTCGTCACCCGACTACCTCGCTCCCATCGCGCCAACCGTCTTCGACCAAGAGGTGACGTTCCCTCGGTTCCCGACGCTGCAGGAGCAACTGGCGCACCTGAACGGAACAGCGCCCCATCCGTTGATGGAAGTGGGCGTGGCACCCCCACCTCCTGACCGGTCCCTTTTCCAAGGCCTGCTCGGCGGGCGTCTCGACGTCTTGCAGCAAGACGTTCAGGAGAATCCAGACCGCTACGACGAGGCCACGCGTGCGGTGTTTGCCGAGCTAAGTTCCGGAGCGAAAACGGTCGAGAGTCTCGACCCGGTTGCCCGGAAGGCTCTCGACCGCGCCACACTGGATTTCGCTTCGTACCGCCCGCCGCGCACCGCGGCACGGTCGGAACCTTCCAAGCCGCCACCGGCGCCGAAAAAGCCCCGACTCCTTTATGATGGAGTACTGGAGGACGGCCGGGCACCGCAGGTCGAAGAACCCGGCGGGCCGATGACCGCCTACTGGTGGCTCACATGAAGGGCGTCCCGAGTGTGGGCTGTCCGTACTCGTTGACACCATACGGAAGCTGGTAGCCGACTCCACGGCGGGGTCCGCCATAAGGCGCGGGAGGACCTTGGGGCTCGCGATTCATCTCACGCGAAGCCGCCGAAATCCCCTTACTGCCAAGCGCCAGGCCACCAGCCGCCAGTCCCGTAAGTGCGAGATTACCCTTCCAGCCAAGTCCGAGTTTTCCCTTGAGTTGGTCTTTGGCTTCAGAAACCAGAGACGTCAGGTCACCCTCTGGTGCTGGGGGTTTCGGGATAGGCGGGGCCTTGAACGGCTTGACCGCGTTTACGGCCTTCGTGCCAAACTGTTTGATGGTCGGTACGATTTTCGAACCGAAGGATTTTGCCGTGGCGACAAAGTCACCAATTCCGGCTTCCTTCGCCATATCTGCGCCTGTTTCGGCGGCAATTGACGCCAACCGAACCATGCCCTCATCCCAGCCCGCCGGAAGGTCGCTTCCTGCCGGAATGATGAGTGGAACCCGTGTATGTCGCAGGTTTTGGTTAACCTGCCGAATCTTAGCTAGTTCGTACTCACGGCGAGCTTCGTACCGAAGCCGATCCTCAAGTTGCTGGTCAGCAACTTCTTGTCGCATCTTTTCGGCCAAACGGTAGCTGAGAACCCGCGCGGCAAGACCCATCGCAAGAGGAGCTTCTCCGGCGAGTTTCGCCAAGAAAACGTCCTCCGTACCATAGTGCTGCATCAACGCAGGAATCGGAGTATCCATCAGGCTGCCGTAACACGCTTTCGCGCGAGAAGCTGTGTGATGTCGGAAGCACGCCGAAACGCGTCGACCTGGACGCGGCGCAACGAAGCAATCGCTTCGTGCACCACGGGGTCGGTCGGTGCCGGAAGGTCTTCGTCAGGAGCCGACGACCGTTCGCGAATCTCTGGCCGACTCACTTCAGCATACCTTCCAGGCGCCCGAGCGTTCTCGCCATTTCCTTCCATTGGTCCTCCTGCGACTTCGTGAACGACGCAAATGCATCACTACGAACGTAGCGAGACCCTCGTTCTTTTAGCTTCTCGATGTCCTGGTGCATTTGCGCCAGTTCCTTGGCGCGCATATCCACGAGCTGCTGCTGATGTTGCAGCTCGCGTCGAATGTCGGCACGAAACGCATCGAGTTCGGCCCGCCAACCCGCAGCCGCAATCTCGTACTGTCGCCGCAGACGCGGAACCTCGTCCGAGAGCTTTGTCAGCGCGTCCTCGCACGCTTTGAGGCGCTGCTTGAAGCGGAAGAACGCGCCTAGAAACGATGCCCCACCGCTGGCCGCTGCCGTCAAGCCGTGGTCGAGAATGGTAGTCCAGTCCAAGAGGCCTCCTGACACAAGCAAAGGGCAGGAGCGCCCCGGCCGGCATCATCCGAGCACCCAGACGCGCAGCTGGCAGGACGAGGTGTAGATGATGCTGAGCGAAGTCGCTCCCGACGACGGCGTCGGGTTGAACCACACAAAGAAACCCCCAGCAGAGATTTCAAGTGGTTCCGTTCCCCCGTTGATTACGCACCGAACGACAGCGCCCGACTGCCCGCCGTCGTATCGAATCAACAGCCCCTTGGCTCCGGGCGCCCCAACCGACCCAAAATCGAACGACTTCGTACCGGCGCCCACCAAGTTGAGCACCGACTCCTGCAGCGAAACGAACTGCGAGGCGAAGTTGAACGGGATGGGGTCCTGCGGAAGCGACTGGTCGGCCGCCAGCTGCAAAGACCCCGCGAATGCAAACGGCTGAACAACCGGAGCCATGGGCTACTCCTACGAGTTCTGGATGCCGGGGAAGGTCCCGTTCGTACCGCCCGCGTTGGCGTTCGAGTTCGTGATGAGCGTAAGGGCAGCCACCGCCACCGGCACGGCGCGCTCGAACTGCACCGCGACGGACTCCTGAATGAGCACGCCCTGCGCATCCGTGGCCCACGAATGGTTCGGCAGGTAGCAGGCCTCGAAGTACACAGCCGCCAGCGTGTCGAGATTGATGTCGCGGATGTACATCAGCATGCCGATGGGCTGCGCGAACAGGTCCGACGCCAGGTTGACGTAGATGTTGTCGTAGCCCGGAGGAATGATGACGTCGTGCGGGTTCGACATGGCCTTGTTGCCCGCGTTCGGGAACATGGCCGGAACCGCCGTCGGAGGAATGAGGTCCTGGTAGTACGCGTACAGCGTCCGGAGCAGCGACGCGCCGTGGTAGTAGATGCGCCCGAGACCGAGCTGACCCACGGTACGACCCGCGATGAAGTAGCTCCGCTCAGAACCAATTTCGAAGATACGCGAGAACTGCCGCGTATGGCTGAGATTGAAGTTCTGGACGATGCCAATCGGGTAGACGATTTGATTCGCCGCCTGCCCGTTGCCCTTCACCGCGCCGGCTACGGCAGCAGCACCGCCGATGTTCGCAAGGCGGGGCGGACCCGCAGCGAGCATCGTGAAGCCGGCGTTTGCGTAACGCCCATCGACCATGCCGGCCTGGACGTAATTCGAGTACGGCGCCCAATCGGAGAAGTTGCCAGCCATCGTCTTACTCCCTCACCTTGGAGGTGTAGTCTCCCCCGAGGTCTTCGTACACGTTCAGGGTCTTACCCGTGTCGAACGTCGCAGCGACGCGGAGGAGACCGACATCCGCTCGCGCAATCTTCTGAAGAAGAACCGCCTCCAACGAGGAAACGCGCGGCGAACCGAACCGCTCCTCCAGAGCGGCCCGGCCCACCACCTCAGCGGCAAGTTTTCGCAGTTCAGTACTCATTGAGCGCCCCGGCACACTAGATGGTGAGGGTCAACCGAATGTAGTTGCAGGGGAACGGAACATCGAGCGTCACGTCGATCAGCACCGTGTCGGGCGCCGTCGTGTCCTGCACGATGTTGTTGAGCTGCGACCCAATGAGCACACCCGAATCCGCGAGGAAACCGAGCAGGCCTTGAATGACGTGCCCAAGGCTGTCGAGGAAGCCCTGCGTGATGTTGAACCGCCCGATGAAGTTCTTGAGGCCCTGCCGCAGGAACTTCGCCGTGAAGTCCACCACCTTCGTGATGGAGTCCGTGCGCGTCTCGATGCTGGTCATGTCCGTCGTCAGCGCCATGCGGCTGATGAGGGGCGTGCCCGTCGAGTCCTGCACGATGACGTAGTTGCCGCCCGCCGCCATGACGTTGAGCTGCCGCTCGCCGAAACGGTCGTTCGACCCAATGACACGGGTGAACCCCGTCATCGGGAAGTTCGTGAACGACTGCTGCGGAGGCTGCTGACCAATCATGCCCGCCACCGCGGCGTTCATGTAGAAGCCCTCAACAATCTGCTCGATGCCCTGAAGGGTCGCCGCAGCCTTGTCCGGGAACGTCGACCACACGCGGCGGCTGGCGTAACCCTGCGCCATCTGCTGCACCGTGAGCGCCGTACCCTCAAGGTCCGGCGACCCATCGAGGAGCACCAGTGCCGCACCCCGAATGCGCACCGCGAACGGGTCGCTGATGAGGGGCGTCGGAAACGCGCTCGTCGCGTAGTAGCCGTCGTCGTTCTCGCCCGGGAGGAACCCAGACGTCTTGAGCATAACGACGCTGCCGACGACGTTGACGATGTTGTACTTCTTGCCGTCGCCAATATCGAGGTAGATGCCCGCCGACGTAGCGTACGGACCCGAACTCGTCAGGCCCTGCGCCACGAGCAGCGCGCCGAGGTTGGACACGCCCGTATCAAACGTATCCGGCGTCGGCGTCGTGTTGCCGTTCGCGCCCGACGAGACGAGCGTGTCGAGCTTGTGGGTCGGCACCTCCGGATTGATGAGCACAATGCGTTCGCCCTTGTTGGCCGGCGCGCTCATCACCGAAACGTGCGTGCTGAACACCTGGAAGACGGTCGTGTCGTGCGTCAGAGGCGCAAGAGCGTAGACCTCGTAGCCTTCGAGGAACGTCGCTGCACGCGTGTACGCCTCCACCGTGCCGTACGGCGCAGCAGGCGTCGCCGAATCCACGCCAAGCGCCGTAACCTGCACGCCCGGGCTGTTGAGCAGCGCGAAGTACAGACCGAGGGCGAGCGGGTTGTCGACCGTGATGGGCGACAGCTGGCTGGCAAGAGCCGTCGTGTCGCCGAAGCGGAGCAGGCCCGGATTCGTCGCACGGGGCGACACGTCGAGGCGCACCGCCTTGTACGCAAGGTAGAGCGTAGCGCGCGAGGGGTACGACGGATTACCGCGCGGATCGCGAACCACCTCAGGAACAATCCGACACGCACCCGTGCCAGAGTCCACAACGAGGTTCGGATACGGGCGCGAGATGCCAGTCGTCGCTGACGACGCCTTGAGCTTCTGCGCCTCGATGTACCAGGCCAGGCCCACGTTGCTGGAGATGGGAACCTGCTTGTCGATCTTCAGGTAGCTGACGTTGCCGCCAGGAGCCACCTGAGTGACCGTCGCGTACGAGATCCCATCCACCCAAACGCGGTCACCCGGAAGCGGCTTGAACGGGTTACCGCGCACCGTCGTCCCAGCCGTAAGGCCGAGCGTCGCGCACGCCGTTCCGCTCACAACCTTCATGATGGAGGTGGCGCCGAGCGTGATGTTCGTGAGCGCGAGATTGCCGCCGCCCGTAAGCGTAGCAACCGTGCGCCCTTCCGACGCCGCGCCGAAGAGCGCGTTGATCTGCGTCAGCACCAGGGCAGGGCTCGACGCACCCGAGAACGTGAGCGTCTGCGGCTTGTCGCCGTCGTCCAGGGTTAGCGTCTCGCCGTCCGGAACGCCGCCACCCGGAACCGCAATCGTGCCGACAATCTGCCCAGCACCCGGAGACGCCGTGAAATCGGCGCCCGTGAACGCGAGAAGCGGGGTCACGGCGGTGCCGTTGCCGCTGTCGATGGCACGAACACCCGAAACGCCGTACGTCGTACCCGCAACCAGGCCGACCGTCAGGTTGGCCGTTCCCGCGCCAACCTCAATGCTGGACTCCGGGCCAAGCGCCAGCGTCGTGATGCGGAGGAAGTTGGTGGTGGCGTCGTAGGACGCCGTAGCCACCGCACCGATGACCGCATTGATTTCCGCAAGGGCAATCGCGGTGTTCGCCGGAGCGCCGAACGTCACCGTCAGCGGCGACGAAGCACCGTTGAACGTGAAGATGAGCGTCTTGCCGCCGAGGTCGAGCGGGAGAGTCAGCGTCGTCACGTCGACCGTACCCACCACCGTCGCGGCCGTTCCGATGCCGTTGCGGAGGAAGGCTTCCGTCTGGAGAAGCTCCATGAGCGTCCCGCCCGTTCCACCCATGAAGAGGAACGCGCGAACCGACGGAGGCTCCACGACGAGCTGCGAAAGGTTCGCGTTCGGGTCGGGGAAGCTGGCGAACGTGATGTCCGTGACGTGCTGGTCGTAGTACGTCGAGCCCGTATAGACCTTGTCTGCACCGAACCCAAACGCAGCCAGAACGACAGGCGAGCTGGCGGCCAGACCCGTTCCAACCACCTTGATGGTCTGGAAGTCGTTTGCGGCGTACGAACGAATCCGCCAGGACATGCCGTCCGGGGACACCTCCGCCGTAAACGCCGTCACACCCTCGTCACTGAACGCCATGAGCACCTGCGCCACGACCTGCGCCGGCGTAAGGGGCTCACCGCTGAACGTGATGGTGATGTCCGGGCCATTGTTGAGCGACACGACGAGCGAGAGGCTGTCGAGGCCCGAGTACACCGGAGGCGTTCCCACGGCGTCCATCGCCTGCGCAATCGCGTTGAGCGACACCAGCGCTTGCGGATTGAGCACCGACGCACCCGCGCTGTTTTGCACGAGAACGTCAACGACCTGCCGACACACCCCCACAATGCAGGGAACGAGAGTGGGCGTCACAACGGTCGGCGTGACCGTCTGGAAGACTTGAATGACCTCTACCCCCGGGCGGGGAAGCTCAGCAGCCATCAGCGGCTCCTTTCATCACACCTTGACCGTGCTCGTGTCCGTGACGTGCGCATTTGCGTTGGTCACACACGATTCTTCCACAGTGGTTACGGCTATGGGAATAGTGCGCCCTCCAATCGAAGGCGGACGCACCGCGGGGCAGTTCGGCCGAGCAGCACGAACAATCACTTGTTGAGCGGGATTAAGCGGGTGCGGCATGAGCGGAAGTGTCGATGCGGCGCCTCCGGGACGGGGCGTTGCGCCGTAGACATCGCTGGCTTGAGGAGCAAACGCATCCGGCGGACAGGTGTGGATGTTTACGGGCACTCCGCCCGTTGGTCCGCCAGCAGGTCCGCAGTGCCCACCCTCTACCGAGTTATTCTCCGACGAACCTACCGGAGCGCCCGCCGGACCAATAAGCTGCTGGTTGACGGACTGAAGCTGCGCTCGAATCGACAGGCCCATGTTCCGGACAATGGTTTTGCCCAACGGGCTGAACTGCGACGTGCGGTAGAACTGGTACGGGCAGTTGACTGTCGTGACGTACCACTCGTCTCCCGAATCGGCGGAAACCACCGAACCAGCAGGGGACGGGGCACCAATCGCCGGTTGTCGCCCAATCTCGAAGAAGCCCGCTTGCATGAGAAGTTCGCGGTGCAGCCACAACTGCTCCGCGCAAATCCAGGCAATACGCTCCGACTCCAGCGCCGCGCGGGAGCTACAGTTGACGACCATTGTGCCAGGAACAAGAACCGATTTTTTCTTAGTTCCCGTCTGGAAGTCATACGTCAGCATGTCATCGAGGCCGAGCGAGTAAAACTGCACGGGGCCGCGCGTACATGAGATGGCTGGGCGCTGTCCTACCGTCTCCGCCTTGATGGGGTTTTCGTCGGAGATATAAATCTCCGCGTGCTCATCGTTCGGCTCCCAGTGGTAGGCGCCGTAAGGCGCCGCGTGGAAAAGACCCTGGAAGAACCCGACGAAGAGCGAACGAACGTGCTCTAGCGGCGAATACTTGAAGCTGTCTTCGGGGAACGCGCCGTTAGGACTTGTTGTCGGGATTTTCGAGGGCACGGCGCATCTCCTCTACTTGGTGGGCCTGCGCCAGATTGTACGCGAGACCGAGTCCAGCCCCCAAAATCGGGGCCGCCGTCATCAAATGACGGGCCGGAATATCGTGACCCATGATGTGCTTGTACGCCTGGTTCGACAGGTGCGCTGCGCCGGCACCTGCCAGCGTACCAAGACCCATACCCGCCACACTTTTCAGAATGGGAGCAAGCGCACTCGGGCGGTCCTTCTTTGACTCTTCCGCGAGCTTGCAGAGGGCTGTTGCTGCGTCCACCGGCAGATAAGAAAACAACGTAGGAGCGCGCATCACTGCCTCGGATAAGTGGTGTAGAGACTGTAGATGGCCGGAATCTCGGAATCCATGAAGGATTCAAGATTCATCGGGTTTTCGTAGTTACGAGACGGGTTGAGCCACAAGTCCCGCAGCGCCTCCGACAAGTTCAGCGGCACGGCGAACTCAACATCCTTTGGCGGGATTTCATGCAGCTGAACTTCCTGATGAACGGCCGCACGGCCCTGCTCCGTCTGGTTCACCTGAACAACGCGCCACCGCCGGTTTTCCGGTTCGATGATGAGGTCGCGGGGCTTGAGCGGCGGATACCAGGACAAGCGTGCAGTCGTGTTGGACTGCTGCTGCGCTCCGACGTTGGTGTTCTGTTCTGTCTTCGCCGAAGGGTCGATTTGAATCCACGACTCAATCGGGTGCAGGTAGCCCCGGACAAATCCCGTATCAAAACAGAGCTTACAGCCCGACGTGCGCTTTTGTTTTAGCGTCGCGTTGTAGCAACTGCAGCGCTGTCCGAATGTCCTCGCTGGAAGAACCCAGCAGCGCCGAGCCGCAAACTCCCGAAACAAGAGCTGCATGTGCCGCCGCAGTTCCAGTGCGATGAGGTCAGGGTCGGGGTCTTTTGACACCGGACCAAAATCAAGAAACTCACCACTCGGAACGTGCGCTACACGCAACTGGTAGAAGTACTTCCGCCAACGGTGCCCAGTCGACAAGGTGTTGTCGACAAACGTAAAACGATCCTGAAAGGGCCGCCCGATAATGTCGAACGGCCCACTCGGAGATTCGCTGCGCTGAACGGCGAACGTGTAATCGAGAATGTCCTCGCTCGTATCAACCAGACGCCACGACAGTTCGTTGAAATCAATGTCCAACGAACGGACGCGAAAGTCTTTGACCTCAAGCGAGACACCCATGATTAGCTCGTTGCCGCCGGAAGAAGTTTTCCAGCCGAAGGCGAGGGAAGTTCACGTACTTGAATTTGAGGCTCTGGAATAAGGGTTTCAGCCGAATGCGCAGGAAGTTTCGGCGCTTGAGCTTTCGGCATGCCCTTAAACAGAGGTTCTCCTGAAACGCCACGACGAACCATGTTCACGCCAGACTGCGCGGTATTACCAACCGCCTTTCGGAATGTCTGTCCAGCGTACATGCGACCCCCGATTCCGCCCGCGGCACCACCAAGCGCGGCTCCCGCAAGTCCGCCCTTCAGCGCACCAGAAAAACCATGCCCGGACTCTGCGCTTGCCGCTCCTCCAGCCGCACCGACGGCCGCACCACCGAGCGCGCCAGCCGTACCGGGGTTCTTCATCGCCCACGCACCGAAACGCTGAAGTCCCTTGGTGACATCCACTGAGCCAAGTGCCTTCTTCTCCATCTGCGCACGCAGGGCCGCATGCTCTGCCATCGCCTGCTTAATCAAGCGCGCCGACCCCGTAACAATCTTTCCGAGCGAAGGGTCGCCTTGGTTGATAAGCTGCCCCCGCCAGTTCCTTTGAGCCGGCTGGTACAGCATGGCTTCGTTCGCGGCTGGGTCAAAAACCGGTGTTCGATGCGACATGCCATACTCCAGGTCAATCGGCGCTGCCGACCCCGGTGTATGCCCAAATGACGCCGGCGTTGCTGGCTCTTGCAGCGGTGCGCTAAATCGAGATTTTGTGGGTGACGGCGCATGCTCTGGGTCCACCAACATGTTGTGGACATCCACCAGATTCTTCTGGTTCTCCTTTGCCTCACGCACCTGCTCTGGCGTCAGCACGGCAGGACGAGGCGCAGGAGCGGCAGGAGCGGGGTGAGGTGCAGCGACGCCACCGGCAGGCGGCGCGGGTGCGCGCCCGACAGGCGCCGCCGGCACACCCGTTACCGATTGATGCTGAAGGTTTTTCAGGTCGGAAAGGCTCTCATCAATCACGCCCTTTGCCGCCGCACTGTTTGTGAGGTGCTGACTCATGCCGCCCGCGAGTCCACCGACGGCGGCGCCACCCAGACCCCCCTTCACTGCCCCCGAGAGACGATTCCCCGGACCTCCGGCCACCGCGCCGCCGACGGCACCCGCCGCACCGCCCACCAACGCGCCTGCGGCGGCACGATTCTTCATCGCCCATCCGCCAAAGTTTTTCAACGCATCCGCTGCGGGCACCCCGCCCAAGGCAGTTTTCGCCATCATCGTGCCGGCCTGCGTCCCGTACGACGTCAGCGCCTGAACGTGGGCCGCTTTCTGCATGTCCTGCCGCGCCAGCATCCGACCGAAGTTGTCCGCAAACGCCACCTTTGCGACACCGCCGCCAAGCCCCTGCGCAGCATCTTGCGCTCCTTCAGCGGGCACCGGACCCGGAGCCCCCGCACCCTGGGCGGGCATGTCGGGCGCCTCGGGCATCGCAGGGGGCGCACCTTGCATTTTTGCAAGTTCAAGCTCCAACATGCGCTTCTTGAGCTGGATCTTGCTGCGAAGCTCCCAAGGGTCCCCCGCCGCACGCTGCTCTTCGCGGCGCTGCTGGTCGAGGATGTCGGCCTGAAGCTCTTCCTGCTCCAGTCCGAGAGCCTGCTCAAAAAGCGGCGTACCCCGGAACCGCTCCAGGAACACCGAACCGCTCTCTTCCGGGTAGGCGAGCTTGAGGTGCCCGTACAAAGTCTCCACCGGAGTACCGCTCGCCAGAGCGCGCAGCTCATTTTCCGGAAGGCCGCTAAGAAGCGACGTCAGCTCGGCCTGTCCTTGCTTGGCCAACTCCGCGGTGTATGCGACTTTGAGGAATTCGTTGAGCATCAGCCTGCCCTCTTGCTGAGAATGTCCTTGAGATTGCGAGCAATCGAACCGACGTGCTCACCTGACCGTTTCAGCGACCCCACAACTTGCGGGCCATTTGACGCACCAAGCAGCGCACCGCCGAGAGCCCCCATCCCTGCCGATACGCCGGGGTGTTCGTTCGCGAACTCACCCATCGTCAGTCGTGCACGCGACTGCGCGAGGTTAAGCGCATCGCGATAACCTCGGTCCGGCTTCGCCTCCAGCTCTTGGACCTTTTGCCGAAGCGGGTCGTAATCCGCACGAGATTCTAGGTAGCCGAGACCCCCACCCATGGCTGCACCAGCAGCGGCATGCGGAAGAACTGAAACGGCTTTTCCAGCCTGCATGGTGAGGTAGTTTTTGAGGGACGCCTGCTTACCGGCGACGCCAAAAGGGAGGAAGTGCGACAAGACCTCCTTGCCCGGCGTCTGCCCCTGCTGGTCCTTCTGGTTCATCGACGTCGCCGGATTCGCGTTCGCGAACATCGGTTCCGTGCCCGCAGCCGGTGCGTTGTTCTGGTCCTCTCCCATCGGGGCAACCGAGTTCGGTGCCGCACCGGGGCTCGCCGCCTGACCCGCAGGTCCCGAAGTCGGCTCGGGCGCACTGCTCGGCGCCGCAGCCTGGCTCGCCGCTTGGGCCGCGGCATCCATGCCCGTCAACGACGGAGGCTCTTGCGATGCCGCCTGAAGCAGCGTCCCACGAAGCTGCTGGTACGCCATGCGCATCGCAGCAGCGGCTTGCTGCTGCTGGAGAATCTGGTCTTGCGCTGCCATGGCTTTTTGCGTCGACGAGGCGACCTGCGCTTGGTACGCCGCCGTCTGCTGCTCGTTCAGCGCCTGTTGTTGCTGCGCCTGCTGAACTTGCTGCTGAAGCTGCTGTGCCTCTTGCTGCTGTTGCTCCTGAGCCTGCTGCGCCTGCTGGAGCTTCTGGCGGAGGAAGTCGATGTGATTGTTCTCCGCACCCTGCTGCGCCTGTTGCTGGAGGGCGAGGTACTGCTGAACCTCCGGGGCAAGCATGGGCTCAATCGGCGCGCCCGGCATGGGCTGCGGAGCCGCTTCCTGCTCCGGCTGCATGCCCATCTCGTCCAGAGCAAACTTGAACGCCGATGCCGCCTTTTGATATGCCGCCGCCGTCTTCCATTCCTCCGGCAGCGCGCCCGTTTGGTTAAAGTGGATAACACTCGGCGTAGACTGCTGCGCGTCTATATGGGCCGCAATGCCACGCGCAGCGCGTTCACGCGCCAAAACACGGGCATGCTCCTGCGCGTATCGCTTACCCCCACGCACAGCACCACCCAGAGTGCCCAAAGTGGCGCCAGCTAGAGCACCACCAAAGGCTCCGTGACTGAGTGGCTTTTTCGCAAGATGTGCTAACAAGCTACCGCCGGCAGCGCCGCCCAAAGCACCAAGCAGTTGTCCGCCCCGCACGTTTTGACGGTACGTAGGGACTGCTTCTCTGTTTGCCGCTTGATGCGCCGCTACTTCGTTTGGGCTAACTACGTGCATCAGGAAGGCATTCCTGCGTGCGATGTCGCGGTCTAGTGGTTGACCGTTGTGCATCGTCGCGTAGGAATCCACCAACTGACGTAGCTGGTCATTCGCAGTCTTCTCGTGCCGATGACGGTCCATCGACCCGCCCACTTCACGGCCCGCCTTGCCACCCATGTGCTGACCGAGCCAAGCACCACCCAACGTCGCCATCGGGTTGCCCTTACCGTAGTGGTGCATGAGCGCTGCGCCGGCAGCGGCCCCAGCTCCACGCCCAGCCAGCTCACCGTGCCGCTCGCTGCGATGCGCGTGCTCTTTCGCGAACTCCGCACTGAGCGAAGCACGAGCGCGTTCGTGCCCCGTCTCTTCCGGCGACTTGGACGCCGCCGTTTTTGCAGGGGGCACAGCGTGCTGCCCTTGAGCAGCGGGAGGAAGGGACACAGGGGGCGCGGCCTGCATGTTCTGACCCTGCGCCGTAGGCGGCAGTGTCATGGGCGCGCCCATTCCCATCGCCTCGGCCTGCTTCAGCAGGGCGTACTGCTCCTGCACGGAGAGTGACTCAAACGCCGCGTCTAGGTCCGCAACGGTGGCTTGCTTCTCCACACCGCGAACCTGGATGAAGAACGCAGCGGCCTCGGCTTGAGGGATGCCCTTGAGCAAAAAGTCGTCGAAGTTCATCCCATCACTCCCAGGTGTAGACGTTGTGCATGTTGTCGTTGCCGCTGTACGACCACGTCCAACACGGCGCGGTGTTGTTCACCGCCGAGGGCTTGTAGAGCTTTCCGACCGTGTCGCGGTCGTCATCAAACCCGAGCAGGCTGTTCGACGTGCCACTCTTCTCAACCGTCACGCCGCTGCTCGGGGTAGCCTCAATGAGAACCAGACGCTGCTCCGCGTCCAGAAGGGCCAAGACAGAGGGCACTGCCGCCTCAATCTGTGCCTTGATGTCCTTGAAGAGCAGCGTGTATGGGTCTGGGTTGGTGCCCGGCGGCGTGGCGCTCGCTGCAACCCCAAACGTAACCGTGGCCACGACCGGCGACGTGAACTTAAGGGTGCGCCCCACCAGCCCGTTGATACCGGCGGTGAGATTTGCCGGCGTACCGCCGCCCTGCGCGCGGTTCACGCTTCCGCCCGTAACGCCCCCGTTGAGGAACGCGGTCACGTCTTCGATGCGACGGAATTTGTAGAGACGATTGACGGCCATTAGCCCTCTCCAGGTTCTTCTGAGACGAAAGAACGAGGCAACTCGTGCCTTTTAGTAGGCGGCGTACGTAGCGTTGACCGCCCAGAGTTCCGAGTGAACTCCGCTGTTGCTCGGACCAAGAATGCCTTGGATGTTGATGGCGACCTTCACCCGTTGCTTCATCTGGTCCGTGAACGCTTTGTAGTACTGGAGCCAGTTCATGAGCATCGGCGTCTTGTCGTTGACGCCGACGTTGATGCCGCCGTTTGAGTAGTTGATGTGGTTTCGCGTCTGCAGCAGGCCCACGGACTCGATGAGCGAGATGGTCGTCATCCGTAGTAGCAGCGCGTGCTGGTTCAACTGCAGCAAGTCTTCAAGACCAAGCGCGGTGAAGTGCGGCGTACCGTTGAAGTCGGCGAGCGCATCGTACACCGCCCACGCAATCTGCCGGTCGCTCGACTCTTCGCCCGAAACAATCCGGTTCAGCTCAGGGAAATCCCGATGATAGAGACGTACCATCTGGACAAAGTCCCGAAAGGTCGGACTCATCGTCGGGATTCCCTGCAGCATGAATCAGCCGCCCTTCTTCTTCGACGGCGCAGCAGGAGCAGGAGCGCTTTGCGCCCGATCCTTCTGAAGCACGTACGAAGCCGGGGGCTGGTCACCGAGCGCCAGCGCACCCACCGAAACGAGCTGCTGAAGACCCGGGCGCAGCGCGCGAATCTGCTCCTCGCTGACTTCCTGGCTCGCGCCCGGCGCCAGAAGAAACGAACCCACCGCGATGGTGTGATTGCTGAGGCCGCGCTGCGCGAGCGCCGGCGTCTCCATATCCGTAAGGTTGAAAACCTTCATCGACGATTCCTCCTACCCGAGCGGAAATCCTTACCCGAGGATACTGCGTCCGACGTCATAGGAGCAGAGGGGTCTGCGGAGTTTTGTGCTGCTTCAAGAGCCGCATCAAGTTCTGCATCCGCGTCCGGCGCCGCCGACGTCGCGACTTCTTCACCGTACTCCAGCGCCGCCTGCGCCAGAAGTGCGGGGCGCTGTCCGGGCGCCATCGTTTGCGGCATGACACCGTCGTCACCCGCGTAGGGCGGGATGTACTGACCGACCTGCACGTCGTCTGCGACCGAGTCCAAACGCGGACGAGGAAGCGGGGGAATCGGAGCACCGGGCAGTGCCTCGAACGTATCGAGGTTCACAAGACGGCCGTCTACCGTGCGCACTTCCAAAATGTGCTGCGCGGCCTTCTGTCGAATCTCTTCGAGGTTCTGCTTCAGCATGTCTTCGCTGATGAGCAGCCGGCGTTCCGGAACCAGGCGCAGCGTACCGTTGACCAGGTAGTGCTTCCGCGCCATGTGCTCCGGAAGACCTGCGCGGTGAAAGCGGAAATCCTTCTTCCGCACCACGCTGTGCAATGCGTAGTGAACAGTCATTACAAATCCTCCAAACGCCACGGGCGCCGGCACCTTTACCGGCACCGACGCCCGTTAGCCTCGCAGATGCGAGAGCGTGTGGCTAGTACTGCTGGACGTTCGGGAACTTCAGGCCGGCGTCGACCTTGTTGTTCGGAGCGCCGAGCGCGTCCTCGGAGACCGGGACGAAGTTCGAGATGAGCGCGTCCGCGTTCGTCGTCGGGTTCGCGTCCGCCGAGTACAGCTCCAGCTTACGCACCGCGGCGATGTTGATGATCGCCATCGCGATGTCTTCCCAAGCCTGGAAGGTGATGACGTTCGCGATCTTGTCGATGTAGAACTTGGTGTTGTTCAGGACGTAGAACTTCCCGAAGAACTCCGGCTTGGTGAAGCAGTACACGTTGCCCGGACGGAGGATGTCCGACTTCACGGTACGGATGTACGAACGCCCGAAGAGCGTGTTGTACTTGTAGCCGTCGACGGCCGTCTCCGACTGGAGCCGGTCACCGAAGTCCTCAAGCGTCCACTGAAGGATGTCGTCCCAGTCGACCTCCGTCATGAGGAGCCGCTCCGAACGAAGGCGGTTGCCGTCGAGGAGCTTGAAGAGGTTGATGACGTCCGGGCGCTGAATCGGGCGCACCGTCGCGTCGTTCGAGGTCGCCGTACGAGCCAGCTCACCCTTGCGGATGGAGAACTCGACCACGCCCGCGCCCTGGATCTGCGAAGCGTTGAGCGGCGTAGCCACGCCACCGTTCGCCTGAAGCTGAAGCGCCTGGCAGGCGGCCTCGATGTTGATCGTGAACTCGCGGTCCTCGACCTCCTGGATGTCCTTCACCGAGTTCTCCTCGATGATCTTGGTGATGGGCATCTCGTAGGCGAGAAGCTCCTGCTCCGTCTTCTGGAAGATTTCCGACGAGACGGTGTAGAAGCCGACCTCGGCCTTGGCGCCGCGAATCATGCGCGCCGTGGGCGAACCACGAAACGTCATGGTGAGCGCGCGGCTCTGCGGCTCGACGTCAACGATCTTGACCAGCGTGTCGTGGTTGACCGAGCGCTGGCAGTCGCTGCGCGTCACCTGCTCCGGGGGGAGCACCTTACGCGCGTACGACACCTCACGGAGACGGTCGCGGATGTAGGACCCGCCGTACTCCGCCATCTTCTCCTTGCCCTCACCCGAGCCGAGCTTCTGCGTGAAAAGCTCGTTCAGAACGCGTGCCGGAACACTCATGATGCCTCTCCTTCCTTTCCTGTTCCGGCCTACTTGCGACCGCCGGAGACGAAGCGCAGCTGGCCGCCGTTGCTCGCCGGAAGGCGAGTCACGTAGCCGACAATGGGGTCGACGTCGCCGCCACCAAGGGCGCCCGCACCAACGAGGCCCGAGAAGTTGCGACCGCCGAACGAAATGGTAGCCACCTTGAGCGGCTGACCGACGTAGCTGATGGCAGCGCCACCGTGAACAGCCGCCGTCGCGTCGAAGATGCGCGTGTCGAACTCGTACTCGCCGCGCCAGAGCACCGGCATCTTCGTCTGCGAAAGCGCCTGCACGTCGTAACGACCACGCTCCGCGAAGAGCGGAACGAGGATACCCGTCGGGTTCGACGCGCCCGCCGGCCGGTACGAACCCACCGACGTGATGTCGGTGGCGCGCACGAGCTGGTAGCTGTTGTTGAGGGTCATCCACTCGCCGTCGACGAGCGCGACCGCGTTGAGCGGCTGCGCGAGCGTCGGGTCGCCGAGAGCGAAGTCACGGCGCTGCACCGGCAGGATGTCCGAAACGGGCGTGAAGTTGATCTTCTGAAGAGTCGACATGTCCTAGTTCCTCCAGTTCCTTCGTTGGTCGGAGCGGTCAGCCCACGCCTCCGACGATGTACCGCTCCAAGTCCGACGAGGCGAAGGAAGTAGACCTCGGCTCGTCATTCGTGAGCTGTGCCAGCTTCGTGCTCATGTCGGGACCGACGAGGTCCACGGCATGCTCAACGGCCTCAAGTTTGCCCGCCGCAGCCGCCTTCTCCAGACGGTCTGCGAGCGTCTCCACCTGAGTGTCCAGTTCGAGCCCTTTCCGGTGCATCTCCGAAGCGAGCTTCTCCACCCGCTCACGGCGCTCCTTCGATGCGAGCTTCTCCGCAAGCTCATTGATGTGAACCTGCTGCGCTCGAAGAGCGGCAGACGCGTCGGTGAGCACCTCCGCAATCTGCGCGTTGCTGAGCTTGTTCATCGTACGCTCCTCACATCCCCTTGTTGTTCTCATCAATGCTCGACGCGAGCTTCGAGAGAAGCGCGCGTGCGGCAGCCGTCTTCACACTGGCCGAAGCGATCTTCGGACCGGCGTTGGACGTATTGTCAAACGCCACCTGCAGCGTCTTGTCGTGAGCCGCCTGCAGCGCGGGCTCGGCAAAGTACTGCGCGAGGTCCTGCTTGCGGTTCGCGTACGCCTGGCCCTTGGAGTACGCACGCGCCGCATCGGCGCTGCCCACGAGGTGGGTCGGACCCTGCGGGGCACCACCGACCGGCGTACCGCCCGGCTCACCCGCCATGTTCGTGTCCGGAGGAACCGCAGGCCCCGCCGAAATCTGCGCCGGGTTGATAGCGTCTTCAGCCTGCTTCACACGCGCCGTCATGTACGCCACGAGGTCGTGCACGCCCGCCGCCTTGGATTCCTCCGACGACTCCGACGTGTGCGACTTCTTCTTATCGTAGAGCTTCTTGGCTCCGTAGGCAGCACCGACAAGTCCTGCCCCGGCGCCGCCAGCAATCAGCGCCTTCACAGCCGGGCGAAGACCCGCGGGAACCGGACCCGGAAGGCGTTTCGGGGCACTGCCTTCCTTCTTGCCGTGGTTTTCCGGCTCGCTGGCGTGCGCGTGCTCGAAGTGCTCCAGGCCCTTACGAACCTGCTTGATACCCTCGTCCTCTTCCTTCTCCGCCTTCTCAACAGCCTCCGCTGCGAGCTTCTGACGGATGAGGCTGAGTGCGCTCGCCTTCTTGCCGTAGTTCGACTCCATCATCTCCTGATGAAGCTGCGGAGCATCGTCGATGGTGTTCGCCATCAGCGTGCCGCCATGCTCCTGGGGCATCGCCTTCTGCGTACCCGGGTGCATCGTAACGACATGAACGCCCTGGCCCTTGTGGTCCGGGAGCGGCGTCGACGACGTTGCCTGCATCACGCCCGGGGGCGATTCCTGCAGGTGCTCCGTCAGGTTGTACGGCCCCGCCATATCGGCAGCCGACTTCGACAGCTCAACCGCGATGAAATCAAGAGCGCTCGCGAGCTTCTCGACGTGCGCCGACTTCATGCCCATGCCGCAGGAGCACTTCTCCTTGCCGCACTTCTCGCACTTCTTGTCCTCGTCCTTCTCGTCATCGGACGCGAGCTTCGCGCGCTGAAAGCGGGCCTCATCCGAAACGCGGACGCGTGCGGCGGACTCCACCATTGCGGCTTTCACCAGGTCCTGCAGTACCGGACGACCTGCCAACTTTCCCATGAGCTTCTCTCCTACAGCGGCGCTCTTCGGCAACATCTGAGCGCCCATCGGGGGCAACGATTTCTGTTCGGTAGCCCCCGCATCGGCTTGAGGCGGGGCTCCTGTGTTCACTCGGGAGTAGTTCTGCCGCGGAGACATTCCATTCGGCCCGCGCCTCCCTGGTGCGCGTGTGGGTTCAATGCTGGGAGTCGGAACCGGGGCAGGGGCGGTTGCACCTGTGGAAGACATCCCCACGTCATCCGCGGCGAGCTTCCAATTCAGTGCAACCGACCCCATGCTCCTATCGACTCCTCAGGCCCACTGAACCGGATAACCGGCCAGCTCCAGAAGCTCCAGCGCGCGAACACCGACCGCCGTATCGAGGTCGGCCGCCGCTGCGACCTTCTCGCTCTCGCCGGGGCCGAGCGTCAATACCGCCGCGATCTTCGACGCTGCCTCATCGGGGTCAAAACCGCCCTCGTAGGCCACGTAGACCGCGTTCTCCGCAGCCAGCGCGTCGATGGCGGAAGACTTCTTCTCCTTCTCATCCTCGAACGTACCGGAGTGTACAGAATGGTGAGCGCCGGCCATTCCCTTGGTGTAGCCCTGCTGGACTTTACCCTTCAAAGCGCCGTATCCGGCGCCCAGCGCTCCACCCACGGCCGCGCCACGCGCGCCGTGCCGAAGCGCGCTTTGGATGGCGGCTTCGGGGTTCGCGTGGGCCTTGTGCATCTCCTTCAGAGCGCCCAGTGCCATACCCGTCATAGCACCACCCACGCCCGAACGAAGTGCCTCAATCTTGGTGTGATGGCGCCCAAGACGCTCGCCCACACGGTGCAGCAGCGGGGCCTTGTGCTCTTCGTGCGACTCGCTCTCTTCCGCGATCTTGCGCATCTCCTGCACGTACGAGTGGGCCATCACGCGACCAAGGAAATCGGCCTCGGCGACCTTCTCGGCCTTCTCCGCCTTTTCCTGTTTGGCCGACTCGTGCTCCTTCTTGGCCTCCTCGACGACGGCCTCGCGGCGCTCCTCTTCCTTCTCGTCCTCGTGGCCCTCGGCCGCCGCCTTGACCCAGGTGTCGTAAAGACCCTGAACCTGCGCGTCCGGAAGCGCATTCAGGTCGATGCCCTCCTCGCTCGCGAGCTTGAGGAAAAGCTCAACCGACGCCTGCTTCTCGTAATCCTCCTGCGCAGAGGAGGCGGTCTTCGTGGTGCCGTAGTACTCGGCAAGAAACTGGTCCATGGCCATGTGAATGTCCTCCAGCAATCCTTGGTTCTCTAAGCCGGCGTGTTCCCCGAGAGGAAGCCTCTCTGCACGATGGCGTTTGGTGACGTCACGCCGACTTCATCCCAAAAGGCCTGCTTGAAGTAGCACACCGAAAGCGGGGTGAAGACGGAGTCAACTGAGGCCGAAGCAATCTTGTGCAGATGCCCGCTGGGTTCGGGCGCTGCCGAAGCTACCAAATCTTGGGCGTGAGCAACAAGGTTCATTAGGTCGGCACGGTAAGCGTTGTACGCAGCCCCTATCTTATGCAGCAGCCCAGAAGAATGGGAAGAAGATGCTGCGCTCTTTTCGGTTGGCGTTGCCGAGATAATGACGACCCGTTTCTCAATCGACGGGCCGAAACCCGACCGAGCGCCCATCATCGGAGCCAGCATGCGGGCAAGAAGTGGCGAGAAGAACTGTGGTCCCATCGGCAGAGGCAAGGAGTCTTCAACCCGAGGGAATACCATGTTCTCCGCATCCAGTCGGTCTGCGAGCGGACGCTGCCCCATCTGAATGAGGATGACGCGCTGGAACTCACGGGGGCGAAGAACCATACCCAGCGCTGACGGAGTCGAAAGCGCGCTCTCTAGCGGAGAGGCCCCAAGAGCATCAAGCAAGCTGTCGGGAAGATCGGGTTCATTACGCGTCAGCGCGGGAACCGCCTTCCCCGCAAACTGCGAAGGCACTACATCCTTCGTAATCTCACTGCTCTTCGACTTGGCGTCTTTACCGAAGAACGCCAGCTTCAAGGCTTCCTCCGATACCGACGCAACCTTCTCGTACGTACCTTCGGGTGCAAGAGCCGAGAACAGCTCTGAGTCGCCCTCTGCGTACCCGAGCTTCTCTGCCAGCTCCGCACTCGGCAGGCTCCACATCCGCCCATCGCCTGCAATCTTCATCATGGTCTTCGCCGTCTTGTCGGCGCCGATGAAGACGAAGCTGATGTCGAAAAACTTGGGGTAGTCGTTGTAGACGAACACTTTCCGCCCATCGGGAAGGATGCGGTTCATCTGCTTCTTGGCGTGGTCACAGTAATCCGCCCGCGTGATGGACACGCCGCGAATACCCTTGCCGTTCTTCTTCTGAAGTTCTTTGTGGTAGCGAAGAACCGCGTCGCCCGGAGTCTTGTCTTTACCCGGAACGAACATGGCCTGGGCCTTACGGTAGGTGTCCCAGTCGAGGCAGATAGAGCAGGTGTCGTAGGGGACTTTGCAGCCCATGCTGACATCGGGATACTGCCCAGCCTTCAGCTTGTCCCAAACACCCGTGCCACCGAACTTCTGGCACTTGTCTTCGTCGACACGCGCAACCAGCTCAACCCGCTTCATGCGCGGGTTCCAGGCAGCCAGCTCTACTTCACCGAAAGCCCGCGTCGCGTCCTTGTTGCGGTGGTGCGCGTACGGGTGAGCGAAGTAGAACGTCGGAAAGCCGTAGCCCCAGTTCTCGGCCTTCGGCTTGTCGAGAAGAGGATTGCCCGTCCAGTCATTAGGGCAGTGAATCAGCGAGGCTTCCGGAAAGTGGTCACCGTTGATGTTCGAGCCCCAGTACTCTCCAGCGCCCATGGCGTTGAGAAGAACGTACTGAGCATCCGGGCGAGGACGGAGCGCCGAGATGTAACGAGACACCTCGGGCAAGAGAAGCGGGGCTGCCGTCTTCTCGAACTCGCGGTCTGCAGGACCGAACAGGGGAAACGCGTGCGTCCCCTGTTCGTCCTCGCCCTGGAAGAAAGCAACTTTGAGCACGATGCCTCTTACGGCCTGCGGCCACTGCTACCGCCACCGCGCGCAGCGCTGAAGGCTCCACGAAGAACTTCCATGCCCAAGGGATCGCGCGCCTTGTCCCGATAGTTCAACGCCTCTACCGCGCGGTAGCCCGCGTGTTGCGGCTCGGAGACCATCTGGCGCAGATACCCACCAGCAACTATGGGGTCACGAGAGAAAGCCGGGTTCAACGTGCGCAACGTCGAAAACATCTGGTTGAACGAACGCGGGTCTTCCTGGTGCTTCTCAGCAAGGTCAGGGTTGAACGCGAGCATGTTCTTGAAGTCGCGTGTCTTGGTCGCGGCATCGTAGAGCTTTTGCGCTCCAAGCGCGGCCAGTGCCACCCCCGCCGTGCCGGCAATACCCAACGCCGCGTTCGCAGCGCGCGAGCCCAGAACTTCCGGGTCCATGCCTTTACCGAGACCGGCGAGGAATCCCGTTCCAAAACCGGCGGCCTGCTTCTCCGTCAGGTACGCTTCCAGCGGGTTCTTCTCAGTAGCCATACTCACCGCCCATCTGCGGATTCGCCGCCATGTAGTCGGCTTCGAGGTTCTGCTGTGTGCCCGGCACGTTGCGAAGAAAAAGATTGCCAGCGCCGCGAATGGCACGCGCCGGAAGACTTGGGCTGTGTTTCAGGTAACGGTAGCCCTCAAGACCCGCCAATCCGAGTGCGATGTTGGGCGCGTGCGTGATGAGGCCCTTGGCGACGCTACCCGCGCCTTCACCCAAGGCCTTAGCGACTAAAGGGCCGGTGGCTTCTCCCGCGCGCGAGCTGAGACGGGTAACCCCCCGGTAAGCACGACCGGCAAGACTCGGCGATGCCGCCGTCTTGAGGTACTCCTGAAGATGACCAGCCTGCTCCATCAGCTCCGCACGAACCTCGCGGGCCTCGGCCAGTTTGGACAGCGTGTCGCAGAAGTCGCCAAACTCCACAACCAACGGATGTGCCGGATTGACGACCTTGGCCGACGCCGTCTTGTCCACCGATGAAGTCATGTGCTCGACGTTGTAAAACACCCCGTCTTGAAGAAGGCGCGGCGTAACAAGCGAGAAAGCAACCTTCACATGGTCTTCGCTCGGAGCGACCGACTCCCACGCCTGCATGACCTCGCCGAGCGTGACGCCCGACAGAGCAGCCTGCTTCACCTGGTGGTACACGCGGTCCGACAGGTCGGAGTAGAGAATCTCCAGCCCGCTGATTTCTGACCGAAGGTGCTCTGCTGCCCCGGCCAGCTTGTCCTTGAGGTCCATGACCTCGCTGTGCGGGTTCTCGAAAGGGAGGTCGGCTTCAGCGGTCTTGTCGAGCAGCTCGAAAAGCTCTTGCTCGGCCTTGCTCGAAGAAACCTTGGCCTCGGGCGGAGGGGCGTCGTAGTCCCCCGTACCGCGGTCGTACACCGACCCGCCACCGCCGTCGTTTAGGTCCTGCAGAATGGCGCTGGGGTCCGCCGGGCCACCCGGAAAGTCGACCACGTGATGCGGCGCGCCTTCCTTGCGGAACTCGTCGAGGTAGGCCGAGGTGTTGGCAAACTCCACCACCCGCCGAACTTGCTCCGGCGAGAGCTGCGCCTGCTTGACCGTCGACGTCACCGCATCCGTCAGCGTCTTGAAGTCGCCTTCACTCCAACGCGCCGCAGCGCGCTTGCCGAGCACCTCAAGGTACTCCCCAGAGTGTGCGTGCGAATTCATTTGCTGCAGCATGTTCTGCAGAGGAAGGTCCGACATCAGGCGCTCCTTTGCCTAAAAAAGTAACAGGAAGGCAAAACCATGGGAAGAGAACTACCCCCCGGCTACGTCACGAGGAGCGAAGCGGCCCACGAACTCAGCATCAGTGTCAGCACCCTTGCTCGCCTGGTGCAACGCGGCCTTCTGTCGCCGAAGCGGCTGGCAGGAGTGCGTGTCCCGGTGTTCAAGCTGGAAGAGGTGCATGCCGTAAAGAATCGAGGAAACCGAAGTGACTGGAACGAAGTGCAGAGTGTAGCACTCGCGGCCCTGTCGACCGCAAAACGCGCCGAAGCACGTCTCAACGAAGTCTACGAGCACCGTGGGCTAGACGTCGAGCCTCTTGCGCGTACTCCCGATGCGATTCGCGCCCTCTACACCGAGGTGCAGCTCCCTCTGGACTCGAAAGACCTCTGGGCGCCTGGTTGGCTCCGTCGTTGGGGTGGGGTGCTTTTCGCCCTCGATGAGCACTACCTAGAACTGGTTGAGCACCTCACCAACAACTCCGAACCGTGGAAGCCGTACCTGGACTTTGCCGCGAGTGTCATGCGCCTCGTACACGCCGAACAAGATGAAGCGTTGTCGCGTGCCGCCGCACGTTTTCGCGCCGGGCAGCGGCACCTCTACCATGTTGGTTACATGTACTGCCGACGCACGCAGGGAGTGCGCGTAGCCGGTGTTGTATTTGATGGCCGAGCCGGCGCTGTGGATGAGCTACTGGCCATTTTGGATTAGGCAATTTTTGTCACTATTCGGAGATAAGAATAGTGATGCACAACATCCAAAACCCCTCGACCTCCACCTCCACCCTCACGGCCGTGCAGTACGACGCGGCGCTCGCGCTCGCGCTCGCGCACGGCCACAACTGGGCCCGATGGGCCCATCCCGGCGCGGCCGCGTACGACGAGGCGATGGCGCCCGCGCTGGCGCGCGTCCAGTCTGAGCGCGCCGCGGGCGCGGTAACGCTCGCCGCCATTAACGCGTGCGCCTGGAAGGCGCAAGACCTCGGCCTGGCGCTGCCCGGCATCGACGGGCCCTCGTTCGAGGGCCCGGCCGTCGCGCACACGACGGGAACCGGGCGCCTATACTGGCGCGTAGAGCCCCCGGGCACCGTCCTGATCCACGTGTGGAGGCCGGGCGGTGAGACCCCCTGCCTCGCCGCCATGGTGGTCGAGGGGCGCATGTTCCGATTCACACTCGGAACGGGCGCCGAAGGGCGCCACGTCGTGGCGCTCGACGTCGCGCTCCGCGCGCTCGGGGTGGCCGAAAAGGTCCGGCGAGCGCTGTACATGCTTGTTCGGGATGGGGGCGCGGTGCTGGCGGAGGCGGACGCCTACGCGGAGAATGGGGGTGCTCAATGAGCCCCCCCACCAGCAAGAAAAACACGGCGTTCATTTTGGTGCGGGGGGACGAGCGCGCCCTCGTCTCCCGGGATGAGAAGGGATGGACCGTCCTGGCCTGGGACGAGGACGGTCAGGGCCGACGCACCACGGTGCTCGGCCCGAACGACGAGGACGCGCGGGCTGCAATTTGGAAGCTGCTGGAGCAAGGCTTCCGAAACGGCCTGTGACCGACGCGAGAAGGGGGAGTCATTCTCTCCCTTCTCGCTAGGCAACTTTTTTCATTATTCGTGGATAAGAATGATGGAGGTAATCATGTCTCAAAAAGATGAGCGGCCTGTGGTCGTAGAAGTAACCAGCGATGCGGAAGAGAAAGAACAACTGAAGGGATGGGTCTGTTCTTGCGGTTGCGGCTGCAAGCGCAGGCACTGGTCTCCGACGAGCGGTTACTGCGGGCACTGCCGCGCAGGAGACTGCTGAAAGTCCTCCCGAAAGGGGGCACGCGGCCAACGCCGCGTTTCTTAGCCTCTAATTAACCCTGGTCTACCGGCCCTCGATAGCCCGTACGCAGCGGGCCCTGCCCCGGCATTTCCCGAATCGGGGAGATGATGTCCGGACGCGGAGTAAGAATCATCGAGACTAGGAAACAGTACAGGATGGAATGAAACGCATCGTCAGGACGGTCCGGACGATGGGTGTACTGAATCATCCGCAACGACTCATTGTACTCACTGAAGATGTTGAGAATGTCGTTTGCGTACGGGTCTTCAAACTCTTCCCATCGAGGAAAGTCGAGCTGCTTACGCTTCACGGCGTTGAAGAGGTCGCTCATCACCTCCGTGCGAACCATCTGCCAACGGCGGAACTGTGGGTTCCACTGGAGCTTCTTTTTGCCCCTCGGCATGTACTGATACTTGTGAATGCGCTTGGGGCCGAACTTCCGCGTCAGGAAGTCGTTGCGGTCAAAACCGCCGCCGTAGTCGGCCCCGACCAAACGCACATTGAAGTACTGGAGCATCTCGCTGATTTTTGCGAGCTGCGGCTCTGGGTCGACATCCTCACCGACAAAGCGGTGCACGTAGAAGATGCGGAACTTCTGGTTGATGTACGTGCCCAGGGAGAGAACCGTGTACGTGTTTTCTCCTGTGCCCCAGTCGATTCCCGCGAAGACAGGCTGACCCGCACCGAGCGAATGGTATGCCTCCAACGCCTTCGGGTGCATCGTCACATCGGGGTTACAACACTCGCGAACTTGTTGCCGCGTTAGTGGACGAAGACCGGAGTCGTAAGAAACTCCCAGCACCTCGTTGTAGAACTTGGCGCGGTCGTAACGCCCGTAGTCGAGCATGATTTCATCCCACGACCGCCAGGGCACCATGAGCTGCGGAATCCGGTAGCTCTCAAAAATGCCGCCCTCCTGCATCATCGCCCACTGCGCATCAGGGTGCATGGGGTTGATGAGGTTGTGACAACGCTCGCAAGAGAGACCGCGCTTTTGAATGTTCTTCTCGCCAAGGACATTCCAGAAACGACCTGCACCTGCAGAGGAACCGCAGCGGTCACAAGGCACCACCCACTCCCCCATGGTGCTCATCGGACGGCCTTTTGACGTACCGCTGCGGTAATACTCGATGACGTTATCGAGACCCTTGGGAGTTCCGGCGTAGATGAACCGGCGCCAGCGTTCCGGCGCGTGGCTCGACGACTGCTCGATAACCGGAATGTTGTCCGCGAGAATGTCCTGCAACTCGTCGAGCGCGATGCACCAAGACGGGATACCGCGGGTACGGTCCGCGTTCAGGAAGGCGTAGCGAAGTGTCACCTTCGAGCGGTTGACGAACTGCTTTTCGAGAATGTTCTGCTGCAGCAGTGTCGTTGTGTAGGACCGCAAGACCTCACTGGTCTCCAACGGCTCCTTGATGCGGTCCGCCGAGAACGTCTTCGTCTGTGTCGCAGACGGCGAGACGTAGAGTGTACGAAAGTCCGGCACCATGCACGAGTACGTGATGATGCGGTTGCCGAGCAGCGTGGACTTCTCGACCTGGCGACCACAGAAGAGCAGAAGGCGCTTGGCTTCTGTGTCGTAGATGCGCCGCATGTGACGACGCCCTTCAAACGAGAAAGGTTCACGACCCTGTCCATCCGCTCTCGGCATCCGGAAGGCGAACTCCGTGAACTGCGACGGCAGGATGGCAGGAATCTGAAAAGCAGCTTTGGGCGGCGACCCTGAGAACGAGAAGTCGCCGAAGGGCTCCGGCTCCGCACACCAAGGATGCCCATACTCGTCGTCGAACAAAGACTCGTCCAAGTCTTCGACGCTCGCATCGGCGTCAAAGATTTGCGGGGGACGGGCGTTTGGTAGATACACGGTAGACATCCGAGATGAAACGTACTGCAAGACCCGATGTATTTGTGGGAGAACTTGTCTCTAGTGTGCAGCGCGCTGGTCCGGTTCTCACGGGCCAAACGACACTACAACCAGAGGCAGAGGGTGACGGATACTGCGGAACAATGCAGCTCGTGCCGAACGCTTTTCACGCCAACGACTTAGGGCGGCGGGTCAAAGACGCTTTCGTCACGTTTGTTCGCGCGTACTGCCGTACCCAGGGATGGAGGCTTCGGGAGTTTCGCGTGAAGAAGAACTACGTCGAGTTCGCCATCGCCGCTTCAAGACCCCGGTCGAGTTCCAGCAAGAACCGCTGAGTGAACGCCTCCGGGTCAAGCAGGTGCGAGAACCCGTACGCACGGAGCCACCAGCTCGCCTGCTCTTCGGTGTACGCCGCCTTGAGGCGCGGGTAATCGACCCGGAAGTAGTCCTTCGCGACGCGCTCCAGAATCGCGGGGAACGTCTCCAACCAGTACGCGCGTGCCTGCGGCAGTTTCTTTACTTCCTCCGTGGGGAAGAAGTGGAAAACAATGTCGCCGTTGGTCAGAGCAAACTCGGCCAAGAACGTCGTGTAATCCGGAACCTGCGTGAACTCAATCGCAAGAACCGGAAGCTCGGACTCACTCTCAAGCGCCGTCGTGGCTTGAGTCGGGTCCATCGTCGTCGAGTTCGTCGTCGTCATGGTCGAGGTCCTTCGTCGGTGCGAGGTCCACCGTGTGGTGCCCCGCGCTCAGTGTGTGAATGGAGGGCACCTCACGAGTGTCCATCCGTAGCGCAATCGCGCGAAGCTGCTCCTGCATCTGGTCTTCCGGCTTAACGACCATCTGCAGCATCTCTTCAAAGAGCCGGCTTCCGTTGGCGTAGTTCAGGAACTTCTGGCTGTCGCCCGGGCCGTCCTGGTGAACCGCTTCCGTCGCACGGAGCGCGGCCATGTCTCGTGCCTCAAGCATGCGCAGCGCAAGCTCTTGCCGCCCCGGGCGAATGCCAAGACGCATCTGCGCCAGCGTTGCCGCCATCGGCGAGTGGGGCAGGTCCGCACCAATCTTCCGAGCGTCCTTGTAGTACGCCGCTTTGAGAACGGCCTGCTTCCCCTGCAGCTCGGGAACGTGGTCAGCCAGCGTGTCGATGCGCAGCTGAATCAGCACACGCATCTGCGAGCTGTCGAGCAGGTTCACATTCCAGAAGTAGTGCCGGTACAGCTCCAGCGCCTCGGTCGTGCAGAACACGCCGAGATGCCGAGTTAGGTACGCCGAGATGGCGGGCAGCGGCACCTGCACGAGCACCATCGCCTCAACGAACTCCTTGGCCCGGGGAAGGCTAAGAATCTCAAGGGCCGTCCGCACCGCAAGTTCGCGGTGGAACAGCCCATTGATACGTTCGTTGATGAGGAAATGAAACGACGGCGCGTGGTCCCGGTCGTTCGGGTAGAACGGCGTCGGCGGCTTGAGCTTGCTGCGGAGCCGGTCGATGTAGGCCTCGGAGATGAAATCGAGGCCTTCGTCGAGCAGTCTCTCTTTGATGTCCCGCGTCAGGTACTTGTCCGGATGAAGGATCAAGTACTTGATGTAGAACTCCGCCGGACTCCGCAGCCGCATCTCATGCCTTCTGGAACGCCAACACCTTCAGTCCTTCAAGCACATCCTCTGTCGTGCGAACAGCTTTTTCAAGAGCTGAGACGGGCACGTCGCGAAGACCAAGGCGCGCCGCGAGCAAAAGCTCGCACATCTTGAGCTGCGCTTCGTCGATGGCCGGCATGTACGAGATGAACATGCCGACGTTTTCGGGGTTGAGGAAACCCAACGAAAGCACGGTGTCGACAGCCATCGGGTCCGGAATGACCGCCGCTTCCTTGACGAGGTCGACCTTGAAAAGCGGCATGTCACGAAGAACACCGGCCGCCGCCGTCTTCGCTTCGTCGAGACGCGCGCTGGCCGTCTTGATGTGACGACCAACACGAACCAAGACAGGCGCGCTGAACGCGCTCGCATGGCCGAGCTTCTGCTGCGCGTAGCCCATGTCGACGCCGAGCGCGCCGAGCATGAACATCGTGTCGTCGAGCGACAGGAAGTGCTTCTCCGCGCTCGCGAGCTTCTCCACAGGAAACCCGTCGATGGAAAAGCTGTCCACGCCGCCCGAGCGAATCTGCACCGTCGCCAAAGAAAGCGCTGCCTGCGCCTCCTTGTCGAAGCCGCCCGGGTCGCTCACCAGCGACGTCGGCTCCGCGTCCCCCAACGGAAGCCACGAGAACGAATCCGGGATGAGCATGTGGTCGCCTTCCGGCGACGGAAGGATGCGCTGGATGTTGGGCTGCACGATGACCTGCACCTCGCGCCCGTCGAACGTATCCGCATGCAGGATGACACCCCCCTGTTCCGGGGACGCCATCGTCGCCTTGATGTTCATCGGGATGGTGGCTTCGGCCCGACCATTCGGCAGCAGGTGGTAGAACACACCCATCCCGCGAGGACGACTCTCAAAAAGACCGGCACCGTCGCCCACGCTAACGCCGACAATGTCACCCTGGACCGCCATCTGGCTGCCGTTGGTGAACAACGACATCGGGAGCGCCTGTCCGTCCACGTCGATGAGATTCGTGAACACGTACCCCACGAGCTGCTTTCCGTGGTCGTCCTTCACCTTGTAGAGACCGAACTGACTAATCAGCTCCGGCATGTCCTTCTCAGGACTTTGTGCCTCGGGCACACCGTCGTGGCCGACGACCCCATCACCAAGAGTCATGGTCGCCGCGCCCGTAAGGTCGGCCGCAAGAACCACCTTCTCCCCAAGAAGCCGAAGTGCCTCCCCACGGTCCAGGGCCTTTGTCTCCGGCAGCCAGCAGTTGTGCGCCGCCGTCTTCAGCGAGTAACCCGAGGCTTCCTTACGAAGCTGGGCCACCGTGGGCTTGAGGTTTTGCAGAGTGGCACTCGCGAGTTTGTGCGGACTCGCGGGCTCGTAAGCCGAAAGAATCTTCAGCGCATCGCCCGTGGCAAACCCGTTGACGACGTATTGGGCTTGGAGCCCAAGGTCGCTGGCGACCTTCTGAAAGAAGGCGCTGTAATCCGACTCATTGATGGTCGGAAGAATGGCTGAGAGAACAGAGGACAGCTTCGTTGCCTTGGAAAAGGAGCTCATCTTCCCCATGCTGGAGGCCGCATCGAGAAGACCCTTCACCTTCGAGCCGATTCCGCTGGAAGGGCCACGACCGCCGAGGGTGTTCTTGCGGGAATTCGCCTCGTAGTTGTCGCCATCCGTCATCGCTCCGAAGGGGGTTGGGGACTTCCCCGGAGCGAACGCCTTCTTCTCGGCAGCTTTATACGCCAGGATTGCTGAGCCCTGCTTGCCCATGCCGACGTTCATCGTCGCGCCGCCACCGCCGAAGCCGTAGTTCTGGCGGTACGGGGGGTAGAGCTGCCCAATCATCGACATGTCGCCGGGGCCACGACCCGTGATGTCGAAAGCCTGCGGACGAAACACGGCTTGACGAAGCCGCGCCTCGGTCAGCGGAAGAACGTGCGAGTCGTCCGTAACCAGAAGGTCGAGCGGCTGGAGCTTCCGGTCTTTGATGACAATCGGAATACGCGCCGACTTAACGCCCGCCGCGCGCATCGCGTCTTCCGGCGCCCCGTGCTGAATCTCCGTCTTGTTCTGAATCTCGATGTGCCCGAAGCCGAAGCCGCGCTCCGCATCCACGCGGTCCATCACCACATGGGGCTCGAAGTCCGCGATGTAAGGAACCTGCTTGAAAAGCTCCTGCATCAGCTCGTTCGGCCACTGATTCGCGTCCTCGGGCATGGTCACCTCGGCGGCGACCTTCTCGAACTGCACCTGGGGCTCGAAGAACAGCGATTCGGACATGGGACATCTCCTCTAGGAAGTCTTGATGATAGCTGACATCGCGATTGAGGCAGAAGGGACCTTCGTCAGCATGATGACGCCCCAAACCTGTTCGCCTGGATTGATGCCGCCGAGATTAGCCGCCGTCAGCGCCTGGTATTGGTTCCCTGACTCCGCCAGCGTCGTGGCGTTGTCAAACCCGATGCTAAGAAGCACGCAGGGGCCTGCGCTGAGATTCGCCGTCAAGCTGGCCATCAAATCCACGACCGGAAGTTTGATGGCCAACGCCGCCTTGATGAGGAAGTTGATTCCTCCGAGTTTGAGCGCGAGTGTTGCGCTAATGGACGCTGCGGCGGAAAGACTTGCGCTAAGAGAGACGGAAATCGCTGGAAGTCCTATGGACAACCCTAACGATAAAGCGGCTTGAATTGACGCTTGTATCTGCGCAATCGCCGTCAGCTGGAGCTTCAGCGAGGCAAAGGGGTTTGAGATCGAAATCCCAAACGACAGCTGCAGGTTGATGGCCGCGTTTAGCTGCGCCGAAAGGTCGACGAGCAGCGACCCAAGGCCGAACTGCCCCATCAACATAAGGTCGAACTGCACGAGCAACGGAACGACCAAGGACACCGCGCCGTTAAGGCCGATGTTGATACCTCCCAGGGGAAGGCTTCCAACAACGACCGTGCTCACGCGAGAACCTGTGGGTTCGCCGTGGTGATGCTACCGACGAGCGGAGCCACCGTAGTCACCGTACAGGCAATCGGTGCGTTCGGAACAGGCGGCGAGGAGAACGTAATCAAGGCCGGGGCGGCGATGAGGTTCATTGAAACAATGTCCCCCAAACGCGCCACTCCAGACTGCCCCGTCCCAAGGCGCACGATGTCGCCCTTCACGTGCGTGTAGTTTCCACCTGAGATGTCGAAACCATTCTTCGCGACGAAGTTGATGGTGTCGTCCGTCTTCAGCGTGATGGCTTCCGTTACTTCGATGTTGAGCTTCTTCTTCACCCGCACGAAGAAGTTTCCCTCGGTGCGCAACACCGTGTTGCCCTTACGGTCGAACACAAACTTCAGCACGGACGTATCGCCGGTCGAGCTTGAAGCCATGTCACCGTTCTGCGCGACGAAGCCCTTGGGGCTGACGGTCACCTCGTAGACGATGGGGTTGCTCCCCTGCCCGTCATCTCCTTCGGCAACACCCGCAGCAACGAGAAGTGCCGGGTCCGGCTCCGGGATGGGGTTGTAGACCTTGCCGACCGCTACACGAATGTCCGCGTACTGGTCGGTCGCGAAAACCCGAAACGTCTGCAGGTACTGGCTCGGGTACTGGTCGAGAGACGGCCCGTCCTGCAGCCCCCACACAATCGACCCGTTCGAGTTGTGGTGCTCGTAGTTTTCGCTGATGTCCGTCATCAAGTTCCGAAGCGGGATGAACAGACGCTGCGACAGCTCCGTGGCACCAATCTGAAGAACTCCGCCACGATGAAGAATGACGAAGTTATTGTCCCGCGTGCGCAGGACAATGTCTCCCGCTTTTACCCGAGGACGATTTCCCGCGAACGACGCATCCGTGGGATGAAGCGGCTGGCTACCGTGAGGACTGGTTCCGGACGGCGCATCCGGCGACGAGTCATTTACCGTCTGCACAGGCATGAGGAACGCCATAACAAACGGCGCCGTGCTGTCGGACGGGATGCAGACCATGCACGTCGACCCGATTTCAGGCACGACGTAGAGCCCCTCCCCGTTGTTCGGGTTCTGATACGGGGACGCTACCTGGACCTGGAAGTACTTCTTCCGGTCGAACTGCGCCACGACGTCGACCGTCCACTTCACCAAGTTCACGCCTACAACGCGCCCCTGGACCACCTCGGCCGGGTCTGCCCCGGCCTTGTGCGTGAACGAGTTCCGGAACTTGGTCGTCATGGCTCAGTAGTGATGTCCCGGTACATTCTTCAGATGCTCGCGTCCAGGCTGAAGTGATTGCTTCTGCGTCAGGCCAAACTCAGCGCCGAACACAACACCCGGAATGGGGTGCGTACCGTGGATGTGGGAAACCTCGCCAAGAGCAGCCGCATCCGCCAGGGTGGTGCGCAGCCTTTGATGCTGCAACTTCGCCATCCAGTCCTCTTGCAGCTCTAGTGGCATTACCGAAATACCCTTAAGCACCGGCTTGTGCTCGATGGGCTGAAGCCCCTGCTTAACAAGGTTCTGATTCATCCGATTCACAACGGACAGCGGACGGTACTCACCGCGAAGAACGCTGTCGTGGTCACCGGGATGCACGATCTCGGTCAGGTTACCCATGGCCTTGATAACCGTCTCCACGTGCCGGCGCTTGATGCCTTCCTTCTCATAAAGACCGTAAATCTCGTTCGCCAGATGGTGCTGAACCTTGTCCATCGAACCCGTCGCTTCGTACAGGCGGTGCGGGTTCAGGATTGTTCGATTCGGGTCCGACAGGTGGTCGCCGGCCTCGACCTTGGCGCCAACCACGGGCGGGTTCCAGTGCGTGTACCCCGCCACGGCTTCGGCGTTCGGCAGATTCTGGTGAAGCGGAAGACCGCCAGCGTCCTTACCGACGTGGTGTTTGCGGTTTCCGATAAACACGTCCACGCCAGTCGTCGTCGGCTCAATCTTGGTGATGGTGCCGCTCGTCATCGCAAGAGACGACTCGTTCGGGAGCTTTTGTGGCAGCGACATGAGCTGCTCAAACCGTGCGAACGAGTTCAGAATCTTCGAGCCGTGCTGCTCTCCGACGCCGCCGGTGTGGAAGCTCTTGAGCGTGAGCTGGATGGCGCGTTCGCCAACGGCATGCGCCGAGTGGACACCGATGTTCGTACCGAGGGCATACGGGTGCCCGCCCGAGTCCAAGCCCGAGCACTTCTGGCAGATGCCCTTCTCGCTCTCGCACTTGAGCGGGGAGCGCACCACGATTTTCGCGTCCTTCTTTGCCGCCCGAATCTTTCCCACAACGTCGGGGGTAAGAAGTGTGCCGGCCGGAAGATGAAGGCTACCGTGCGTGAAATCTTGCTGCAGATGCCGGTCATGCACGTCGCGCTCGTTGATGTGTAGCGCGATGCCCTTGTCCGTGCCGCAGTCGTGTTCGTTCACCGTCAAGTGCATCATGTTGTTCATGAGCAGCTTGGACATGTACCCCGGCTCCTGAACCTCCTGCACCTTCATGACCGAGCCGCGACGAGCGCCGTGCATCTGCGTCCAGTACCCGCCGACATCAAGCCCTTCGGCGTAGCTCTTGGTGACCGGAGTGGGAATCTTCCGGTCCATCGAGTCTTTGTAAATCATCGGAGCGAGAACCATCTGCTTGTACTGGTCCCACCCCGGCTTCACACCGGCCTTGTACATGGTGAAGAGGTTCGTCGGATTCTTCTCCAGCTTGGCCTCGTGCAGCGCACGCATGTCGCGTTCCGCCTTCTCGTAAACCGTCACGGCCTGGTGATCCTTCTCCGACTGCGACAGCCCCGGTTTGGCGTAAATCGCCGTCACCTTTTTGTGTGCTTCGTCGAGAGCCTGTGCCCGCGCTTGGCGGTCAGGAGTAAAGTCCTCCAACGACAACGTGTGTGCACCGACCGGAACAAAGACACCCTTTGTTTCGGTTGCAACGGGTGTCTTACCCACGGTCTTGGTCAAATCAAACGGATGCCCTGCGCTCGCAGACCGAGGGAGAGAGACCGAGCCGAACGCCATGCCGTTGCCCAGGTCTTTCAGCTGATTGACCGCAGTTCCGTACTCCGGAGTGTGGTCCTTCGCGATACGCGTGAGCAGGTTGTTGAGACCTGACTTGTCGATATGATAGTCCATCTTGTGCAGCACATCCTGCTGCATCCCGCTCGGCACGGCGCTCGCCATGAGAATACGACCCGCTGTGGTCGGCTTTCCGTTGAGATGCACGATGTCGTTGACGTGCAGGGTGCCCTTGCGTACCGCCTCAACGGCTTCGCCAGGATGCTTGACGGACTTACCTGAATCCTTCCCAACCAACGACAACTTATAGAGCCCGAGTGCGCTTTCCAAGGTCGGCTGGTACATGACCTGCCCCGTCGCTTCGCTGAACAGGTTGTTCGACGGAAACATTTTGTGTGCCTCCGCCACAGCCTCACGCGTGATCGGGACGTACGCGCTCATCGTGTCGCCGTCGAAATCGGCGTTGAAGCCACCCGTGACGAGCGGGTGAATCTTGATGGCGTTGCCTTCGACTGGCTTCGGCTTAAACGCCTGGACACTGTACTTGTGCAGCGCCGGGTCGCGCTTGAGCAGCACCGGGCGCTCTTCCATCACCTTATCGAGCGCACGCCACACCGCAGGCGTTTGTTTTGAGATGAGCGCAGGACCCTGAAGCTCATTTTGAATAGCACCCATGTCCTTGAGCTTCCTCACGACAAACGGGCGGTACAGGTCAAGCGCCGCATTCTTGGGCAAGCCCACTTCGTCCAGACCCAATGCCGGCTCAGGGACAATCGTAGACCGCATGGTCATGTCCTGACGCCGGTTAACGAGTACATCCTGGAAGTAGCCGTTCTTCGGAGAACTACCGGCAACCTGATGCAGCAAGCCCTTGTGCTTGGCGTCGGCGTACGACGTTCCCAAGCCAATAATCGCCTTCACACCGTCGTAGTAATCCTGGCGCAGAGATTTCTTGTTCTCGTCCAGGGTGTGCCGGGCCAGAGTCGGATTCTTCAGTTGATCGTTGACCTTGGCGAAGTCCGAATACAACTGGTTGATGTCCGCGAACTTCAACGCGCCGCTCGGCATCGTCGACACCGGGCGCATGACCGGCGGAATGACCGGGATATTGTGAAGGATGTAGGCTTCGCTCGGCTTCATGTCGAGATCCTTCAAGGCGCGAAGGTACTTCACCTTCTTGAGCGTCTTGTCGATCTCTTGCGTCTTCGCCGTTTGCAGCGCCTTCTCCGCTTTGGGCAGTTCCTTTGCTACGTCGATGCGGTCCAGGAGGAGCTTGATACCGGCACCACCCGTCACCCCGGCCTTAGTGTCCGTAAGACCGCCATTCGCGGCAACGCCCTTTTCGCCGTGAATGACCGCCGTGAAGTCTTTAGCGGACAGACCCGTTAGATGCCGAATCGGCGCCTCAAACAAAGGATTCGGAAGCGGCTCGGCAAGCCCAATCCGCGTCCACTGACGACCGCCGTGCCCACCGGTCAGGTGCTCATCGAACAAGCCGCCCGGCTTCGGCATGGGGTCGCCGTTCTTGTCCGTCTTCGACAGCAGCAAATCGGCCGGATTAGGCAACTCTTTCTTTGCCAGCTGTTTGATGTGCGCGTCCGTCAGAGGAGAAAGAACAAGGTCATGCCCCTTCTTCTCGATGTTGATTCCAGACCCTTTCAGCATGTCGGTGAACTTCTGAAAGGCAAATGTCGGCTTGGGCGTCGGTAGAGGCCCACCCGTTTGAATCGCTGCCCAAATCTTGTCGTGGTCCGAAGGCCAGCGTTTTGCCGGATTCGTTTGTGCGTCCGGGCCTTCCGCCTTGTACGTCTGCATCTCGCGGATGTTCGCCGTCGCACCGTGCGCCAACAGCGCGTAGAGGCCGAGCGTACCCATCGACTGTCCGCCCGTTCCCGAGCCACTAGCCGGCTGAAGGTTCAGGTCGTACGTCTCGTGCGCCCCGCCCGGCAAGTTCATACCAGACCGCACCGAGAGCTTCTTCTCAACCTGATGCACGAGCTTGAGGTGGTGCTGCGGCCCCACCATGACCTTGCCGAGGGGCTGCTTCGTCACCGGGTCGAACAGTTCCTCTGTATCCGTCAAACCGTGCGCTTTGAGGTCCGCGCGCACCTTTCCCAACGCATCCGTGTTTGGCTCAAAGTTCTTGACGATGTAGGGCTTGCCCGTCTTCTCGACGATTTTCCCCGCAGCAGTTTCAAGCAACTGACCGACGTTCATACGGCCCGGAACACCCGAAGGGTTGAGCGCAACCTCGATGTGCTTACCGTCTTTCGTGTGCGGCATCTCCTGGTCCGGGAGGATCATCGTGACGATGCCCTTGTTGCCGTACCGACCCGCCATCTTGTCGCCGACCTGCATCGGCTCGATGGTCCGTACGTGCACCGCGAGACCGTCCTTGCCCTTATGTACCCCGACAACCTCTCCGGGGAACTCACTGTCCCAACGAAGGCTCTTGTCCGTGTGCGCTCCGCTCATGCTGCGGCGGATGGCGGCCAAACCAGTGCGGTCTTTGATGTTGTACGGCTTCATGGCCGCGATCAAAGGGTCACCCGGATGAACCGTCTGTCCGATTCTCACCACGCCCGAATCGTCGAGCTTTTCCAGCTGTTCCTTCTTGAATACTCCTGGATGTTCAAGATGAAACTTCTTCTTGTTTAGAACAAGGTCATCATCAAGCGGGATAGCGTTCTTCTGAAGGTGTGCGCTGGAGAGCTTCTGCGCCGCGCTTTCCGAGATGACGATTCCGTCCTCAAAGTTGTAGCCCTTGAACGGGATGTACGCCGTGCGGAGGTTGGTTCCGAGGGCCAATACGCCGTTCCGCGCGTAGTTCGTGTCCGCGATAACCTGGCCGCTTGTCACCTTGTCGCCAACCTTGACCAGAGGCGTCGAGTGCAACACGCCCTTGGCATCGTTGAGCGGGTAGTTGTTGTAGAGCTGCACTTCGTGGTGCTGGCCCTTGGCGTCTTGAAGAACGACCGCGTCTTTCTTCAGTTCAACCACTTTTCCGCTCACGGGTGCTTGGTGCGATGCCTGCTTACCGAGCAGCGCCTCGAACGTAGGCGTGCTTTGCATCCCCGTGCCCACCTGCACCAGCGGGGCTTGCCGGTGTACGAGCGAAATCGCCTGTTCCATCTGGCGGCTCGCCATTGATGCACGACCGCCGCTCGTGTTCCCAAGGAACGGAACGAGGTTCGAGGTCATATTGAAAAGCTGCCAAGCGTGGGGCATCGCGTACTGCGCATCCGACACCTTGCCGTCACGAATCGCCGTACCGGCGCTCATGCGAACGGTGTCGTGTAGGGGCTTTGGCGTGCCGCCTTCCCAGCGAATCTGGTCCGGGAGAATGATGTTGGAAGTCGCGAACTTGGTTGGCGACACCATCTCCATCGCATTCGTCTTGAGGTTGTAAAGGCGAATCTTTGCCTCGTTTCCCTCTTTACGAACCCCAAGCGGCAGCCGCAGCGTCACGCCCGTCTTCGCACCCTCAGGCGTATTGATGGGGTCGAGATACCCGAGATGGCTCGGGTTGACGAACTTCGCCTCGTCTTCGATGCTGCGCTCGCTCTTAATGCCGCCCGTACCCATGATGGTCGTCTGCATCGCGGACGAGACCATTTCGACGGGATTGATTTGCGTAGCAACGCGTGCCGCGCTGTTCTTATGAAACACGTCCCTGACGGGCGTGTTGAACATGTCGAACTTGATGATTTCGCGAATGTCTTTCGCTCCATCAATTTTACGTGCCGTCTTTGCTCGAACCGTTCGTCCGGCCTCGCGCAGCTTGTCGAAGGCGTAGTCACCCGTCGTACGCAAGTCCTTGAACACGAGCGAGTCCCGGTCATCTTCGGGATGACCGACGCTGACTTTCAAAAGTTTTTCTGTGGCGAGCTTCAACGTGTCTCCCGTCACATGAGAGAACGGCTTGCCGAGTGTAATCTCCGTCGCATCCGGACGAAGGTTTGACGCGCCCATGACCTGATGGAAATGCGCTGCCGCTTCTTCTTTGCTCGGTGCAGCGGTCTTCTTGGAGGTCTTGTAGAACGCCTCCAGGGCCGTGTTGACGCCACGTGCGTTCTTATTGGCGTCGAGGACTTCTTTTCCCCACGCCTTTTCCAGCTCACCGTCACTAACGCCGAGCGTCTTCAAAAACGGGTACAGCGGCAGCGACGCCTTGCTCGACCCATACTGCATCGAGAAGGTCTTTTTGGCCGGGTCGAACACCGTATCAAACGCACGCGCGCCCTTGCCCGTGACGTTGAAGTGGTTCTCCAGCTCACCGTTCGGCCGGCGCCGCGAATAGACACCGGACTTGAGCTGCCACTGGTTATCGACCTGATACTCCTGCCCATCAAGAATGTAACTGTACCGACTCGTCGTCAGCGGCAGCTCGGCGATGCGCACGCGGCGTTGGTCCACAGCCGCGCCGGTGTTTTTGTCCTTAAGCGTGAGGTGCGCGTAAACCGGCGCCGCCCATGAGTCACCGGCTACTTTTGCTGCATGTTGCCCGCGAAGGTCGTCAGGGTGCTTGAGCTTCGACACCTCTAGCTTGTCCAAATGAAGCGTCTGCGTTTTCCCTTCGAGCGGGAAATGCGCACGAATTCCCTCCAAGACACGGTCCTGGAGATGCTGGGCGGCTTCGTTGGGGTCGAGGTAGGCCATGGGCGTTTGCAGCGTACCGCGCCCACTAGAACACGTGCAAGGTTCCGCCCAAGTCGGGGATAAGAACTATGAGGCGCCGCATTTGCGCCTCAAGGAGACGACTATGAGCGAAGAAGAAAACCAAGGAAATCGTTTTCAGGGTGACATCGACGACCTCTTCGAATTTGACGCCCCGTTCTTCGACGAAGAACCGGATAGCGAATGAAAACATTCTGGTTGTTTTTCGTAGCAGGTGCCTTGAACGGCATTCTGCTCTGGATTCGAGAACACATGAGCACGAGGAATGATCCTCAACCCGTATCGGGATAGGGTCACGGCACTCCCAGGGACTCGGATACTGGAAGCCCTCACCGGGGTGGAAGGTGTCCGGGTCCCGGACCCTCAGAACATGTTTCGCATGTGGGAGGTGCAGACGCTGTATCTGCCCATCGCGGGACGCGCGCTCGGAGGAATCCGAGCCAAACTGGTTGACCAGAAAGGTTTTGTTACCTTCTGCAATCAAAGGGATTTGGAAGTTCTTCTGGGATTCGGAACACCGGGCAGTTTCTGCCCGTGGTCCGGAACAAGATACGTGAGTCCCGACGACTCAGAATGGTTTGGGTTCTGCTGCGATGAAGAGGATCTTCGCGACGACTTGTTCGAGCGCGAGATGTTTCTCCGAGCGCAGACACCAGGCGGAGTGCTCATCTCCGCGCCGGGGTTTGACCTGACGCGGCGCATCCACATCAGCGCCACGTACGACGCGGAGGAAGTCTTCGTCTTTCTCCAGGACATGGACCCCGAGACGGGCTTCTTCCCGGACACCCGTTTCGAGACGCTCGAAAGGAGGTGGGCACGCTCAGAAAGGGAGCGTATTCGATGGGAACGTATTTGAGTGCGCTCGACGAGACACAGCCCAGCGGCCACGTTTGCGCCGACTGCGGAGAGCCGCTGGGTCTCACCGATGAGGTTTGGATGGTGGGGGTTGCGCAGCCCCACCACCTGAACAACAAGGTGTTCTACTACCCAGTCCTGGACGAGGAAGACGGAGGGTTCATGTTTGAGCCTTTTTTCTTCTGCTTCGACTGCTGGGAAGGACATTACGCCGCGCTGCGCGAAGAGGTTTCGGATGACTTGCCCGTTGAAGACGCGGCGAGCGCATCGGAATGCCTCTGCTGCGGCAGCGGAATCCGAGACTGGGAATACGCCGGAGTGTTCACCCTCGGCGAATTCCGCTCTTCGCGTCGATCTCCTAACGGAGTCCGCGGCGCGAAGTTCGTGGAGATCCAAAAGACGGAGGCGCTCTGCCTCTACTGTCTGGTTCTCATCAACACAGGGCACATCGAGATGTGGGACGACGTCTCGCAATTCGATGAGTGCGCTGATTGCATTCAGATGCGCTGCTGGAGATACGGCAGCTGCGACTGTTACTGCCACACCGACCAAGGATAGAAAAATGCTCGAAGATGTACTTTCGGTTGTTCTCCTCACTCCCATGGACGACCCCGCGGATCCCACCTGCCGGTGGGGCGCACCCACGCTCTTCTGGGGTCCACCCGGCATCGGCAAGTCCGGACGGGTCGAGGCCGCCGGGGCGGCCGTCGACCTGCCCGTCGAGACCCTCTACCTCAGCACTCTCCAGCCCGAGGACCTCTCGGGCATCCCGATGCCGACCAAGAAGGGTGAAGTCGAAAACGTCTGCTCGTTGCCCCAGGTCCGGGGCCTCACCGCCGCCGGCAAGGGCATCCTATTCCTAGACGAGCTGACCACGGCGCGCCCCGCAGTGCAGGGTGCCGGTCTCGGTGTCGTCTACAACAGGGTCGTCGCCGGCAAGCGGCTCCCGGGCCGCGTCCGTGTCATCGCCGCGGCTAACCCGCCGGAGGAGGCCGCAGGCGGGTGGGGGCTCGCCCCGCCCATGGCAAACCGGCTCCTGCACCTCGACATTACGCCCCCTACCGGCGAAGAGTGGGCGGCATGGCTGCTGTCGGGAAGCGAGAAAACGCCTCCCATCGAAGCGGGAGAAAAGAAGGTCATTGAAGGTTGGGGGTCGGCGTGGCCCAAATACCAGGGGCTTGGCGCCGGTTTTGCCCGGCGTAACGCGAGCGCGCTCTACAAGCTGCCCCCCGAGGGTAGCAAGAACCGGGGAAAGGCATGGCCCAGCCCTCGGTCGTGGGAGGTGGCGCTCCGCGCCATGGCCACCGCCGAAGCGCTCGGCAAGCGCCCGCTTCAGCTCCGGCTCCTCGCCGCTTCGTGTGGTGAGGCCGTGACCAAGGAGTGGGCCGAGTGGGTGGCTTACGCCAACCTCCCGGACCCGGAGGACGCACTCAAGAACAACTGGAAGCCGGACCCGCGTCGGCTGGACGTCGCGTTCGCGGTCTACGGCGCTGCCATCGCCTTCGCGCTGGGCAAGAAAGACAAGAACTACGCAATCATGGCGTGGAAGCTCCTCCAGGGGGGCATCGACGCCGGGCTGCCGGACCTGGCACTGGCGCCGGCAACGGCGCTCGTTCGCGGCGGATGGGGCACAAAAGACCCCGCGGTGGCGGCGGTGTGCAGGCCCGTCATCGCGTTGTTCGGCGAGACGGGCCTCGCCAACTTCGTGGGGCGATGAGTCACCATGTGAAGATGGCCTCTGCACGGGCGTACGTCCTGCAGAAGGCGCCGTACTTTTCCAGCGCGGTCTACGCGCTGGTCCCCAAACCCATGCCGGGAATCAAGACGATGCTCGTGACCAAGCAACTGGTCATGGGCTACGACCCGGCCTGGGCGGAGCGGGCAACAGTGGAGGAACTCGGCGCCGACATCGCGCATGAGGTCAACCACTTCTTGCGCCACCATTTCGAGCGGGCCGGGAAGTGCGACCCATCGCTGTGGAACATCGCGGGCGACCTCGCCATCAACCCCAACCTGCGCAACGCGGGTTGGCAGTTGGCGAAGGACGCCATCTTTCCGGAGAGTTTCAACCTTCCGGAGGGCAAGTCCGCGGAGGAGTATTACCAGCTCCTCCGCAACGCGCAACTGCAACAGCCTCAGTTGCAGGACGCCCCCAAACAGGGCGAAAAGCCGCAACCGCCGCAACCCGAAGGAGGCCCCGAGGAACAGGACGGCGGAGGGCAACCCATGTCCCCACCACCTCCCGCGGTGCCGAAACCAGGCACCGGTCGGTGCGGTTCCATCGGGGGACACAGCGACCCCGAAATCGAAAAAGCACTGGAGAAGGAAGAAGGCCTCGGGCGCGACCCCGCAGAAATGCAGGGCATCGCCCAGAGGACACTTCACGACGTCAAAGAGCACGCGGCAAAACACGGCCGCGGGTCGGTTCCGGGAGACCTCCTGGAGCACCTCAAAGCGTTTGAGGAAGTGAGCAAGGTTCACTGGAAGGACCTGCTCGCGCACATCATTCGCGACGCAACGGGACGCTTCCAAGCAGGCGGGGATGATTTCTCGCTACGCCGACCATCGAAGCGTTCCTGCACACGCGGCTTCTTACGGCCTGGGCTCATCGAGCACCTGCCGGAAGTTGCCATTGTCCGGGACACGTCCGGGAGCATGGGGCAGAAACAACTCGCGGATGCAACGCGCGAGGCGTACGCCATCATGCAGGCGCTCAGTATCGAGGAGGTCTGGTTCGCCGATGCGGACACCGCCCTCGCGATGCCGTGGCGCCGAGTCGGCGGACAGTTCTTCAAGACGCTTACCGAAGCCAAGGGACGAGGCGGAACAGACTTCCAGCCCGCAATCGACAGCGCGCTGACACTTCAGCCGCGTCCCAACGTGATTGTGTACGTGACCGACGGCGACGGCTCGGTGGCGGAGTTTCCGCCGCCTGATGTCGAAGTCGTCTGGGTCATCGTGCCCAGCTACTACAAGAAGCCCCCTGCTACGTGGGGGAAAACGGTCTTCGTAGAAGACTAAGAGAGACGGGCGCCTCTTCGGGGGCGCCCACTCATCAATTAGCTCCTCATTCTAGGAATAAGAAAGATGAGGAGGCCACTGTGGAAATTTTGTCATGGTACTTGGTGCAGCTAGGGTGGTGGATGGTTTGTGTTTTGGCGAGTGACCCCGGGCGGGCCCTCGCTATTGCCGAACGGCAAGTCCCGGACGGCGCGCCCGCACGGGGCACTTGGAAAGTGACCTGGTACGCGGCGGGGTCCGCGTACGACCGGGTCCTTCAAAAAATCCCGATGAGTTTCGAGAGTACTGACGCGGAGGAAAGTCGCCTGGCGGTGACCGCCAGCGCAGCAACAGCCTGCGTCCGGGGACTCTTGATTGAGGGTGTAAATGCCCGTCAGATCGGGTCGTACGTCTGGGTAGAGGGGATGAGCATCGCCCGAGTCTTCGCTGATGGCGAAGAGTTCTGGGTTGAAACGGATGTGTACCGGTGCGAACTGCATGCACAGGTATGGCAGCAGCCTCTCAAGAAGCTGCTGCGCCCAAGATGCTAAAAGAGCGCGTCTGCACGACGCGCTCGCAGGGCACACGCCCTGTTTTAGCCTCTAGTTACACTGGAGAGTTTGTTCGACGCGGCGCACGCTGCTCAGGCAGTGGACGCATGTCCACACCCGTCTGCTCACCCCCTTGAGGCTGCCGAGCCGCCAACATCTGGCGCACAAGGTCAGCAAGCTCTGGACTCTGCAGCTCAAGGTTCTGAAGAGCCTGCTCCTGTTGTTGCGGAGGGAGAGTGGCAAGCATCTGTGCTTGCGCCATCGCGAGCGAAGGCAGGTCGACGTTCTGGCCCTCACCCATGCGCTGCTGTCCCGTGAGTTGGCTAGACACCTGACTCAAGAAGTCCTGCGGAGACGACGCTGCAGGAGGAAGCTGCGCGGGCGCTTGCGCCGGGGGTTGTTGGGCGGGCTGCACCTGTTGCGGGACACCCTGCCCCTGTTCCACCGCTTCTGCGCCCGGCGCCCCACCAGCCGCTTGCTGCTCCGGGCCACCCGGTTCACCCGGAGCCTGCGGAGCCTGCATGGCCTGCTGCTGCGCCTGCTGCGCCTTGGCTTGGAACTTCATCATAATGAGCTGAGACTCGCCTTGAATCTCGGCCATGGCGAGCTGCTGTTTCTTCGTAGCCGCAAGGCGCGTGTCCGTCTCACGAATCATGATGTCGTTCTCTTCATCCTGAGACAGGTCGCTGTCCGCCAGAAGCGTCGTATCCGAAACCTTGTTGGCCTGATTCAGCTGCAGCAAGTATGCCTTGCGTTGAATGTCATCCGCCATCTTGAACGGCTTGAAACGGATGCTCGCCTCGGGCCAACCAAGATATGCAGACACTTGCTTCATGATGAACTTCGCAAGCGCCTTGTGCCGCAGGATGTAGCCGAGGAACATGTTCTCCATCATGCGCATGGAGACGTTGGTTCCGGCGTAACTCATGCCGCCCACCAAGAACTCGCGGGGCACGCCCATGCCGGTCATGATTTGCTCAGACCACTGCTGAATCTCACCCGTCAGCAGCAGTGCCTTGCCGTCCCCGCCAATCGTCTGGTTGCCGACCGGCAGCGGCAGAATCGGGATGTAGTTGCTGTCGTAGCGCCAACGTGCGATCTCCGCCGCAATCTGGTCGCGCCAGTCCACCAAATTGATGGTGGTATATGGGTCACTGGAACCCGAGCCCGCCTGCGGGAATAGAACGCGGAGAGGAACGATGTGCTCCAGGAGAATGGCCTCCTGCGCCTTCTTCATCACCTGCAGGTAGAAGGTGTCCTTCAAAACCGGCAAGAGCAACGGCGTGCCCCAACCACGGTCCTGCGTCGCCAGCGTAGGCCGACGCATGTGAAAGAAGTTGTCCTTCGAGAAGATGACACCCTTCTGCTCCCGCATGGCCTGGATGAATACCTGCGGTACACCTTCGACGATGTCTTTCCGGCCAATGACAACGTCATTTCGAACTACGGCCGGGATCGTGTAGAAGTAGGTGTAATCACCCGTGATGTCGTTGTAGGTGATTTCAATGTCTTCGGGGTTCCAGCGAATGGTTTTGATGCCGCTCGCGTTCTTGTAGTAGACGTCCTGCGCCTGCGCGTCTCCAACGTACTGACAACGAGGGCAGGTCAGACGGAACTGGAAGCTCGTGAAGATCCACTGCGCACGAATCTTCGAGGCCTCGTCCCGGAAATCGCACTGGCTGCAGTAGAGGTACTTCTTGAACGGAAAGCCGAGGCTGACGCAGCCGTTGCCGTAGGCGTGGTAATCGAGACCGGTTTCGATCTGAAACGCGCGGTAGCGCAAGTGGTCGTGGAAATACTCCATCCACCGATTGCGGACTTCAGGTGACTCGTGGTCGATGATGAGATCCGTGACGGGATACTCACTGAGTTTGAAGACCGTCGCGTTGATGAGCGGGTTCGTGAGGAAGTAGTAACGACACCACTTGAACAGCTGCTTGACCGTAACGGGCAAGTACGTGTGCGCGACATCAAAGAACGGCGAAGGGTAGTTGACGCCCTGTACCGGCGAACCCTGAATTCGACCCCGTGTTGACGCGAAGCGCAGACCGGAAGCCGGTCCGCTCGCCACACCCATTCCACCGCCACCAATGAAGCTCATGCTGTTCTCCGCCTCAACGGGGCATCAAAGACCAATGTCCGGCTGCTGCCCGGCGGCTGCAGGGCTCATGATGCGTTCGCTCGGCACGTTCTGGCTTTCCGCGGGCTCAAGCGTACTGGGAGTCATTCCGGGATTCATTCCCGGAGCCCGTACACCACGCAGCCGGTCGACGCCACGCCCAACAAGGCGCCCCGCTGTACCAAGCGTGCCGCCTAGCACGGACTGTCCGACAATCGGCAAGAAACTACCCGCCACGGCACCCGCCGTTTCGCCGAGGTTCTGGCCGATGTCTTCTCCCTTACCCACCGGACGCTGCCCATCGGCTTGTGTTGTTTCTTCACGTCGAGCCAACGTGGCAAGTGTACTCAATCCGGCCGGCACCAGTGTCATCGCGCCAGTCAGACTGAGGGGGCTTCCTTGCAATCCCGCCCTCAGCACCTTTCCAGCACCATGCTGCCGTGCAGCACTCGCTATACCTGGAAGGCTCGTCAAATCCATCTGGCCTCCCGTGTATGCCCGGGCTTCACTCAAAGCCTTTTCAGCCGACTGCACGTTTTTCGCAAGGTTGGCGTGTTGAGCGGCGTCGGCCGCGGCAACGGACTGACCGCGAACACGTCGCCACGCCTCGCCCATTAGACCACGAGGAGCCGGATTGGCTGCCGCTTGCTGTGCGGCGTGCAACGCCGCTTGAGCGTCGTACGCGCCACCACGGACAGCCATAAGTTCTGCGGGAGAGAGCATCCCCGTCAAGCCATGAACCTGCCTTTGGCCAAAACGCGCAGTTGCCCCCAACGCACCCCCGCGCTGCGCTAGACCTGAAATGTCGCCGCGCGCCAGCAGTCCCGCACCAGCGCCTAAGCCGGCACCGAGCAAAGCGCCCTTTTTTGCACCAGACACCGCTCCGCCAAAACCGTGCAATACGGACTGCCCGGCGCTTGCACCTTGCCGGCGGGCTTCTCGGTAATCGCGCACGACACCCAAGCCGGCACCGCCGAGCGTTCCAGCCGCCGTTCCAATACTCATCAGCGTGCCGACATTTTTTAGCTGCGGCGCAAAACGAGCCACCACGTCCGAGTAACCGGCCGTCTTCTGAAGTTCGTCACGAAAAGCGCCCAGAGCGTGTTCACTTATCTTAGACATGAAGGCGCTCCTGCTGCCGTAGCCGTTCACGGCTCTCTTCAAGATAACCGTTCACTGTCAGCAGCCGGCGAAGCTGCTCGTCAACGAACGTGTCTCCCTTAGGTGGACGACCTGCTTGACGCACGGCGGGCCACTTCTGCGCGAGTTCCTTCTCGTCGATTTCTTCAGGAACATCGAGCTGGACGAAGTCGAGCGGAGGCAGCGGCAAGAACACTCCATCGTGGTGGTAAACCGTTTTGAAGTACGCCTTCATCTCGCTTGACCACTCCACGTCTTCGCGGATTCGGTTGGCGATGTCAGCCGCCACCAAGCACTGAGCGACCGTGGGCGCGTGCATGACGCGGAAGTCCGGAAACTCCCCGTTGAACGGAAGCAGGCAGGCGACAAACACCTCCCAGCGCTCCCAGAACGAATCCACAAGATGAAGCGTTCGGCACGCTTGAATCTTCGCGATGTTCAGTTCGCTAACGGAGGGTGTCTTGAACTCAAGCGGAATGCGGTGGCGAAGCGTCGCGGCCTCCCACCCCAACCATTCCGGCCCGTAACGCCGCAGCAACGCAAGATCGAGAACCAACGGATGTGCATCCGGGTGTCGCCAAAGATTCGCTGCGGTAACGGTCGACGGCGGTGCGGGAAGCTCCGCCGTGTACGTCTCCTCCTTGGGAACCTGTGTCTCGACCTTGTCGGACTCCGGACTAAGCGGCTCAGGCGTTCGTGCCGTTATCGTCTGGAGCGCCTCCAAAAAGGCCCGCTCATGGTCCGGCTGCATGGTCAGTAGTACGTGCGCTCAGCGCCCGGTTGCGTGCTGTTCGCAATCCGCATGATCATCTTCTTCTGGTCGAGCGGGAGACTCTTGAAGATGCCCACCGGGTCCTTCAAGAACTCTTCCTGAAAGTCCCCACCAAACGTCAGCTTCACCGTGTGGGCCGCAATACGCGAAAGGCGCTTGAGGTCGGCTTCCGTCACCAGCTCGTTGCCGATGACTTCACTGAACTCCGGCTCCTGCGCCTCTTTCTCAAACCCGTAGACGGAGTAGTACGGGTCCGGGATGGTGCGGTCGTAGTGGTGGTCAAGACCCGCTACCTTATCGAACTCGGCGAGCATGCCCGCGACCTCAGCCGCGGTGAACGACTGAACCTGCTGCGCGCTCGCTTCTTTCCACATGCGGAAACGAGCGACCTTCTCAACCTCACCCAGCAGCGCGAGCGCGTCGGCGTTGTGCGCCACCTCAAGACGGCGCGCATCGAACGCCGCTTTGATTTCGTGCTCCGGGGCAAAGTCATCGGCGCCGTACTTCTGCGCGACGTCGCTCACGGGAAGGGCGAGAGCGCTCGCCGACTTCACCAGATTGACGGCAAACTCACGGCGCATCTCCGGCACCATGTGCCGAACATACGTATCGAAGTACGCGCTGGCAGCCTTGACCTGCGCATAGCTGTCGAGCGGGTACTTCTGCAGTGTCGGCAGCGCGTACCTCGACGCCTTCTTCTCCACGACGACCTTGGGGGGTTCCTTGTTGGAAACGTCCACCGTCGGGCGAAGCGACTGCGCCTGCGGATGCGACCCGGCCTGCTCCTTCGTCGGCGGCTGCACAAGGTCCGGCGGCACATCCGTGTCCCCCTTCGACGCCGAGATGAGCCGACCAATCGAAGCCGTCTTATTCACGACGGTCTTGGATTTCAGTGCAGCGCTTGGGTCGCTCGGCGGCTGGGAGGGCATCAAAGTCGTGCCGCTGGCTTCGGCCATCTTGCGCCCAAGAAACTCGTTACGCATCTGCGGCGTTACCAGGGCGTTTCCCTGAGCCTGAAGCGCCTTCTGCGCGGTGCGGTTTTCCTTGATGGTGTTCGCCGTCCCTTGAATCGTCGGAATCGCCGTCAACGCCGTCAGTGCCGTGCCAACGCCCAGCGCAATCTTCTCCAGCGGCTCTGGTGGCGTAAGGTCGTACCACGCGCACGCCGTCTTCAGATTTTCCGCCGCAATCTGCTGCGCTTCCACCGGCAGCTTGTGGGCGTTCTTCAAGAAGTACTCGACCGACAAGGCTGTGTTGCCCGCGTCGATGCACGCGTACTTGCGGAGCTTCTCACCGTTGTTCAGCATGACGAGCGCGAACACGTCGTCAGGAAGCTGCTGCCGGTCCTCGGCCGTCACGACGTGCGCCTGCTTCACGTGACCAGGAATCTGGTCGAAACGCGGGTACAGCTCACGCAGCGTCGCGCCGTTGAAGTCGTCGTAGACATCCAAAACAAGTCCGCTCGTCTGCATGTGGGCATCCTATCTCGTCTAGGAAAATAGCGGTAGTCCGCGGGCATAAGGTAGGTGAGCGCTCTCCAACTAGAGCGCCGGAGCACTATGACAACGCACCTTCAACAGCAAACCGCTCCTAGTTGTTTCGGTCAGGAGTGGGACCGCAACGAACCGGAATGTGCTGGTGGCCCTGACGCCGCGTACATCCATCCCAAGACCGGACAACACATTCGAGACCAGTGCAACTTCTTTCAGTCCTGCGGTGCCCGAACGCAAGTCAAAAAGATGCAAGCGCCTGCACTTGTCGCCCCGCAGCAGCTCGTGCGCCCGCCGGTCATCCCGACCGTACAGGCTGCCGCTGTACCGGCCAAACCACCAACGCCCCAAACGCCTGCAGCGCAACCACAAAACTTCTCCGATTTCCTGAGACATCAGCAGGCGGCGCACATCGAGGCGCAACGCCAGGCCGCCCTTACAGCGTCTCGTCCACAAGCACCGGCACCCTACCAACCACCGCAACATCAACAACAACAACAACCAGCACAGTTCGCGCAGTATCCTGCGCCGGCATACCAGCTGAACTACATGATGCCGGGCTATCTCTCCGCGCCGGAAGTAAGGCATGAAGGCGAAGGACTATTGCCTGTGCTGGGGCGTGAGGTTATTCGGTCCGTGTTCAAGGCGCTCGGCCATTCGGTGTCGCACTTCTTCGACGTACGGGTGATGAAGCCGTGAGACTGCTCGTACGCCGGCCCGATACCGGCTACCTCGATTCCATGCTCTGGGTCCCCAAGGCGGCAGTGAACGCCGAGGGGACCAAGCGCGCGTTGACGTTTCAGTTTTCCGACGCGCAGAAGGTAACGCTACTCACGCTCTACAAGGAGACGGAGCACCATCTTCTCGTACCGCGCGAGTTCTGGCGACCGGAAGACTTCACCTTCCCCGTCGTCGACTGCCGCCCGCAGCAGTATCCCCGTGTCTCGATTCGGAGTCGAATCCATCTCGACCACCGATACGAGAACGGTGTCCCCTCCCCAACGGGAACCACGGTTCAGCAGGAAGCGATGACAGCGCTTCTACAGTCGCGGGGCGGCGTGCTGCAACTAGCCTGCGGTCTCGGCAAGACGGTCGTGGCGCTCGATTACATCGCGCGCCGCGGCGTCCCCGCACTCATCGTGCTCGACACGACGCAGCTGATGAAGCAGTGGCGTGAGGAAATCGAGCAACATCTGGAAGTGCCAGACGGCGTCGGCTTGATTCAGGGCGAGACGTTCGACTGGAAGAAACCGGTGGTACTTGCCACGTACCACTCACTCGCTGCGCGAGCCGGAACAATGCCGGAAGAAGTACGTCGGTGGTTCGGCACCGTGGTGTGGGACGAGGCACATCACGTTGGAGCCCCGATGTTTTCACGCAGCGCCGACTTGTTCTACGGCGTCCGCCTTGGCCTTACAGCAACACCCGACCGAGATGACGGGTTGCACGTCGTCTACAACTTTCATCTCGGTCCCGTCATCTACAAGAACCTTACCCAAGACCTGAAGCCGCGCATCTACTTCATGTGGACCGGCCTGAGTCTGGATAAGACCGACCCACACGTCCTAGCCGCCGTGAACGATAAGAACGGCGAGCTGCACATCAACAAGGTTGCGGGCTTCCTTGGTGGGTGGAAGCCGCGCATCGACTTCGTCATCGACCAAATACGACAAGCCGTAGCGAACGGCCGCAAGGTCATCGTGCTCTCCAAGAGCGTCGATTCGCTCATCAACATGCTCGGCGCTTGGAACAACGCGACGCAGCTCGTCTCCGACATTCCCTTCCCAACCGCTCAAGACGTAGGCGAAACAACACCACCCGCAGAGCTTTCGGAACACGACGAACGCCGGTTGACGCGGAAGCTACATGCGACCATCGCCGCTATCCAGCGTAAACCCGCCAATCTACAAACCGAGCTTGTCGCAAAAGCGAACATCGAGCAGGCGCTTGAGGCGCACCGCGTCTACAAGAAATGTCTTGCTTTGTGGAACAAGAAACGTGCAAGCCACCTCAAGCAACTGCTTGCACAACCGAGCAGCGCCGGGTTGATGATTTACAAAGTCGACCCCGAAGAACGCAGCCGCATGCTGCGCGAGAAACAGGTGACGTTTGCCATCGCGAAGTACGGCCGCGAAGGGCTAAATGAACGAAGCCTGGACACTATCATCGTTAACGAGCCTTTAAGCAGCCGTAACGCACTACAGCAACTAATGGGGCGTGTACTGCGTCACAAGGTTGGCAAGAAAGAGCCGGTAGTTGTCTTTCTCGAAGACGACATTGGCCCTTTCATTGGCATGTGCCGCAAGTTAAGACAGCACCTACGCGAATGGCCCACCGATGAGGGCGGGCCGTTTGAATACGACAACGTCGGACATCCCAACAACGTAAGGAAGAACAAATGGAAAACGGTCTTTGGGTGATCATCACCACCACCAGCGGAGCGCGTGTGCTCGGTCAAATCGCCGCACTGAACTTCAACAAGGAGCTGCCGAGCATCGACCCCTCAGACGTACTGGCCGCCGAGGTCGTCACGCTCATGCCGGCGTTCGACTTCTTCGCGCCGCTGCGCCCCGTCCCGGTCACGGGGCCGAACGGTCAGCAGCAAATGGCCATGGCCCGCGACCCCATCGTCACGGGCCGCGACTTCGCGCTGAAGCCGTACCCGGTGCACATCACGGTCGGCGGCAACATGCAGTTCGACTTCATCCACGAGATGGAGCCGACCGACCAGCGCACCTACCGCAACTTCATCGAGTCGGCGCAGCAGGCGACCGACGCCGAGTCGGCGCGCAAGGCCGGGGTCATTCTGCCCACAGGGCCGCGTGTCCACGCCTGAGCTAGTACCGAACATCCGTAAGCCCCTCCCCCAGCTTCGCGCTGAGTGGGAGGGGTGCACGGCATGTAACCTCGGTCACAGCCGCCAAGAGCGCCAAGGACATTTCGTGTTTGGCGCCGGAACAACTGGCGGCGTGATGTTCATCGGCGAAGGGCCGGGGCTGGAAGAGGAGCAGACGGGTGACCCTGCGGTCGGCGCCAGCGGCGCTCTTCTCCGGCAGGTTCTCGCAAAGCTCGGGCTTGAGTCCTACTACATCACCAACATCGTCGCCTGCCGGTCTTGCGCCGTGCAGCTGGACGAGAAGCAACAGCCGATTTTCCGCAAGAACTGGCAGACGAAGCAGATGGGACTTGTCTACAAAGACGAGCCTCCGACACCGCCGCAATACAACGCCTGCCTCGCTCGGCTCTACGAAGAAATCTACCTCGTCGACCCAACCGTCATCGTCGGCTTGGGCGGCAAGGTCGTCGAGGCCCTCACGAGGCGCCCTGCCACGATTACCCGAGATCGGGGTGAGCCCACTCAGATTGAGATTCCCGGCGCAAGCTGGCGAGCCAAGCTGACGGACAAGAAACAAAGCTGGCTACGACGCAGCAAAGAAGGGACGTTCGCACCGGTCGAGCAAAACACCGTCCGGTACTACTTCCTACCTACGTTGCCTCCGTCGTACGTGATTCGCAAGTTTGCGGACCGTGCGCCGGACAGCCCGTTCTATCTGTTCCTCAACGACTTGAGGACCGCCATTCGCACGCACGAAGTCCACCAGGAGCTAGTCCACGGCGTCCTCCCGACGACCGAGATGCGCACCGACGACCAAATCATCCACAACGAGCTGCAGTTCCAAGGAGAATAACCGTGAAGAAGAAAACCGCCGCGAAGGTCAGCCCGGCAGAGATGCCGGCCGTCATCGAGTTCCTCGACGCGCAGGCCGCACTGGAGGAGTTCCGGCAGGAGCACGCCGTCGTGTTCGAGCAGCTCGCGCAGCTGACCGAGCGGTACAACTCGTGTCTGGAGCAGGCGGAGAAGTCCTGCCGCCAGGCATCCGTGACGTGCGGCCCGTTCCAGCTCTACCAGTTCACAACGAAGTACGACCCGGAGGCCCTCTACAACGCCGTGGGTCGTGAGGCGTTCCTGGAACTCGGCGGCAGCGTCGGCACGAAGGTCAGCTACGAGGTCGACCGCGGCCGCCTGGAGGCAGCTATCGCACAGGGCAAGCTGCCCGAGGAGACCGTGACGGTGGTGCGTAAGGAAACCCCTTGCTACCGCAAGCCGGAGAAGCTGGTGCTTCCGTGAACACCGCGCAGGTGGACTACACCGGGCCGAACGGTACGCGCTCACGCCGTGAACCGCTCGACCCGATTGCGGGACTCTGCAGCCCGAACACACCGAAGGCCCGCGTAAGCATTTCGGTGGGCACGCAGCACGACTACGGGCGCATCAAGGTAGCTGCCACGGTGAGCTACGAATGTGACCAAACGCAGGGCCGGGTGGATGAGGCCGGTGTCCTGGCGTTTACAAAGGCCGTCGAGTTCATGACCGACAGCCTCGACCTGCTCCTGAACGAGCAAGAGAAGACGCCATGATTCGAGGTCATGCCAAGTTCGACGGTATGGCGCTGGGTGAAGGCACGTTCAGCTTCCTCGGCGCAACCGTGCATCTCGAAGCTAAGGCGGCGTTCATCAACACCAAAACGGGGGACACGCATGGGTGGACGAAGAACACCCAGTGGTCCCCCGCGGTGATTGAGAAGCTCCAAGAGCTGCGTGCGCTGATGGAGGCGGATCTCGGACGCATCCATCTCCAGGAGGGCGGCGAGGTTCTCGTCGCCGGGGCGCCGACCCGGACCCCGCGCATCGTCGAAGCCGGAGGCCTCGGCGAGCACCTCCGAGACCCGACGCCCCAGGTCTGAAACGACCCACCACAACCCCTAGTGGTACGCCGCGCTGTGTACCGCTAGGGGTTGTGTGCTTTTGGCATGCGTTGACGCTGCTCCTTGAGCGGGGGCAAGGTCGCGCGCTCGCGCACAACTTTAGCCCCCCGACCGGCATAAGACCGGTGCCTGCCGCTCTACTTCCGGAGGAAGAATGTCGTATCAGCTCGCTCTATGCTCCCGTGTCGTTCGCACGGGAAACATCGCCCCCGTACTCAATTTCGGAATCACCATCGACGACTTTACGACCAACGAAGCCCGCGCCTTTTGGAACCTCATTCTCGCGTATTACACCCAGCACGAAAGCCGTGGGTCGATTGTGGCCCCCACGATGCTGCAGGGCTGGTTCAAAGACCTCATCCTGCACGACGACATCCCCTCGATGACCATCGAGGCCCTCTGCTACGAAGTCCGCCGCGAACGCGTCATCGTTGAAGGCAATCGCGCGCTGGTGGCTTACTCGGAGGAAGTCTCCCTCCCCACAGCAAACCCAGCCGCGGCCCTATCGCGGCTGCAGAAGAGCGTCTCCGACCTCATCGCACTCGGCACGGTCGCCAACTCTGACGTGCCCCTCTCGGCTGGACTCTCGAACATCATGCAGCAAGTTCAGCTGGCCAAGACCGGCGTGAACCGTGCTCGCATGGACTGGCCGTGGGAGGCGCTGAACGACGCCACGTTCGGCCTGCAGCCGGACGACTACATCATCTTCTACGGGCGCCCGAAGTCCATGAAGACGTGGGTGCTCGTCTACCTAATCGCGTGGGCCTACGAGCACGAGAAGCGCATCCTGGTCTACACGAAGGAGATGACTCCCGACAACGTCTACCATCGGGTCATCTCCTGCATCGCGCGCCTGCCCTATGACGACGTTCGCGGAGCGCTTTCGGGTTACGCCCGAAACGACCCAGCACGCACGGCAAGCATCGAACACGCCGAGAAGGTGCTGTCCGAGCTGCACACATTCGTGAAGAGCGCGCCAGGTGAAGGCGAACGCTTGCAGGTGTTGAGCGGTCGTGACGTATCGGCGGGCGGCGACACCGTTTCGTGGCTGAAGAGCAAAGTCGAGCAGTACAAGCCGGACATTCTGTTCGTGGACGGGTTGTACCTCCTCAGCGACCAGCGCAAGGCCACCAGCGACCATGTCCGCGTGATGAACATCTCGCGTGACCTTCGGAACCTGGTTCTCCACACGGGTGTGCCGCTCGTCGCGACCATGCAGGCCAACCGCAAAGCTGCGGCTCATGGCGACGCAAACCTCGACGAGATTGCTTACTCCGATGCAATCTCCCAGGACGCCACCATCGCGGCGCGTGTCATCAACGACAAGAACGCACCGACCATCAGCATCCTCATTGGCGGCAGCCGTGAGTTCAAACTCCACGGGTTCCGCATCAACGGCGTGCCGTCGACGGACTTTACCTTCCACTCCCAACTGACGGAACAAGACGCGCTCAAGGCACGTGAAGGAGATCAAGAGCCGAGCGAAAAGAAACCGAAGAAAGACAGCATTCGACGCCCCGCCACCACTCCCGACCTGAGCGCTTCGGGCGTATCGGACGCGGAGCTGGGGCAGCGAATAGCTGCGGCGCGGCCGTGACCGACGATATTCTCACCCTCGCCCAGAAGTATCTGGAGCGGGTAAAGCGGTCGGGGGCGGACGACATCATGTCCGTCTGTCCCTTTCACCGAAAGTCAGACGGAACAACAGAGCGAACGCCGTCGTTTGCGATGAGCATTCGCAGCGGGCTCTGGTACTGCCACTCGTGCCACGCACGCGGCAATCTGCACTCGTTCCTGAAAAACGTCGGGGTGCCGCACGCCGAAATCGAGCTGCGTTACAAGCCGCTACTCGACGACGCAACGAGGCACGTTCCGGCGAAGACAAACCCACTCGTTCCCCTCGAAGCCGTCAAAGAACCTCTTCCAGAGAGTCTTTTGGCACGGTTTGAGACTTGCCCGACGATGCTGCTGGAAGAGGGATTTCCCGAAGACCTCTTACGGCGCTTTGACGTTGGGTTCGACCCAATCCACAACCGGATCACCTTCCCGCTGCGTAACGCACGCGGGCAGCTCATCGGAATCAGCGGAAGAGCGGTCGACGGACAACACCCTCGGTACAAGGTGTACGACTGGGAGTACCGCGACTTTGAGCTTCCCGAAAGAAAGACCGAGAAGCGGGCGATTGTGTGGAATCTGCACAACGTCCTCATCGAAGGTCTCTTCACAAAACAACAACCTGACCGGTTCGTCGTTGTCGTAGAGGGCTTCAAGGCCGTCATGCGCGTTGCCCAGGCGGGAATAAGCAACGTGGTAGGACTGCTTGGTTCCTTCCTTTCCGAAGAGCAACAAGGGGTACTCTGCCGACTCGGCTGCCCCATCCTGCTCATGCTGGACAGCAACGACGCCGGACAAGCCGGTCAGTTTGACGCCGGGGTCCGTCTCAACCGTGACGTCCCGAATCTTTACGTCGTCCACTACAACGCACCGCAGCCCAGCGACCTACAGCCTGCCGAAATACACACAGCACTGCTACAAGCACAGCGGTTTCAGACGTGGGCGGTCAACGTCCCACTCCAACAGCTACGCCACTAAGAAAGGTGATTCTTCATGTCGTACGGTAAATCCCAGAACGCCCTCAACAACGTCGGTTCGTTTCGCCAAATCAGCGGGAAGGCTACGCAGCAGCTCACGCAGAAGAAGCCCAAGGGAGGCGTTCCCTACTTCGTGGACATGTACCAGCCGAGCACGAGCGACATCGACCTCGTTCGCTTGGTGCCGGGCGAGTACATCCAAGACCAGCTGCAGGGAGAGGGCAACGACGTGACGGCAGTGCCGCAGGTCATGCCGTTCATCAAGTTCGTCGAGCACTACGACGGCGCGAAGAAGACCGGACTCATCTGCAGCGCCGGCCCGTTCGCGAACTTCAAGGACAAGCGGGAGCCGTGCCACGGCTGCGACATCTTCTGGGAAACGGCGGTGCGCACTCCCGAAGGGCGTCTCCAGTCCCCGCGCATGAGCCGCCAGAACAAGTACGCCTTCAGCGTCTTTGACTACGGCGTCTACCACAAGATGGAGCAGTACGACCGTGACGGCCGCGTCAAGATCAACCAGGTCACGAAGGAGCCGTATTTCAACTGGGTGAAGTGCCAAGGCCAGGGCTGCGATGCGTGCCGTGCGCGCAAGGAAGCCAAAACCGGAGACATGCGCCACTGGCCGATGAGCTACACGCAGCTCCAGGTTCTCCGCAGCGCCGAGACGGACATCGGAAAGTCGTGCGCCGCGTGCGGTACGGCCGACAGCATCATCAGCCACGGCTGGATGTGCGCGTCGTGCGGTGAGTGCGCTATCGACATGGAGAGCACGCAGCTGAAGAAGGACGAAATCCTTCGCACTACGGACAACGAGTACCACTGCCCCTGCTGCAACTACCGTGGGTTTCTGGTCGAGGTTTTCGAGTGCCGCGTCTGCTCGCAGCGCGGTCAGACGGGCGTGCGCGCGTCGCTCTTCGACGTCGACCTGCGCGTCAAGCTGATCGAGACCCCAGGCCAGAAGGGCAAGGTGCTCCAAATCATGGGCTGGTCGTCTCCGCACCCGGTCGACACCCAGTACACGTCGCTCGTGAAGCCGGTCGACCTCGTGGCGCGCTACGCGCCGGATTCGATGGAACGCCAGGCGGCCAAGCTCGGCATCACCAACTTGCCGGGACCGCGCCGTGAACCGCAGACGAGTCCAAACCCGTCTGTGCCCTACGGCAACCGCTAGTCAACGTGTAAGCGCCGCCGGTCTGTACAACCGGCGGCGTTTGCCTTTTCAGAGGACCTATGGGCTGGAATATCCGACTTCCGGATGCCGAGTGGTACGACCTCGGTGATCCGCGCCTTCCTGCACTCATCGACGAAGTCTGCGACCAAGACGTCGTCGCTATCGACACCGAGACCACAGGTCTCAAAATCTGGTTCGACAAGGTGCTGTTCTGGTCTCTTGCTTGGGGACCGCACCGCCGTGTGTGCATGCCCGCGCGCACCCTACCATTGTTCCAAGACGCGTTCGCCGATGCGGGGAAGCGTTGGGTATTCGCGAACGCGAAGTACGACCTGCACATGCTCGCCAACTCTGGCGTGAACATCACGGGCGACGCGGTGGACACCGCCGTGATGCACGCGTTGCTCTACGAAGAAGAGAGCCACGCTCTCAAGGACATGGCGAAGCAGGTTCTCGGCTGGCGTTGGACCGACTTCTTCGACACGTTCCAGGCGCAGAACGTCGACGACCTGTCGAAGTCGCCGAAGCGATTGCCAAGCGGGCTGTTCGTTCAGCCCACGCGCAAGGAAACCATCGAGGAGATGCTTCTGCGCTGCGCGCACGAAGACCTCCCACGCCTCGTCGACTACGCCTCCAACGACGCCTACGGCACGCTCCGGCTGTACGAGAAGCTACGGCAAGAGCTGCAAGACACGGCGATTTACTCGCTGTACCCGGACTGGCTTCCCGACATGGAAGCTCTGTTCTTCAAAACCGAGGTTCCGTTCACCCGCGTCCTCTGGGAGTGCGAGCGCAACGGCGTCTTCGTGAACCAAGAGTACCTACAACAACTGCGCGGTCCGATGTGGGCCGAGCACGAACAACTCAGCCGCGAAGCAGCTCGTCTCTGGCATGCCGCCGGATTCACCGAGGCGTTCAACCCGAACTCCACCGACCAGCTTCGTCGCTACTTCTTCGAGCATCTGCACCTCAAGCCGCTGATGTTCACCAAGGGTGGCAAGAGCGGTGTTCGGACTCCCTCCGTGGATAAGGGATTCCTGGAGCGCTACGAGCACGAAAGCCCCATGGCGGCGCACCTGCTTCGTGACCGAAAGCTGACCAAGCTCATCGGCACGTACATCGACGGCGCCAACGAACACATCGACCCGAACGGGCGAATCCACACGCGGTTCAACCAAGACGTAGCGCGGACGGGCCGCCTCTCATCAAGCAGCCCCAACTTGCAGAACATCCCCACGCCTGAGAAGGATAAGTTTCAACTGCGCGGTGCGTTCCAAGCGACACCCAACTCGGGCAACACGCTGATCGTCGGCGACTACTCGCAGCTCGAAATGCGGTTGCTGGCGTGCGCTACCGTCACGCAGGCCAATCCCCGAGGCGCCGAGGAGATGATTCAAATCTTCCTCGACGGCAAGGACATCCACATGGGCAACGCCGCGATGGTCTTCGGCCCCATGGTCAAGCGCCAATATGGATGGGACCTGACCTACGACTTCATCAAGGAGGCCAAGAAGGTCGACGGCAAGGTGAAGTCGGGCGAACTTCCTGAGAGCGCGCTCACCGACCAGCACCGCCTCGCTCTCGAAAAGCGAGTCCACATCAAGTCCGTAGGCTTCGGCCTGAACTACGGCATGAAGGAAAACAAGCTCGCTCGGCAGCTCGGCATCACGAAGGAAGAAGCGGCCAGCATCATCGAGGCGTACCTCGGAACCTACCCGGCGGTGAACGACTTCTACGCGGCGGCTATCGAAGAGACTCAAACTACTGGGTTTTCCTTCACCCTGCTCGGACGCCGCCGGTTTCACCCCGGCATCGCAAGCCCGAACGCCCTCGACCGCTGGAGCGAGGAGCGCAAGGCCGTGAACAATCAGATCCAGGGAACGGCTGCCGACGCTGTTCGTCTGGCGATGATTCGCATCGCGCAAGCGCGCCTCGACCGCAAGTACGGCTGCAAGATGCTGTTGCAGGTACACGACGAGTTGATGTTCGAGTGCCCGCAGGAAACTGCGGAGGAAGCTCGGGCTGAGATTCAACGCATCATGGAGCACCCGTTCCCGACCGACCTCGCCGTTCCGCTCGATGTAAGCATCGGCATCGGCCCGTCCTGGAACAAAGCAAAATGACCGACGCCGCCGTCAAGAAAATACACATCGACGAAGAGGTGGCCGACATCCTTGGAAAGAAACCCCGAGAGGTGTCGGTCATCACAACCGCTTTTTTCGACGAGGTCGTTCGCGCCCTCGCCGATAAAGGTAGCGTTCACATCCCGCAGCTGGGCACGCTCAAAGTCGTTGCCCGGCACGGCGTGGTCACCCCACGAACACAGCTCACGTCCTTTGACGGGAAAAAGCGCGTCGTTCGCGTCCCGCTAAAGTACTACGTCACGCTGAGTAAATCGGCGAAACTACGGAGTGCGCTAAATCGTTGGTGCACTCCCCCTCGAAAGGAAACGGTCATGGAGAAGTACGGTGTCGATGAGTCCGCCGACGAGCGGCTGGAAAAGCAAGCGTCGGACGGCTGCCCCAAGTGCGGCAAGAAACCGCTCGTGCACGGTCGCGTGCTGATGTGTCCGACCCACGGGTCGGAGCCGTTCGAGACGAAGAAGTAGTTTTCTCCCCAACCCCAGGAGCCATACCAACATGCCGCGCACTCCGGTCAACGAACTCAACAAGAAGCTCGCCCAACTCGAAGCCAAGCTCAATCGCAGCCCTGAAGCCAAGGGCGCGAAGGTGATGACGGACATCGACCAATCGCCAAACACTTACTTCCTGCGTCGCCCCTCCGGCATCATGCCGCTCGACCTCGACACGGGTGGCGGCTTGCCCGCCGGAGGGCTGACGTACCTGTCCGGACCGGACGGCGCGGGTAAGACGTTCCTGCTCTACAAGTACATCGCGATGAACCAGAAGCTCTACGGAGAGCGTTCTGCCGTCGCGCTCGCCGTCAGCGAGGCGGCTCCCGACCACTTCTTCATGCGGAAGTGCGGGGTGCAGATTGCGATCCCGGAAACGATGCTGGAGGAGCGCATCAACGAGCGGAAGGAGCGTGGGCTCCCGAGCTTCACCAAGGAACAGCTTCGGGAGTTCCGGTCGAAGACGGTCGGCACCGTCAAGCTCCTGCGTGGTGCTCATGGCGAGGAGCTGCTCGGAGCCGTGCTGGAGTGCTTCGACGCCGGCATCTTCGACATCATCGCTCTCGACTCGGTGTCGGCTGTGCTGCCTGAAGCCGATGCGGGCAAGGACCTGGATGAGCCCGGAAAGCGCGCCGCCGCGGCAGGCATGCTGACGAAGTTCTTCCAGCACTACCTCAACGGGACGACCGGCTACTACGGCCTGAACCCGACGACGGTCATCTTCACGTCGCAGGTCCGGTCGAACAGCAAGAAGGCCGAAGCCCCGGCCCACATCCAGAAGTACCTGCCCGACTACGCTCCGCAAGGCGCGTGGGCGGCGAAGCACGGCAAGCTCATCGACATCCTCGTCAAAGGCGGCGCCAAGGAGAAGGAAGAGGTCAAGGTTGCCCCCAGCAGCCTTGGAGAGCTTGCGGCGCAGCAACGCAACAAGCGCGTTCAGGTCGGCAAGACCGTTCAGTACGAAGTGCTGAAGGGTAAGGCGGGCGTTCACGAGGGCATCACGGGGGAGTTCGAGTTCCACTTCCCCGCCAGCGCCACCGAGATGAACGACCCCTCGAAGCTGCTGACGGAGGACCAGCGCATGGTGCTCGTCTCCGCTATGCAGCGCGGCATCCTCTTCGAGCGCGAGGGCTTGGTGACGGTCTACGACCTCGCTACGCAGCAGCCTTACCCGAACCTGAAGGACATCGCCGGTATCAACCGGCTGGTCGACATGATGCGCGCCGACTTCGAGTTGGAACTCATGCTCCGCCGCGCGGTACTCAGCGCCGCGGCAATCGAATGCGCGTATCGCTGAGTGTTGAGGCTCGGCTCGGGACCTGCGCCAAGTGCGCGGGTTCCGGGCCGGTCATCCCCTTCACACTCATCGCAGACGACCAAGCAGGAGAGGCCGAAGCGCTCTGCGCCGCGTGCCTCTTCACGCCGAATGGTCTGCGTGTCGACGTGCCCATGGAACCGCTCGTTTCGGGACCGGTCAGTCGACGGAAGGGCCTGCGTAAGGCCAAGAAGACCTCACAACGCCAAGAGGTCGACATCGCCGAAGAACTCGGTGGACGCACGCAACCCGGCTCCGGGAACCAACCCGGAGCCAAGGGCGACATCCGGAAAAAGGGAGAGCTTCGAGTCGAAGCGAAGTTCACCTCCGCCAACTCCTTCAGCCTCAAGCTCGACGAACTCTACAAAATCGCCGGAGAGTGTGGAGTCGGTGAGAAGCCCGTCTTTGTCATCGACTTCCTCGAACCGGGTACAAGAAAACCGAAGGACCGCTTTGCGGTCATCCACTTCCACGACCTGAAGGAGCTACTAAATGCCGCTGGCGAGCATCGCTGATCTAAACGGACCGACCGAAGAAGTCATTCGCTGCGTGGAAATGGCGAAGGAACTGTCCAGCCTCTACGACGACTACATCGTCCTCGACCAAGACGACGGCGGACACCGGGCTCCTGGCATCCATGCCTCCGAGCTTTACCCCTGCCTTCGCAAGTCCGTGTACTCCGTGCTCGGGACGCCGAAGAAGCCGCACGTAGCCAAGTTCTGGAAGCAGCGCTTCAAGGTCGGAACGGCCGTGCACACGATGATGCAGGAAGACTTCCACAAAATGGCGAAGCGCTCTCAACAGGGCAAAGCCATGCGGGTCGCGGAAGACGCGGCAAACAAGATGAACTGCATCCTGGAGTTTGAGGATGAGGTTCGAGTTCACCCGAGCAAGCAAGCGATTGCAGCACGCTACAAGCTGCACTCTAGCTGCGATGGTGTGTTCACCTTCCGTGACAAGACCACGAACGAAGTGGTTCTGCGTGTGGGCCTCGAAATCAAGACGGAGGCCCCTGACGGCTACGAAAAGCTGAAGGAGCCGAAGAAGGAGCACGTCCGGCAGGCGCACATCTACATGGCTTGCCTGGACCTACCCCTCATGTGGTTCCTCTACATGAACAAGGGAAACCAGAACAACACGGGCTCTGCCGCCCCGTGGCTTGTCACTTGGCAGCCGCAGGTGTGGGCTGAACTGGAGGAGCGCTGCAAGACCGTCCTCGACTTCGCGGAACGGAACGAGCTTCCCGACCGCACCGAGACGATGGTCTGCGAGTTCTGCCCATGGAGCTACACCTGCCAGCCAAGCAACATGACACGAGCGTTCCAGCGCCCAAACAACCGTCGCGAATCCATCCGCAAACCAGGAACCTGACATGCGCAACCCACACATCGGGGGACTTTCGCTCCCCAAAGACATCGGCATCTCCGCCAGCACTGCGCAAGCTATCGAAAGCCAGTGGAGCACGATCTCGGACGTGGACGCACAACTGGCAAAGCAAGGTATCCACGCAAACCAGGAGCCGGATGTCGAGTGCCCTGACGTCACGGCCGAAGCGCTACTCACGCCGGACGTGGCAGCCTACACGCGCGTCTTCTCCGCCCAGCTGCGCTGGTACAACTACGTCACCCGTCTCCTGGCGGACGTGCGCGCTCTGCTGCTGCAAGTCGACAACGAGATGGACGACATCGCCGCGGCGAAGCGCACACACTTCCGGCAGCTCAACGAGGGACGTACCAAGACCGACCGCATGAGCGTCGGCGAGATGGACGACCTCATCCTTCAAGACCCGCACTACCGCGACTTGAAGCTGCAGCGGCAAAAGCTGGAGCAGCAGCGCATGAAGCTCGACGCCTGGGAGTCGACGCTCGACAAGAACCTCAAGACGGTCTCTCGCCAAATCGAGAACCGCAAGGCCGAGGTTACGGGCGGCAGCCGCGAGAACAACATGCCCGGCCACGCCGCCGGTCGGTGGGAGCAGCGGTTCGCTCGATGATTCGACTGGAACTGCCGTGGTTGCCCCCCAGCACCAACCACGCCTACATCAACAACGGATTCGGGGGACGCTCGCTTTCAAAAGAAGGGCGGGCGTTCCTCACCAAGACCAAGGCGCATTTTGCACAGCGCTACCCGCGCGAGATGACTGTCTTTCGACCGGACAAGCCGTACCTGATTGTCATCCGCTTCTTCTTCGAGGACATCGAGACGAAGGGGTTCCGGACAGGAAAAGCAAAGAACCGGTATAAGACGTTTGACGGCGGCAACCGCACCAAGCTGCTCGAAGACGCACTCAAAGACGCGGGCGGCATCGACGACTCGCAGACCATGACGTCCGTCTGGCAGAAGGTGCAGGGGCGGCCTGAGCGCACGGTCCTCTGGGCATGGAGCTTGGAGGAAGAAGGAACCCCATTCGATGAGCTACTCCAGCAGCTCACCTGACGAGTATCGAGCACTATTCGAGGCCTGCAACCGAACGGAGCTGTATCAAATCGCCCGGGCCGCAGGGTTTCCTGTTCCGCCCGGGAGCACCCGAAGCGAACTCATCTCCATCATCATCTACGAGAAGGAATGCCTCAACGTCCCGCCCGACATCGACGAGTGGCGGCGCGCAATCATGCGGTTTCTCATCGACCACCGCCGGGTGCTGGAGACGCAAATCACCTGCCCCGCCAAGTCGTTTGAAGAGGACGCATGCTTCACCTGCATTGATACGCAGGTGGTTCACTGCCTGAGCAGCAACGGTACTGAGAACTTCAAACTCATCGAACTCCGAAAGAAGAAGAAGCCATGAGCGCAGAACCGAACGTCCCCGTCGCCGCAGCCCCCCGCAACATCGACGGCCTCGTCAAAATCACGCCCTTCAAGCTGCGCATCCTCGCGCAGAGCCTGGGCGGGTTGGAGAGCCCCGAGCAGAAGCATGCGTGGCACACCACGCTTTCGACCCAGGAGGCACGAGCGGGGTACGTGCTTGACCTGCTGACCGAGCATGACCGGAAGAACGGTGGGCCGCCCGCACCTCCGCCGCCGCCGGTCGTGCAGCCCATGGCCATGCCGGCACCTGCCGAAGTGGCTCCTGCCGCACTGGCTGCGGCTGCCGCGGCTGCGGTGGAAAAGCCGCGTGCCCGCCGCTCGCCGGCAACCGCTACCGCAGACGCTGCTCCGGCCGTTCCGCCTCCGCCTGCGGACCTGGGGACCGACATCCTCAACCTGCTGGCGAAGGTCGCGGCAGGAACGGAGGCCAACACGAACGCGCTCGGGGCGTTCGACCGCCGCGTGGTGAACGTGCTGAACGAGCAGGCCGAGCGCATCGCGCGGCTAGAGGCGCTCACCATGGACCTGGCGGAGAAGCTGAAGGCGTCGCAGCAGCTGCAGACGTGGACGCTGACCGCGTTCCTCACCTTCATGCAGGAGAGCATGCAGGCCAGCACGGCGGACCTCGTCTCGGCGGCTATCGCTGACTCGGCGCAGCTCGAAGCGCTGGTCAAGCAGGCCACGGGAAAAGGATAGACGCCGTACTCGATGACTGCTGGCCGGGGTGCTCCAGGGCGTTCAACGTCGACGTACTCGTCTTCGACAACTCCCTGGACACCCTGAGCGACGCATCCGTCATCGACCTCGCGCACCGAGTCGGGGTCCTGGTAGACGAAGAAGCCAGGTTCCCCGACTTGGTGCGGGTACGGCTCAAACGAAACGAGGCTCCATGAAACGCTATGTAGTTCTCGCCCTGGCCTTGGCCGGGTGCGACCATGCCCCGAAATGCCAAGAACTCGACGCGGGCGTCATGGCCTGCGCCACGGCGACCATCGTGCGGTGGGAGTACAAGACCATCGCGGTCGAGGCCCCGTTCGACCAGTACATCACGCTAGATGAGGGGCGCCTCGACGCCCTTGGAATGGAGGGCTGGGAACTGGTCTCGACGTGGGTCGAGCCGGAAAGCTCCGTGCTCGGATTCAGCGATGTCGAGTACACGACAGGTGTTGCCCCGCGGGTTCGTCCCGTGAGGGCGACGCTGCTGTTCAAGCGACCCGTGTGGTGAATGAACATGAACGCCGCCGGGATTCCGACGGCGTTCTGTTTTTTAGCCTCTAACGGCTAGTCATCGCGGTACGTGACCTTGCGCGGCGGTCGAACGAAGACCGGCACGGTGTTGCTGATGTTGCCGCGCACCTGCGGGCCGGGTGCGTTGGCCTTCAACACCAGCGGCGGTGGGACGTACGGCGGAAACGGCGCCGGGTCTGGAAGCCCGAGCCCGAAGCTGAGTGAGTTGCTTCCTAGCCCCACAAAACCAGCCCGGCCTAGAAACCCGCTTCGTACGGTCACGTTGCCGCACTCCGCCGTGCAGGAGCGCCGATACCCCCAACGATTGGCCCGCCCTGAGCGTCGCGAAGTTGCCACGTGAGGAGCGGCGTGATGCCGTCGTCATCGAAGAGAATCAGCGTACCCGGATTGCCAGGGGTCTCTTCCATGCGGTTCGTCAGCGCCTTGCGAAGCAGCACCGTATCTCCGCCGCTGCCCAGCGCCACGACCAGTAGCACGTCTTGGTCAGCACCCTTGCCGACGACCGAGTCCAGGCCGTACTCCGCCACGAACGCGTCGCCCGTGTTGGGCGTCGGCACCAGCGCGGTCATGTCCACGAGCGTCTGGTACGTCCCGCGCTCGGTCTCGCCAAGCAGTGCGTACTTCGTGGTCCAGCCGCCGGTCTTGAACTGATTGTCTGCGAAATCGAGGTAGCTATCCGGCGTCGCTGCAGACCGAAGCGCCACAACAGGCGCCTGCCCGGTCACACCGCCTACGCCCTCCTGTGTCACCGTGAGAACGAGAGGCACCGCGATGTTGGTGGCTTCTACGACGAGCGACAAACCCATGCGGACATTCAAGCACAACGCCGCCGAACCCCCAAGAGGAGTCCGGCGGCGTTGAGTCCGACTAGAGCCTAGCTCAGGCCTTACCGAAACGCTGGATCATGACGAACAGGTCGGTCGCGTTAATGGCGAAGCCGACCTGCACGACGTTGTTGCCTCCCGACGGCACCGTGGTGCCAATGCCGCCCGACGCCTGGAGGTAGTAAACGGTGCCCGCGGTCGCGCTCGAAAGAACGCCCGCGTTGTAGCCCATCGAGACGACGCGCGCGTTCCCGTTCGCGAGAACCGACGAGCTGTTGTTGAGACCACAGACGAAGCTCTTGGCGTCCGTACCGGCCTCCGCCTTGTCGAGCTTATCGTTCGTCGACGACCAGTAGACGGGGTCACCCGCGCTGAGCGCGGACGACGAGGCCGCCGTGAATACCGGACCCGACTTGTGCGAGTGCAGCGACGACGCGTCGCCCGAGGCGCCGCCCGTGAGGGTGTTGAGATTCGACGCCGTGACGTTCGTGCTGACAGCGTTGAGCGACCCGCCAATCGTGAACTGCGACGGAAGGCCGATGACGCGGAGACCGTTCGACCCAACCGCCACGGTCGGGTTGCCCGACGTGGTCGTGTCCACGCTGACCGCGAGGCCACCGCTGCCCGTCGTAAGACCGCCCGAGCTGTCGACCTTCGTGTTGAGCGTCTTGGTCGGCGAGCTGCCCGAGAGCGCGAGGCCCGCACCAATCGTCGGGAGCGAAACCTGGATGTACGTGTTCGTGCCATCCAGCGTGAGGCCGTCACCCGGATTCGCCTGGATGTCCGAGCCCGACTTCACAAGGCCATGGCTCGCCGTAATGGTGCCCGCGGTCGAGAACTGCACAAACGCGAGAGCGTCCGTGCCAATGACAGCGCTGCCCGAGTTCGTCGAGCACACCCAGCCCGAATCGGCGTACGACGTGCCCTGCTCGACAAAGCACGCCACGCCATCCGCCGTGTTGCCCGTGGCGAAGTCGTCCGGACGCGTCCAAGACCCAGACTGGACAACCCAGATGCCGTTGTTGACGTTGCTCGTTCCAATCGTCTGCTGGCTCGTGAGGAGCACGCGGTTGCCCGCAGACAGGCTGACACCGTCGATGGTCGTGGTTCCCGACAGGGAAAGCACGCGGGTCGTAGCCACGGCCGCAACCGGGGCAACCCACTTGAGGCCATTGATGGCGCTATCGACGTAGCCCTTCGTGGCCGCGTCAGTCGACGACGACGGCGTCCCAAGGCCCGTGACCTTGTAGGTGCCCATCGCAAGGTCCGCCGTGAGGGTAAGACCCGCGAGCGACGCCCCCGACTGCCCGTACGACAGCGCGTCACCGCTCGACGCGCCCGCCGCGAGGTTGACGATCTTCCCCGTCGACTGAAGGTCGAGGTTGTCCCCCGCCGCCAGCGACTCCGCAAATCCGTAAGTCGAATTGAACGCAAGAACAACGCGATTCGCCATGATGCCTCCTAGCCGGGCAACTGATGGATGAGCCCGGTCTTATCGTCGTACGCAACCTTGGACCAGTCCTCGACCCCGTACTTCTTACCCAGCTCCGCCTTGAGCGTCTCAAGAGCCCCACCGGCTTGTGACTGGAGGTGCAGGAGTTTCTTGTCTTCCTGCGCACGCTCCAGTCGACGCACCTGCAACTCCAGCTGCTTGTTGTCGTTCTGAAGCGCCAGGTTCCTTACGGACAGCTCATCAACTCGATCTTCGAGTTGGAGAATCTTGTGACGAAGGGCTTGAGAAAGAAGACGCTCCTGGGCCAGTTCAAGGCGCAGGAGGTCTTCACGAGTGAGCTTCTTTTCGGCGGGGGCCGTTGTAGTCGTAGTGCGGTCGGTCTTCATGTGTTGAGCCTCAATAGGTCTTTAGAAGGGGTCAACAGAAGCCGGCCTGAATCAAGTGCTTGTCCAAGTACTTGAATGATAACAGGCCGAACTGCTGGAAGGGAATCCACGGCAAATCCCGTTGAATCTAAGAAGTAGCGCGCATTCGGAGTGAGTCCGGCAAGCGCCACAACGCCAAGCCAAACGACAACACAATCGGTTGCCGAGCTTTTACTAAGAATCATTCCGATGGCCGGCATCTTGGCCGGGTCGGTAGGGTCTGCGCAGGCGACGACGGCGACGCCACCAACGGCGTCGCCCGCAACGCACACAAACTGATTTACTGCGTCGGTAGCCTGACAAGTAGCGGCGAAAACAAACGGGTCAATCGTCGATTCCGCCGCAACGTCAAACGTGCCCGTGAACGGGTTGAAAACGAACCGCGTCACGTTACGACCTCGTGACCGACGTCAAGTTGGAACCGCTGTACGTCAAGCTAAGCGTCGCCACCACCGTGCCTCCGGAACCACCCTGCTTGTAGACGACCGTCGTCAGGTCCGAGCCCGTGTAGTCGAGGCCGATGTAGTCGTACGACTCGGGAACAAGCTGAGATACATTTCGGACAAGCCACGGAGTGCCGCCCGGAGTTCCCTGCGCCGCGGTGACGGAGTCGGTCGCCTCATTCAAGGTCCGACCTAACGTAATCGTTGCCATCCGTACGCCCTTTACTTGGCTGCGTTGATGAGGGCCGCCGTTCCGGCAGCGGCGGCGACGGTCACCAATACACCAATCGCCACACCGAATCCGGTGGTTTTGTACCAGGGCGGGCCTTCGGCGAGTTCTTTCTGCGCCGCGTCGAGCTTCTTCTGGAGGTCGCCCGTAACCTGCGTGTACTGCGCCCTCTCCAGCTCCAGCTGCTTCTTAGCGTAGTCCAGCTCCAGCCCGTCGTACTTCTTCTGGAACTCAACGTCCGCCTGCAGTCGGAACTTGTACTGCTGGAGGTAGTTCGCCCAACGAAGGGCCGTGGGCTGGTCAAAGAGCTGCCCCGTGAATGGCGCCGGGTCGCCCTTCTTCACCACCTCGATACGGTCTTCTCCTGACGGAACAGGAACAACCGGAACGGTGTCGCCCCAAGCGCGAGAAGGCAGAAGTGTGAGGAGCACGATGAGGGCAACGGTACGCATGCGCGCAGTATGCCCGCGGTTCAGAGGCTAAGAAAAGGGATGCGTGCGCATCCCTTCTCTGATTCTCCGACGAACTCGCGAACTACTTCCCGGCCGCTTCGGCCGCGTGAAGTTCCGACTCTAGGCGGTCGAGCGTGTCCGCCAACTTCGCCCGGCTCTCACCTTCCAGCTGTCCCACCGCAAGCGCGATGATACGCGTCGCAGCGCGAAACCCTTCGGCGTAACGACGCCGACCGGCGGTCTCCACCAGAGCCAAAACCTTCTGCATCACGGGGTCTGTCGCGTCCATCGTTACTCCTTGTGCATCCAGGGCTGCGGAAAAAGGTTGGGCCAACGACGGACACACAGCCGCCGCCAAGCCCGCGCGAATCGTCGAATCTCCAGGTCGGCCACCTCGTTCTCACGCTCGCGAACGAACTTGGCGATGGCCGCAGGGTTGGTCGTCCAGAGGAACGAGGTCTCGGCCTGATGCGGAAGAAAGCTCGAAGCGGCTTCGTAGATGCGCTTCCGCTCCATGCCCTTCGGGGCGCTGCCGTTTTGCTCCGTGTAGAAGCGCGTGTCGTCGAGCACCGCGTTGAGGTACGCCTCGTAACTCGTCTCCATCGCCTGCCGGAACCGCGCCTGCAGCAGCGGGCTGTCGGCGTAGCGCAGGGGCTCGACGAAGTAGCCGTAGTGATGCGTGAACCGCGTCGACTCCTGACTGGGGTTGCCCTCTTCGTCGCGGTCGGCTCCGACGTAGTTTCGGATGATTTCGTGGCTCACACGCCGTGACACGCCCGCGAAGAAGAAGGTCATCTTCGCGTGGTAGAGAATGCTGGCGTGGGCGACGTCGCCTTCTTGCGTGTGGCGGATGTACTCCGCGTTGCTCTTCCGCCCCGCCTTCACGCCGAAGCTGTCGTAGCACTTGCGCCCAGCCAGCTCGACGAGCAGCTCGTTGGCCGTCAACTCGCGGTTCGTGTCCGCATCGACGCCCTCGTGTGGAAAGAGTGCCAGCCACCGAGGCGGGGCGAGCGGGTTCTCATCAAAAGGCGGTAGGCACTCAGGGCGATGCGACTGCACCCACTCCATCATGTCCTCGACGCCCAACGTCGAGAGCTGCATCTCGGCGATGGGAATGATGGTGGGATCGCCCCGAAGAATCGTGACGTTACTCATGGAACCTCCGTGCGCGACAATCCGCGCATAGGCCTTATCCCGCGTCGAGCGCTATTTTTAGGCCGTGGGATAACGGAGGTACGTCAACACTCCGCCGCAGTTGAGCAGCGGTGCAAACAACGGATTCTGCGCAGCGTCGACAAACGGCACCGTGTCGTCGTTGATGGTGACGTTGGCCGCAATCAGGCGGATTCCGTGCGAGTAATCTGCGTACGTAATCTCGTGCGTAAGGTGCGTCGTCGGCATCGGGTTGAGCGACTGAATGGGAGCACCCGTCAGTTTATGCCAGCCGTAGATGGCGACGCGATTGTCTTTGAACTCCGGACGCGAGAGCGTGTTCGCAAGAACAACGTCTTTCTTGTGCCCCGCGATGAGACCCGTACGACTCGCGCGAAGATGTTCGACCTTGTCGTTCTGGTCCACGAACCAGCGCGTTGACGTCATCTCGGAGCACGGGGGCATCGTGGTCCGAAGTGCATCAATCCGAACGTCCGCTTGCCGCCAGATGGCATCCGACAGCGCCTGCGTAATCAACGAGGCGCCAAACAGGTCCGCCACCCGTTGCGCCGTCTTCGGGTTCATCGGGACGCGAACAAAGTCGTCGTCCATCCCCACGCACAGCACATCCGGCAAGACCTCTACCGTGATGCTGATGGAGCTGGCGGACAGCACAATCGTCCGCGACGCACGAAGGAAGTCCGGGATGTTGCCCGTGCTGAGTTGCTGAAAGATAGCTTCCTCGCGGTCGGGACCGAGAGGAACGTCCATGACCTGCGCAGCAAACTGGCTGCCCGTCAGGGCGTCGTCTGCCCGTGCCGGGATCGTGAACGTCGGAGCATCTTTCTCGTTCGACATCTCAGGGCTCCCGCACCGCGTTTCCCGTCTTCTTGAGATACTCGTTCGTCGCGTCCGGGTCATCCTCAAGCCGCGGAGTGTCTTGCTTCTGCTGCTCCACCACCGCTGCCACGCTCTGCGCGTGGTTCTCTGCTGCCGCCTGTTGCCCCGCCTGCTTATCCCCAAGCGCGGCCTGTTCGGCTGCGCCCGTGGCGTTCTCAATCGTCGTTTTCTCTGGGTTGTCGCCCTGAACGACGACAGGGCGTTTCTTGACCAGCAGGCCAAGAAGGAACCCACCAACGACCGCAGCGCCCGCTGCCAACCAGCGCCACCACTTCTTCAGCCACTCCGACACGACAAGCCAGGTCATGGCGCACGCTCCTCGGCCTCAACCGGCTTTTCTTCCTTTACCGGAGCGTCATCCGGAAAGGGAATGTTCCACCGTTTCTGCACGAGGGCCTTCACCACATGGTAGCCCCACGTCGCGAACCACCCCACCGAAAGGCCGTAAAGACCACGGGACACGCGGCTTCCGATGACTACGTCCGGATACGCGAACAGCGCCGGAGGACAGAGGAGGCAGAACGCCAACCCCAACGCCGGGGGCAGCGTAGGAAGGACGAACTCCTCCCACACCCGCTGACCCCGGGTAAGCGGCGTCTTGTCTCCAAGGTCCGGACGAAGCGCTTCTACCAGACGACGCAGTGCGAACGCCGTGATGTAGATGCCCAGCACCAAGAACGCCGTAGAAAGCGTGAGTACGTCGTCTAGGCGGTTCATGGTCAGTTCTTAGGCAAGAGGGGCTCAGTGAGATCCGGAACAGAAATGTGCGTAAGCGTGTAGGTCGTCAGGTAATCCGTCATAAGGCCGACACCTGAGTAGAGACAGGTAAAGGTGCAAATCAACGTGTTCCCAATCCCTTGCGGGACTGCAGGGTCCCCAAGCACCGCAATGCGGAACACCGTACCACCAATGGTCTCTGTGCGGCTGGATACCGTCACAACATCTGCCACGGAAATCGGCTGTGTGACTTCACAGAGCAGCAGGGTAAACTGCTGCCCAACCTCGGCCTTTCTCGGAAGTTTGACCCGTGTCAGACCAATCAAACCGCCGCCGCCGTCGTACGCCTTAACCATACACGCGCCATAGCGCGGGCGAGAGTTAAGAATTGAGTCTCCATCCTGCTCCGTGCTGAAGTCGGCGGTGACGAAAATTTCAGGACCACCCAGCCCGTTTGCGGTGATGGTTTGAACACTCGGGAGCGACGTCAAGACGCTACCGGTTATGTGACCATCGCCGTAAATGAACCCAGAGTTAGCGACCGCACCACTTCCCTTGTGGGAGAAATTGATGCTGGTAACTTCCAGGCTGTTTGTCGCGGTCGGAGCGGCCCCTGTCGGGAATGTGAAAGACGTAGCGCCGACCGTAGGCGCATCAACTTTCAATGCTGTGACGTCGTTTG